CCCGCCGTGCAGAATCCGAGGAGGGTGATAGCCGACTAGGTAGGATTTTTCCTCGGTCACGCACGGTTTCGGGTGCCGTCATAAAACCCACTCCGCTTTTTCTTTTTTACAATCGGAGCAAATCATCAATTTCGACTTCCGTAGGTAACTGCCAACTGCTTTAGTGAATCTATTTTGTAATAATTGATAGTTCCATGAAGGGTGAATCGCTTACCGCATTTATCACAATGTGCAAAGACTACTACTTCATTCTCGCTATGTCCTTTCCATAGTGGGCGATCTAAATCATATTCATCGCTACCACAGTAGGGGCAGGTTATTTCTAATTCCGCGAATAGCATAACATCATCCCATAAAGCTTGTTGCTACTCTAACAAATCTGATACCATCCATCAAATATGTCCGTATAACAGGCTTCATTCCTGATGGCTGAATTACTACCGTAACATAAGCTCTCCGAGGAACCCTTCTCACTCCCACACAAGTTCTGAAGTGTTCACTTCCATCTACTCTGGTTCTATGATATGCCTTGAGTTGTCCATTAATATAGACTTTGATGAATACATAACGGAGACGCCTTGTATTAGAATCAATTTGCCCATCAACGAGAACATATAGCCTACGATTTTGTCGGAATAAATAGATGTGGAAATATACAAGTCTTCCACTAGAGAAGGCTATGGGCAAAAACGTTCCCAACAAGCACAGACTCAATAAAATTAGAGCTGATGTTTTCTTTATTTTTTGTGAAATCATCTTCCTTCCTCCATTAAACAAGTTCCCCCGTCATTTAGGTGGCACTTTCTGGGACACGTCTCAAAGTCAAATCCCCAAATCATACAGGTTTTCAACTCGTATTATCCTCCGCCCCCAAATATTTAAACTTATCGGTCATAAAAAACGATGACACTAAAGCTAAATCGAATTGAACCACTTGGTCCACTCCTCCTTTTTCCATTCAAGCCATGAATCTAAATGAGAAATGGTGGCTCTTTTCTCCCTCTCATAAACCCAAACTGGTTTTGCCTGTTCCACAATCCATAGCCAAAATCCGTTCCAGTCAAATTTTTTCTTCTCCCCCTCCTTATGCTCCCTCAGTTTATTAAAGGATTTTACCCAATCGTAATGAACTATTGTCTGGGGACGCTTGGATTCTACAATTGAATAGGCTCTATTTAATGAGATATTATGCTTTAAATGAAGATAGATTGCCGCGAGGAATGGTGAACGATCCATACCTCCAAGACAGTGAAGTAGAATTCTATTTTTAAGCGTAGCAGACACTATCAATTTTCCCGTCTCTCTTAAAATTCTCATTACGGCATCCCACGTTCCACGATAGAAGGGTCTAACATCAATTACCAAATTAATTTTCTCCTTCCTCAAGAGTTCGGCGTTTTTTGCATCTACAAGATTCCCAACAGCAACTCTCTCATCTATCCAGTTCAAAAAATCACATCCTATTTCTTTCTAATAAAAAGACACTCTGTATTTTTTACTATTGATTTTTGATCTATCGTAGTAGTTTTCTTTGCCGACCATATCTTGACAAAATCGCGCGGGGCTGAATATTCTGAAATTAATACAGTATTATTTTCACTCCAACTCCGCATTATATCCCAGAATTTTTTATGATCGAATGCTGGGAGATGAGAGTATCCCTCGACATTCTTATAGGGCGGATCACAATAAATTAACATATTCTGTGGAAACCAATTAGTATAATCCGTTTTAATAAATATTGCTCCTATAAGTTTTGATGCCTGTCTTAAAGCATTTCTATAAGCTTCATTAGAAAAATCTCTTCCCTCCCCTCTAGCATATCCTCCCCATTTTTTGCCCCCATACGAGCAACCATAAGCTACAAATCCTCTCAGAGCTGGAGATACGTTCATCCCATTTTTTATTTTATTATAAGTTTCTTCTGAAATATGACTTGGAGGTATCCAACCGTCCCGTAAACCGACCAAAAAAGATATTATGTCTTCATCCAAATCCGATCCAATTCTAGGATTTCTCATATTTTCAAATACACTTCCTGCTCCTACAAATGGTTCAAGATATATTTGCTTTGGTTCTCTATACTGCTTTAAAATGTTTGAGATTCTTTTTCCAAATCTAACTTTTCCGCCCAGATATCTCATCTACAACCCCCCAGGAACATATATCACTATACGGACAAGCAACGTGATATTTACACGGAACTTCAATTATATCCATTATAACATTACACCAAGGATATTTATCTTTTATTTCGTTCTCTCTAAATTTTTGCTTTATTATAACATCATATAAAACTACAGAACCAGCACAAGCAACATTCAAACATCTGACTTCCCCTTGCATAGGCATCATAACTTTTCTAGTAATTTTTAAAATTTCCTTTGGAATGCCCGAATCTTCCGCTCCTAATATTATTAGAGGTTCTTTGCCCCATACAAAATTTTCCAATGATTCCGCATCATCATCCAATTCTACTGAGACCGCATTTTGTCCTTTAATCATTTCCTTTAATTTTTCTATTGTTATAATTTTCAACTTTTGATAGGGTTCTTTTTCCAAATACATTTTCTTCTTGATATCCTTGGGAATGACATAATCGTTATCAGGTATTATGAAAAATTTGTCAATTCCAAAGCCTTCAGCAGTTCTAAATAATGCCCAAATATTCCTCCAATATTTCACATTAACCATCGCTACAGACGCCATTTTCTCACTTTCTATGTTTTTATTCAACATAATCATCATAAATTGTTATTCTCCAATTTCGTCTTTCCACGTCAGGCGTGCCTTTATGGTCTTTCATTGCGTTTGGAATTGGGGCTTCTACGATAACACTACCTTCTCCTTTTTCGTCAATAAATGTTAATAATTCATCCAGACTTTCGATTTCTATTTCGTTCCGAGATCTCCAATTACTAGCGCGCCTTACATAAAACTTCATTTTATTCATTATCACCTCCTAATTTTTTATCCCTCAATCGGATAATATCGAACTTCAACCTCGTCTATTCTGACAAGTTGAAAGTTTGGATATTTTGGATACATTCTTTCCCTGACGATTCTTGCCATCGACCTCAATCCTCCAATTCCCCACATTTCAAATTCCAGTATTTTTCCAGAGTAGATATTTCTCATTTTAATGAGATATTTTTTGAACTCTATCCAACTACATCCAAAATCTGATGGATATTTTGATTCATACATATCATCACTCTTGTGATTAGATTATAACTTCTAACAAATCCTCCTCGGGCATTATTCCAATCAATTTGTCTCTTTCGTCCGATTTTGGAAGCATTTTAACTTGAAGTAAAATTCTACACGATCTCCATCTTTTTCCTCTCACTTTTTTCATCAAAAGTTTAAAGTGTTCCCAAAACAAATCTTTGACATATTTTTCTGTATCCATACTAATTAAAGCCAATTTTGATAATTCTAATACAGTACCATACGACGATATTTCTTTCTCCAATTTTCTCTTCTCTATTCTCCTTTCCAGTCTCATCATCGTCGCCTCATCATCTCTTCAATCCAAAGAAGTCTCCTATCGAAATCTTGTAACATTTCAATAATAATTTTCATCTTCTCTTCTACATCCATCATCTATATAGCACAACTCCGTTATTTATTCCTCGATTTGAAGTATTTCCAAACCTCTTTGGCTGAATAATAAGGTTTATATGGTATCTTATAAATATTTGGAAGAACAGGATGCCGAATTGAATTATTAGTTTTTCTATTTGTCAAAACAAAACTAACCGCTCGCATTTTGGGAAAATCTGGAGGAACTTTGCCCTCGTCTCCCTCTCTTCTCAAATTTATTCGCCCATGCTTAATTTAGAAATCAATTTTTTACTTGTCAGAAGACTCCACGCTATTGATATCGTCATAGCTATTATGAAGAATATCGTGTTATATTTCCAGAGCCAATCGTTCATATATGTCGTTCCCTCAACAAGTCCGTAGGCAAATTGAACCCATCCAAAGACTCTCCAAATTATTCTATCCTCATCGTCTTCTTCAAAATACCAAAGAAAAAGACAAAGAAGGGCTGACAACAATCCTCCAGCATAAGCAACTATTATCATAGAAAAGTAAGGAACTGTTAAAGTTGGAACAGTATATAATGCCTCCCAGCTAGCCATAATATGTCCCTGTCCACCCAATAATATGAGTGTGAAAAGATGTGCAAATTCGTGAACACAACTGATCAAAATTAATTTCAAGAACAGACTTATTACAAAATCTCTATATTCTAACATTATTTCTCCTCCTCAACTTTAATACACATTTTTCACAAACGGGCAAATAGTCGGGAACATATTTTCTAAATCCTCTAGTCAACAAATATTTTATATGTCTTCCGATCCACTCAAAATATGTCTCATTATTGTATTCTCTTATTGCATATTTTTGATTGTATATTTTACTTCCACAAAGAATACATCTCATTTAAGTTTCCTCTTTAATCTTCTATTTTAGAATCTTTAAATGAACGAGATTGAGATTGAATCTTCTTGCCCAATATTGGATAACTTCTTTTAATTGATTTAATTCAATTTCTGTCGGTTCATATGTTAGTAACAACTCTAGTTCATATTTTTTCATTTCTTTCTCACCTATATCTTTGGCTTCGAACAACCAAAAGACTTCCTAAGAATCTCAACCAAACTCATCAAAGTCTTAACAAGATGCTCTAAGTTCACTTTTTTACTGTCAACGATAATAAAAAATTCCCCCGAATCTGTTAATCTAGCTATTTCTAAGTTCTGTGCTGTTTCATTATCTCTCATGTAGAATACAACATCCATAGATGCTGGAGTTGCAGAAAAACACGTTTCATTTGCTTCAGTTTGTTTCTTTTCGACTCTTCGATCTTTCATTCTTCTTTCCACCTGTGTCCACATTCCAAACATATATAATAATTGTATTCTTCTCTGATTCTGTATCCCCCACAACTTGGGCATTTTATTAAAGTTTGCATTATTTCTTTCTACCTCTTAATTTGAATTTGTATGTTACCAAGTTTTTCTAAACAATTAGAAACATAAAACATTTTTAAAGATTCTCTAATTAAATCTTCTTTACATTTTTCACAGAGTGAGACACGATAAAAATTATACCATGTTACATCATATTTAGGTACTTTACATCTAATGCAGGTAAAATATTTAGTTAATAAATTTGAAATTTTATTTTTATTTTTCATAATCATTCGTAAAGCGTTTCTCAACAAATCTAAACTTTCATAGTTCTCTGAAAAATAAATTCCTGGCGGATACGTATTTGCTTCAAAATTTTCATCTAGATTTAAGTCTTTTAAAACTTGCCACATAATTTTTGAATTTTCTGATGAGAGAGAAATAACATATTTGGAATTATATAAATAATGTAAATGAATGCTCCATCTAATTCCTCCCCCCGAAGAGAATATTCTGCCTCGCCTCAAGTGTCCCAATTCTTCATATATCACTCTGTTAATTTCAAAATCTAAGCACTGACCATTCATATATTTGAAACATTTTTCTTTTTTACAATCATTTCCATTAATGGGACATTTATTGGTAAAAGGATAGTATTTTATGGCAACTGTTGCAGATATATACTCCGAAGCGTTTGAATTTGATATAGTTAATGAACGAATATATTCCTCAAATTCTTGCATTTTAGTTCCCCTGTAAAGGTTCGTAATACGCTTTAAATCTTTATATTTTTTAATTTTTCTTGTTACCATTATTTCATTCTCCCGCCAAACTTAAATAGAAAATATAAACCGAAAAGATAAATCCTACACACAATATACCTACAAAAAAATAAAGCAAAATAGCTCCTACCGCTAATAACCAGACATTTTGATTTATAGCTCCTTGAAGGAGGAGATCAATTATTTTCCAGATTAAAAGTCCGCTTACTATCATACCTCCTGCTCCACCCAATATTGTAAATGTTCTAATAAACATATTTTTCCAATTCATCATAACTTCCTCCTCCTAGTTGGAGATATGGGGATAAAAACTATTGGAACCATTCTCCTTCCAACTTTACGGAGAGCGTTCGTCCACTTCCCCCTCCATCTCCCCTTTTTATCCAACACTTTTTCTAGCAATCTTCTCCTCTCCCATTGCATTCCATATCTCCAGAACGGGTCATTAACCCATTTATATTTTCTCATCCCGCCCCCATCTAAAACATTCTCTCGTAGTATATATAGATTTTGGTGTTATCATTTGTTGTTTCTAAACCTATAATTTTCATTTCATTTTGCCTCCTATATTTGAATTCTCTCCGCCTCAATTTTCAATTTTGGATCGTGCTTTGTCTTTATTTTTGGAGAGAAATAAATAATATCTAAAACGTCGTGTTTGATTGTCAATAAATCAGATATATGACTGTCTCTCGTAACAATTAATGAAGAAGACTTTAATTCCTCGACTCTGTTATTTATCTTTCTAACAATTTCCCATAGCAATTTTCTTTCCTCTTTCATTTCTCCCCACTCTGTGATGGTCGAAAGTTGCTACATATTTTTCAGCTCTTTCCCTTCTAAGTTGATGGGCGATATCCCAAGCTTCTTGTGAAAAACGAACCTCATGTGTGTTTATTCCTGTGCCTCTTTTTATGCCCTTTTTTGTGTCTCCTCTTATTTCAGACCAACGCCGTCTAAAGAACACAATCAATCCGAGAGATTCAAGATGTTTGATGGCTTCAAAATCTTCTTTGTTCATACGAGCCGATTGAACTCTCCCTCGATGATCTACCAGACAAGTTTCCAAATAGAGGAGGAGAGATTTTTCAGTTTTTGTTAAATCTTCACATTTAATCATTATTAACGCCCATTAAGTATCATCGGAGCCAACCAAAATTCCATCTGTATGTCTTCCCTCTCACCAATAATATGAAGTGGCATATTTTCGCTATATTTAAATGTTAAAGTATCAAAATATTTCTTTGCTCTTTTAAGGAAGGAAAGAATGTACGATGGAGCATAACTGCTCAATATTTTTGATTCTCTCTCGAAAATATCTGCCGATATAAGAGGATTATATTCAGTAGTATATCCCTCTAATGGTTCAAATATTTCTTCTATCTTAATTGGATTCCAACTATCTCCCGTCTCCCAAGCAATTTTAACTCTGCTTTTTTCGCGGTGAGAATGTTCTGGAATATATTTTTCTACTATCATTTTTATATTATTCGTATCTTCATTTGCATATTTGAAAACTTTTAATATCGCCTCAGTAAGAATGTCAAATTTTGTAGTATAATTTAACTTGGGCGCGGGAATTTCTTGAGCGTCTGCGCGACGAGGTTCTAGTTTAAACCAAGAGGACAAACCTCTTTTACTTTTAAATATAATTTTTTCATCATCATCATAAGAAATTGATACTGGATATAATAATGGCAATTTATAATGTGTATCAAATTCTTTAATGGTATATTCTCCATCAGGAATTAATTTAGAGTTTGGAAATGAAAAAGAGTATAAAGATACGTGATCGGGGGTCATCCCCTCAATTTTAACTCGCTTTCCATGAATACATATTTTTATCATTTCATTATCGTTAAAATTTCCATATTTTGATTTAACAAATTCCCCCAAAACAGTAAAAGGTAGAATGTGAGTATTCCAATAGAATGGAATAAGAGGATTGTTTTTGTCTGAAGGTATTTTAACAATTGCTTCTGCCATTTTCTCATTCTCCTCGAATTATTATTTTAATATTTTCTGGTCTTCCTTCAAATTCATTTTTTGGAAGATATAAATTTAAAATCATACTTCCATCCTTCAATTGAAATCGGAAGTAGTTTTTTGTTTCAGCATAAAGAGGAACTACAATTTCTTTTTCCGTTTCATTCATCTTATTTTTCCTCCCTTGCTTCCCAACAGTTATCCAAGTCTTGATTTGCACTCACACATCTATATCTTGGAGCGTCATACCATCTACAAGTTTTGCACGAATTTTCAATATGTTCGCTCCTCAACATCCTTTTTAGGACTTTTATTTCTAGTGATGGTCTTCGTAGGAGATCAAAATAATCGTTTTCAAAAAGTTCAATATCTATTTCTCCATATATATATTTATGGACTTTTTCATCATCTAATTGTGCTTGTTCGCCACGCGCTGTAATAGAAAAATCAAATGCTCTGCCAATTTTTGATAGCACGTTTATGTTATCATCTAAATCAACGTCCCGAACGGTGAGTTTTCTTTTCGAGTAATATTCTTGCTTCCAATCTATTTTTGCATTATATCCAAATATGGAAGTAACCAATCGGCTCAAAAGCTCGACCTTCTCCGCATCGCCAAGTTCTTTTCGCTCCCGAAACATTTCAAGATTAGGTAGGAGAAGATTATATATAAAGATTTTGGTGTTATTGTTTTTTAAACAAAAAACTTTGTCTGACACAACCTCGTTCTTAATTGGGAATTAAAAGAAAATTTGTCAGGTCGGGGTTCCGAACCGTCATTCTTTCCATCTTATCTCTCTTATATTCTCACTTATTACGGTCGAATCTTGTCCCGCCAACGACCTACTCGTGAAGTCCCATGCTTCAACCAGCCTACCCCCGACACTTGTGCTGGTGCGGTTCTGCGTTTCCACCATATGCCCTCGGGGAATACGATGGAACACATAATTCTATTATATGCTTATATTTAAATATTACGGTTTCTGGGCTTTTCCCGTTTTGGGGCGAAGTGCTTACAATATCTCCATACTTCGCCAATTCGACGCATTTTGTGTCCACGAATATCACCAGTATAGCCAGAGATGTCTTCGCCAGCTTTGTCAGAAATACACCAACCGACTGACCGATTGTAAGTGAATGACAGGGAAAACATATATCTAGGACTTCTCGTCTTAACTCCAGCATCCAACCAGAATCTGCAATCTTTACATCTGACTTTGGGCATTACACATTACTCCATCTTTCATAAAAAGGAGGCGGTAGCGAACCGCCCATATTAACTTGCGGGACAACCCGCATATTCACGACCTCGCGACCTTGCAAATCCTTCCGAGGTTCTCCCCTTGGACTTGGAGAGACATCATCAATTAATCGAAAGGAAATATTTAAATGTTTCGTTATTCATTTTCGTCCTCCCGTCCTCTGAAAGAGACGAAGTGTTTGGTTTTTATGTCAAGTTGACCGACTTCTTCCCAATCTTGAGAGGGAGGCAAATCGGCATCTATACAAGCGAGATAGTATTGTTTCAGCGAAGCTCCCTTCTTTCCGATCGTTATGAGTATCTCGCTTGATTGAGTGATAGTCAGTCTTATCGGAATATCGAGGTTGTTTCTCGCCCTAACCCTGAAACTCACCTTGTTACACCTCAACATACATTGGTTTATTCCCAATTTTTTTCAATCTATCCTCCGAAATTAACTCTTTTAATTTACGATAGAATGTCGCCCGAGACATAATCTTGTATTCCTCTATTGTTCTTTCAAGCTCTGAAACCTTCCACTTATCTCTTCCAGATATTATCTCATACAGCCTTTCCTTTAAATCTGAATTGATCAAGTTTCTATTTGCCGAAGTATATATTATTTCTCGCTTATTTATTATCGACTCCCAGAGAGTTATACTTTTATCAATATCTACATCTTCCGCGCGAACCGTTAAACCTCCCCTCTCGTTCTTATTCTCTCTCCTTGAGACATTAAGACATACAACCGTATTAACCAAACGAAGGAGAGTTTCAAAATCGCGCGGAATCAATAAAACAGGTCTTTTCCCCCTCAAATTTTTGTTGTGCAGTTTGAATGTATCTCTCAGTCTATTTTTTTGTTTTTCCGCGAGAACTACTCTCTTTATTTTATCCATAATCCATTTAATATTCCTCAATTCGGATTTGATTCCTCCCAAATCAAAGTTTTTATCAGAAGAAAAAAATGACATTTTATCTATTATTTTTTCATTTAGAGAAGTGTTGACTATTGTTGGAAGCATTATATCAAATCTTGATAAATCTCCCTCGCTCTGATTTATTTGAAGTCTCAAATTTTTACTGTTCAAGAACCAATCTCCCTTGGGATTTATCGCCACCATCATAACTGTCTTGGGCTTTATTGCTTTCACAAATCCCCATTTGGAGATTGTAATTGTATCATTATCTAGGAATTGTCTCAAGTATGGAATTTTGACTTTGGCATATTCGGGAATAAACATCGCTCCACTCTTACACATATCTATTATTCCAGGTTGTATCCCATTTTTGGTCGCTATTCCCACAAAGCTCGCTTTTGTTGAATCGTCAATCCAAACATATTTTGGAGAAATTTCCGCCAATAAATGTAAAGCAGAAGTTTTAGCCGATGATATGTCTCCACAAAAAATTGTGTGAATACTTGATCTCTTTTCGAGTCCATTAATTGGGATTTTCGGGGCATAAGCAGACATCAAACTACATATTAATAATTCCCAATTTTCTTCCCCAATCGTGATACTTCTATTCAATTTTTGAGTTATATTTTCAATAATCATTTTCTCATTTTCCCCTCCACCCATTAAAAACATCAGAAATTAATATCGGCTTATTTAATATTCTTGCTTTATTTTTATGTCCCTCTATTTTTTCGGCGTTATTGGGGAACTTCAATCTCAATATTATCTGTCTCCCTGTTTGTTTACTAAATCTCTCCGCCTCAGTTATTGCCTCCCATCCTCTAATGGGAGGATTTATTCTTCCATTCTTGAGATATTTTAAGAATTTAGATATTGATGTTACGTGATAAACAATCATTTTCTTCACCGTCCACTATTCACCTAGCCATCCTATTCTCCCACAATCTTCTAATTTCCCCCTCGTTATCGTATAACAGTTCCAACCCATGTAATCCTCTTCTTACAAGATCCAGAAATCCAAAGTCAATTTCATCATTATGATAGTATTTTTGAATTTCTTCCTCGACTCTCTCAATTATTCTTTTTATATCTCTCTTTAAGAGGAACATATGATCTGTTTTCCAATATAAATCGCTTCCAAACTTGAATTGTAGATGATCGTATTCCTCCCATTTCTCTATTATTTCCTTAAGGTCTTCTGGTATGTTATTGAAGAGTTTAATTACTCTATCCATATATTTTTCAAAATCTCTCTCTAACAAACTAGGATGCCCCATTACACTCAGAAAAAAGATTCCATATAATTCACTACATTCTTTTTTTGAACCAATTCATCATTATTCCCTTCGAACAAACATCTATCCGACTCTGTGATCTTCTGCCAAGTTTCCTCTAAATTCGTATAAGGAACTCTCTCTGAGATATTCGAACATTTCGATGCCATCAAGTTCTGATCAATACAGAAACTACAAATTCCCTGTCTGCAATTTTTACCTTTAACATACTTCATTAAGAAGCAAGCATCTAACCAATATCGTATACCAATCTTGGCTAGAATAATTTACAGTCATAGTATCGAAAGCGACTGTTATGTAATCAGAACAATTATGTTGCATAGAAAATTTCCACATTACCCCAATAACTATTTTGGAAACATTTCCGATATCAACTTTTCTCTTCTTTACAAGGTCATAAAAATACTTATATCCTGTCAAACCTATCGGTAAAGATTTAGCATTGGGATAGTATTTCTCAATTAATTCTTCAGCATCCTTATCGAAATACAACCCTTCTACTTTATGTTTTCGTGCATATTCTCCCTGCGCTTTTTTCCTACCCTGTTCTTCCCAATCCGAATACGAATCACTGACGTAAATTACATCATCTTCTATATTATTTACTCGGATAGACAATACCCCATACACCAATGAAGATTCTAAAACCTTTAGAACATCATCCAACATCTTTTGTCTATTTTGATAATCCACGATATGTGGATCGGCTGTGCAATCTACCGTTTCATATAAAATTTTAACCATCATATCTCCTCCTAATTGATAATGTTTCTTCGAGATATCGAGCAATTTTTTCAATCACTTCCTTCTCATCATATAACGCCCACCAATCTACACAAGCATTATCATTATATTCGCTTACCCCCGCGAGTTGATAATCCAATTCCGAATCATAGAATATTTCCAGAATTTTCTTTGCTATCTTTATGTATATATCTTGCGAGTCTTTCGTTTCAATCGATTCTTTATCTAGTTCGCCCTTCCAACAGACATAAGAGAACTCTTCGCTCTCCCTTCCCTCATATTTCTGATAAAAACTGCAATTCTTGCAATCTCCCTCAGCATCAAAATTGGCGCAAGTTCCAACGCTCCCATCTTTGTCTATAAAACAGACAATCCTCATTATGACCTCTCCTTACCCTCCTTGATTTCCCCTCAAAAACGATTTAACGACAGGCTTTATAAATCTTCCCCTCTCTGAGATTCTTTCATATTCAACTTTTAATTTTATTGGCGGATATGTTGTAGTATAATTATCATCTAAATCTAAATTAATCTTGGGAGTTATGTATTTTTTAAGTATAAGTTTAAGCCATTCTAAATCTTTATGCGAGAATCCCGATCCGACTTTGCCACGATATTCCCCATTTTTCGCTACCAACAAAGCCCCGAATAGTCCCGCGCGTCTTCCCTTCCCCTCCGTGAAACCTATTATATCAACAATATCTTCGTGTTTCAACTTAACCTTAAGCCAATCATAATTTCGATCATCTTCAGAATATTTTGAGTTTATTTCTTTCAGAACTATCCCCTCCCAATCATTATTTATTACTTTTTCCCACATTTGATTTAAATCTTGATTGTGAGGAACATATTTAACATACTTCCATCCTGATTTTTCTATCAGCTTTTGTAACAACTCTTTTCTTTTGATATAAGGCAAATTCTCTGTTGATTTATCATTCAAATAAAGTAAATCAAATGCCATAAAACAGATTGGAAGTTCTCGTTTGAGCTTTGTTATTTTTCTAAGTTCTTGAGTCGAACACCTTCGCTGTGAACTTGTAAAGCAATCTTTACCATTCCTAAAAACTACGGCTTCCCCATCCATCGCGAATCCCCCAATATTTTTTGTTTCGTGAAGTTCCAAGAGTCTTTTTGTATAATCTTTTTGGTGTCTATTGTAAATTTTAAATTCTCCGTTTCGTGTATCAATTAATACTCTCGTTCCATTATATTTTCTTTCAGCCACATATCTATTCTCGAACTTAAACAAATCTTGAGGATATGTCTCTTCGCAGAGCATCGGAGATATCATTTTGATTCTCTCTCCAGTTTTGAGTGTCATTTTAAAATATCTACTAGGTTCTATTATACTCATTTCTATCATTCCAATTTAAAATCATCCATTCCATAATTAAAAGCGTTCTGACATATTTTTGTAGCATCAATCCAATGCTGTATTTCCCCGTCGCTTGATATAATTATCTTATCTTTGAGATAGTGTTTTGCTATCACCAAGAAGACTTGAACTGCAAGATCATACGGTTTAAAATTCGTTTTACAGCAATCAAAATATTTTCCCACCAATTCAGGTTCATTATACGCGATAGTCCCATCGACTTTTCTGTAATTAATTTTTCCTATTTTATGAGCATACTTCTCGGACAAAATTCGGGGGAAATTAAAAGTTTCATAACTACAATCACCATCGCACGTTCTTTGATTTAACACCACTCCAGCAAACCAATTATCACATATTGTTCCTTCAGAACTTGGAGCAGTTCCAAACTTCACGTTCTTTGATGGCCACGCCAATCCTATATGTTTATTCTTTTGATGCCCACAGTTTCTTCGACCATTAAACCATACAGTATTTTCATTTATTTCTGGTTCATTCTCTCCAAATCCATCTGCAAGAGGAATATCCAAAACTTTAAAGAGAGGCAATAATTTTTTAAAGTCCGCCACTATTTTATTAAATATTATTGGGTCAATTTCTCTCTCCCTGTACCAATAATGCGAAAATCCCACGCCGATCACCACTCACAGGTCTATGAGATAAGTATAACCCATATCACTCACTTACTTCAAGTTTCCAATACATATTTATTGTATCCTTAACTGTGAATCCTTTTGCTATCATATATATGATACTTCCGATTTCGTTTATAATATCTGTTTTTGTTCCACAAACGGTTAATTTGTATTGTTTTTCTTTCAACTTACGTTCCTCCTTTGGGAGAAAACTTCGAGCAACTATTTCCGTGCGTTACCCATATTTCCACTATTTTTGGATATTTTTTCTTCAATCTTTTTATAGTATCACACTCATAAAACATACAGTTTTCACATCGAATAAAATGTTTATGTTCCCCCAGCTCTATCTCCAACAAGGAGGAAACTATCCATCCCTCCTTATCCATGCCTGCAAGTTTAACAAGCGGTTCTACCTCTGGATATATTTTATTAATTTCTCTAATTATTTTCTCCTTTATCATGCATTTTATATCCATATTTTCATCACTCATTTTTACTTCCTCAATATTTCTATAGCTTCTGGAGCATTTAATATCATTCTTTTCAACTCTTCTTGGGGAACTTCATAATCCAACATTCTTTGCCCAAATCCACAAACTATTTCACAACCACATTTAGGACAACGATAACGATCCCCGCGCACTATAAAATCAATATTTGAAGTATCTATATCCATCATCCTATCCACGTTTATGATATTTATTCCGTTTTTCACTTCAGATATTGGTTCCTCATCTGGTCTTTCATAGGGATGGTACACAACCACCCCATTTCTCTCACATCTCATCTCCCGCCCACATCGAATACACACGGGTCGCATTTTAATTTCTCCTCCTTTTTAATCTTTCCCATAAAATCGTCTAATCCATCCATTTCGTAAAGCTCGAAGATCAAGATACATTTTTATTTTTTGTTTCCTCCCCCATTTGGAGTAGCAAGCCACTTATTAACATCATCTAAGGACAAAAGAAGACCTCTTCTTATTCCCTCAACTGTGCGCCATTCGTCTTTAGAGCCAGATTTAATATTAAAATCATTTAGTATTGAACACCACATAGAATTTATTCTCCTTTTAACTTCTATTGCAATTCTATCCTCATATGGAGCTATTTGCATTTTATCCCCCCTCAATATATTTAACTCGCGTTCCGCATAATGCACAAATGTAACACCATCCTTTATCTTTATACCACCAAGGTCCATCCATATATCTCCCACATTCTGGGCATTTAATTTTTTCCGTTCCTCCCCACACAAAATCTACCCCCCAATTCCCAGAACTTTTGTTATGCTTGGAAGTGTTTTGATTGTTATTGCCTTTTCCTCCTCCTCTTTTATCTCCATAACGTTTTGATACTGTATTCTGCCCCTTGTAGTTATCAATCTCCACAATACTCCATTTCCTATTTTCAGAGGCTGAAGTATTGCAAAATATTCTTTGTATCCTTTTCTCCAAGTAAACCCATCAACAAAATAACACACATCCTTCTCGAAGCACTTTTCAGCCTCCTCAATAAGTTCTCTGATAACCTCATCATCGTTACTGAAAACCTCATATATACCTTCGGGGAGCATTAATTGAACATAATTTGCAGGGAACATATTGTCTTGATTAAATAAAACAATCTTTGTTTTAGTTTTAGGCTTGACCAATATTTCTGATCCGTCTTCTTGGACAAGATAATCTCTCACATTTTTTGGAGCAATTTTATTCCCCTCAACGTCCACAGTTACCCAACGAAACTTATCAAATATCTGTCCAAAATTGGTTTCTCTCTTCTTAAATACTTCCCTTCCCTTCTCGTCTCTTTTAATTATTGTAGGTTCGTTCACCTCTACTTTTATCTTTTTTACCGATACCCCTACAACTTTTCCATTACTTAGTTGAATTGAAAGAGTTGTCATTTTTACCACTCCCTCGCGTCTTTATAAGCATAAGATAATAATAGACTTCCTGATATTATCGGCACTATTCCTATTATTCCGCCCGATCTTGAAAAAATGATAACTACGGCTCCCCCCAAGATTGTCATAATTCCAAATATAAATGAGAGCTTCATACGAAGCCATTTTAAAAACTTTATAGTTTTCATCCAATTTCCTCCTCCTCTATGGATTTAGATTTTTCCCCGTTCTACTAATTCCAATTTTTTCTTTTGTGCATTTTTCACATACATAAACGGGCTTTGATCTAAAATTGGAAGCATAAGGACGATTTACTATTATAAGTTTAACTTCTGTATGAAACGGAGGTAGTCGTGAGCCTACCCCAGACTCTACTATCTGTTTACCACATATCCAACATAACTTCATTTTTCTTTATTCCCTCCAAGTCTCTTTTAACAAAAGACAGGCAAGACATTTACATTTTGGATATTCTAAGCCTTTTTGATGTCTTGGATAAAGAGAGCCTCGCGGAACTTTAAATCTTTTCAAGTTTCTGATCTGAGAAATTGTTAAAGTCCTCCCGTTTGTTTCCATCTTATTCTGCACTATTTGTAAGTTTTCTTGAAAACTACGTCTAAATGATACGCCCAACTTGCTCATCCAACTTCCCCCTCGTTTCTTTTCTCTCCCCTCTTTATAAACATTTTCGTGTTTCCTTCAATTAAATCAAAATCGACTACCTCAATCTGCCATATTTTTTGGACAACTGTCTTAAATCTTTTCCATGTAGCAACATTAAAATATCGGAAAAACTCACTTTTATTCTATATTTTCTTCCCCCTCTTGTTTTTGTTTCAATACTATACTGTATTCTACCATCCTTTAAAATTTCAGCTTTCGCCTTTTTATCTCTAGCAACAGAACTTTTAGCAATCATTTTATTAATTTCGTCAATTTTTTCCTGTTTTTTATTGTTTATCATACTATCAATACCTTCTAACTTCCTGAATAGCTCTATATAATTCTCTCTGAGATATTTTTCTCTCTATTACTCTCGCCCTTCTAAAGATTCTTTTCCGCAAGTATCTTCTCCACGTTTCAGCACTCATTTTCGTTCACTTTCAAATTTGTTATTGAACCATACTCGCCCATCATATTCCTCAATAATGCCCGATTTGTTATGTCCACACTCACAAGTTCCTCTCATCATCACCATATTAGAACGTTCTATTTTATTCAAATTCTCCATCCATTGTTTATAACTATCCTCATTATGAATATGATGTTGCCCTTTATACATACCTATATAATTTTGAATATGATAAAGTCCGTCGGAGTTTTTCCACACATAAAATTTCGGTGTAATATTCATCATCGTTTTTGCCTCCCTAAAAATTCTTTTACAGCCTCTATAATTTCCTCTACTGTATCATCTTCATCTATCATATAGAATTCTGTGATGTCTTTATTTGGATATAATCTTCCGCTTATTTCCCAATCAGCAGAATATATTATATCCGCTATCAACTCTTTTAATTCCTCTTTATTCATTATTTGTTCTCCTCCTTTCCTCCTCACATAAATAAGCAAGCGGACATATTTTGCAATTATTTTGAACTATATTATATGTACCAAAACAATCCAAATCCGCCCAAAGATTATTTATATTTTCCATCCATCCCTCATCTCTCGCTCTTTTTAACGTCTTTCTAAGATGATTTAATACTTCTCTAAATTCTCTTCCTACTTCATTTATTTTCTCCCCCCTCATCTCAATACCTCCTACTTTTTTGTTGTCCAAGAGTAAGAGTCCTCTCCCCCTGCACCATTCATCTAATCTTTCTCCTTTGAATTTCGTTTTGTATTCCCACAATTACTACTTGAATTCCTACAATCCCCAACATAACGAGGAATATATTAATACTATTCGTCTCATATCACCCCCGCTATTTTCATAATGTTTTCTTGTCCATATTTATAACCTACTACATATCCCCGAACATAAGCCCTTTCCTCCGCCTCTTTAATTAGTTCATTAAAACAATCCTCACAATAAGCTATTTCACCAGAATCTTCAGAATCTATGATTCTATCGCATGAAATACATCTAGGATTGCACATTTTTATTCCTCCTTTATCCTTTTTCCCTTTTTTATTTGATAGATTAAATCTGCAAAAAGAATATCCGTATCGTATCCTTCATTATCCTTTTTGGAGTAACCAAATTTTTCTAGTTCTCTCTCTATCCAACTTCGGTCTTCTCTATGTCTGTATATTTCTGCAAGTTCTAATTGTTCTTCGCGAAATTTCTCGGCTTCCTTTCGACTATTAAATCTGGGCAATTCTCCCTCCACTATTCTATTTCTGCCATTTTCCGTTTTTGGATATATTATATAGATTGGTCTTTTCCTCTTATATTTCCACTTGCCTTTAAAGTAGAACTTTTCCTCGCATATTTCATAATCGGCGGGAATTTCTCCATCCCAGAAAGTTAGTAATTCCATTATTTATTCCCCCTCTTTTTCATCCAATTGCTTTAGATTCAAAGTCATCTAAAAATCAAGCCTTCTTTTTATCTTAGCCAATTGTTTTAATTCTTTAATCCTTCTCTTAGTTTCTTTGCTTGTATGTCGTTCCCTTCTATATACTTCTCCTGACTTTACTGTTTTCATCATATCTTCTATGAAGCATCTCGACAATCTTCTATTTGTTTCCTCAAGCTTTTTGAGGATTATACGATTCTCTAGTGTTAATCTCTCCGCGAGCGTTTGCATCACTATTTCCCCCTCATTTTGGAGTCCCATAAAACTCTTGATAGTTCCTCTATAGCGTGTAGTATGTTTTCAAGAATCATAACTTTGGCTAATTCGTATTCTCCATCGTTTATTGCCTCTCCAATTAAATCTTCATGCCACTTCATTTTAATTTACCTCCACATCTAAATCATTCCATATAGAGCCATAAATCTCTTCCCCCTCTTCTAACATTACCATAATCCAATATTCCCCTCCTATTTCAGTTAGATATACACTTATGAATTCATCGTCATATTTTTCTATCGAAGGGAATTTTTCAGCTATTGCTTTTATCTCGTCCCACAAAACGTCTCCCTCTGTCTTCCAATTTAATGCTTCATTCTCTCCCATACTATTTCACCCCATTATGAAAACGAGTCCTTCGTCCCATATACCATCTTCAGAAGAAATCATTAGAATTCTCCAATTGTTACGGAGTGCCTGCTGGATATCACTTTTCCAACTCTGTTCTCCGCTTGAGTCGAACCATTCAAAATCTTCGGGAAGTTTTTGGAAGTATTGAGTTTTATCAGTTACTCTTATCCTTTCATTTTTCTTATATCCACTGAGAATATTATAAGGATCAAACAATCCTTCTATTTCTCGTATTTCCTCCACTCTCATCTATTTCCCTCCCAAAATTTCTTCTATGCACTTCCTTAAAGGCGGAACGTTCTTTAAGCATTTTACTTTCATCCAATCCAAGACGTATTTCTTTGCTTCAACTAGGTTTGGACAGTTTCTACAATAGACGGAGACTCGATACTCTCCGACCAATATTTCTTCTATTTCTTTTTGTGTTTCCATTTTCTTCTCCCTCAAACATCCTTTAATAAATCAGCAAGAATTGAAGAACTTATTTGTCCATCAGAACTTAAGTGACATTTAAGGCTGTTGTGGTAATCTTCAAGATGTCTATACGTCACTATTCTCTCCCTCCAACTTTTCCACATCAGAAAAAAGTCGAGGATGTGAACTCCCTAATGAAACTACAACTTGTTCAGTTGTGGTTCTTCCCATCATTTTTCACACCTATGGTTTTTCACCATATCGGATGTGGAAGGGTTTCCTCCACATCTTTCGATTGGTTTCTTCTCCCATTCATACAACTCTTTTTCCTCCTCCCACCAAGGATTATTTTGTTCCCATTTTTCTTCTCTATAATTCCAAATCTCTGTTTTCTCTATTATTAATATTAATTCTCCGCCCATATCTAATTCATCATCCAATTTATTTACAGCATCTGAAATATCTTTTGCTTCTACTATATCCTCTATATTACCATCTAACCATCTTGTAGTTATTTTATATCTTCTCATTATTTTCTCATCTCTACTTTTATTTTGTATTCTTTCTCTTTCATCTTTTATTTCCTCCAAATTTTATTAAAGCTCTATATCTCATTTTAATTTTGTTTCCATATTTATCTTTTGCCCAAGACTTAACTAATATCATTTTGTGAATCTTCCACATATCTATAATTTTGATGTCCTCTATTCCACTATCATCTATTCCTATCGTTATGAGATATCTATTATTCACTATTTTTTGTTCAATTTTATAATCGACGCGTTGCATTTTCCCCATTTACCCTTCCCCCTCCGAGAATTTAAGCATTTTCGTTTTTGTGTCATCACATACTAAATCAAACGTAATATATTTTTTATATCCTGGTTGAGCATACACCCCATAAACGCGATTTTCTCTCTCATATTCCCAAAAGAAAATTACTTTTGCTTTAAACCCTATTTCCTGTATTTTTCTTCTCAACTTCATCGCTTCAGAAAAGTTCTCCGTTATTAATTCGAGTTGATACCTTCTCCTAATTAAGGGTATTTTTATAGGATAAAAAGAATAATTAACCTCATAACAATCTGGATTCCTTTTAATCTCCCATATTTCATCTAAGTTTATCTTTGGTTTAATATTAGCTGTAGATTGTTCTCTTCTCCTTCCTATAACTTCAGGATCAATCCGTCTCTGTTTTCTCAAATTCTTTACCTCCCCATTTTGTTAAAGTCCGCTACAGTTTCAATAAAATCTAAAGCGACCATATTATATCATTTCCTTTAAAATCTTTTTAATTACTTTATATAATTCCTCAACATTCTCAACTTCTTTATTGAAAAATAATATATAAACGGTATCCCCCTTATATTTTAATTGTTTGTGTTTGGTTAAGAGATTTTTAAATTTTTGAGAATCATATTTTGCATATATCTTTCTATAAAATTCTACTGATAATTCTCTTGATATAGTTTCCGTTAACCATTTATATCTATATTTCCAAATTTCTATTGATATTTTTTCTCTCTCTATTATATATCTAGTTCTATCATATTTATGCCCCGCAGTTCTTATTATCTTGATATCATTTGTATCACAAATTTTTTGTAAAGTTCTTTTATTTATTCGTCGCATCTACTCCCACAGCTCCTTTATTTTTATCTTTTTATATCCGCTGTTTATTTTATTCTCAAACTTCTTTGGAATATTTATTGTTCTCCCGCCATTTGGTTGATTTATTATTTTTGCCTCAAATGTCACTCCTTTATTTCTCTCATTTAACAATATCTTTATAACCGTTCTACAGAATTCGTCTAATTCCGCCTGAAACTGCGCCGTTGCATCTCCCCATCCCTTCTCTAGATGGATTAATTCATGTCCAATCTTCTCTATCAAATCTGGGAGGTCTTTTAATACCTTTATGCTTATTCCTATTTTATTTCCTTCCTGATAACCGCCTATTTTTACATACTTCGCGGGAATAAATTCTATTGTTCCCTCCTCCACCATTCTTTTCAGCGTCGATCTGAAAAGTCTCGTCTCTTCTATCACCTCAAAAGCTCTTTCAACCATTCTTTTTTGAGGTTTTGATAACTCCTCAAATTTCCTCCTCTTTTCTTTCCGTATCTTATCATCTTCATCTCTTATGAACTGTATTGCATCCTTTATTCCACAATTTTTGAAAGCTTGAATTATTTGAGGAGTTTGAAACTTGATAAATCTCCCCCCTCTGTGTGTTACTTTCCCCCGTAAATCTGAATCGTATCCAGGAACTGCATTACTTCCATACATATCATAAAATACTTCTTTATATGATTCGTTTAGTTCCATATATGATGCTTTTGCCTCAAAAGAATCTTTTTGGAATTGTCTGATTACCTTCCTTATCTCGATATGATCGGTAATTAATGATAACAATCTCCCCAAACTAAATTTAATTGAAAATTCATCTGCAAACTGTCTATCAGTTCCCAGCTTCACCTGATATAAATCATAACCATAAAGAGAACCTTCTTTTATATCCTGTACCCAAATTCCTCGTTGATATAATTTTCCCCCGTATTTCTCTCCCTTTAAAATTTCACCTGTAAAATTGCTTTTTACAATTATATCTTTTTGATGATTTATTGGTAAAAATCTATGCTCCATAAATTCGTCTATATCCTTTTTGTTTAATCCTCCTATCCTTATTTCTACTCCTCTTATTGGATTCAATCCATCTCCATAAACATAGTTGATAACTTTATATCCGCCGAAGTTTTCACTTTCCACCGTGCTGATCCAATCTCTCGACCTGATAAGGATATCATAACCTAATCTTTTTAAGATCACCAAAGCAATTTTAAGACCTTCTCCATATTGCCCGCGCTTGTTCTCTCCCTCCTTTTCAGATACACCCAACAAGAAGAATTGTGTTAAGGACATTCCACAACCATTATCTCTTATAATTAGAGTGTTATCTTTTTGGGAGATATCGGGAAGTTGTTCAGTTTCATCTAAAGTGTTCTGCACAATCTCCCTGATAGCTTCCCACAATCCCCATTGACGACGATAATTCGTCGTTAGGGTTGTTTCTCTTTTCTTTACTCGACGAAAGTCGAGGTCTATTTCATATTCTTCTTTCAACCTTCTTATGAAGGTCTGAACTTGTTCGTTTTCTTTCATCTATACACACACCTCTATAGCTTTTCTTATTCGTATAGCCTTTATATTTTCAGGAGAAATTTTCTTTTTATGTATTAATATTTCAGGATATCTATATGTATTAGGAGCAGTTACTGATATCATTAATTTAACATTTTTAGGTATTTCTTCTCCTCTATTATAAAGATATATTTTCCCCTCCCTCAAATAAATTAATACATCTGATAATGGTTTAATACTATCAATATACCAATAATCTCTTTCTCCACTAGGATAAAAATATGCTTCATTTATTAATTTTGCATCTCCAACATAACACTCATCAATATTAACATTAAGTTCGAGAGTTACAATATCGTCCCCCTCTCTCTCCATACTTTTAATATACTTCATCATTTCCCCCCACCAAGGGAGTTCAAGATTAAAATATCCAAATATAACTTCGTTTCTTGTAGGCAAGTTCTTTTTTCTTAATAATCTATTCAATCTTTTTTCGTGTTCGGCTTCTCTTTTATGTGGTGTAAGACCTTCTCTTAATGTTCTATCCAAATATTTCTTTTGTATATCTTTATATATAGTTATCATCTTAAAGCCTCCCCCGATCTACTTCTCCCCCTGAATATTTAAGTATATTCGTTTTTGTTTCATCGGAAACTACAACAATCATCTCCATCTTTTTTACCTTAATGAGTAGTTCATAAAGATCGTCGATATTTAATCCTCCTCTTTTAATTAGAGGTCGATATGTCCTATTTTTTATTATAGTTAAAGTTCCATATTTCGAGAGCAAATCATCATATTCTTTTGTATATCTCTTTACGTTAGTTAATTCTTTCACAATCAAATAGTAATCTACTTTTTTACTTCTCTTATATTTGTATTTTCCAATTGTGATATAAAATTTAGATGTAAAGAGTGTATATCTAGTTTCCGAATATTTCCATCCCGTCGTTCTCTTTACTTCAACATCAACATCAAACATCTTCTCGATTCTTGATTTGTTTAGGATTTTATTCGACATCTTTATTCCTCCCTTTTTATTTCATAAGCTTCAAGTTCATCTATATCATACATATTTTCTATCCACCATTCGCATAATTTCTCATATACCATTTTTGATATTGCCCATAATTTATTATCTATTCCTTCCTCGAAATTAATTACTCTCTGTCCTCCCATATCCCATCTATTTGTAGATATTCCAATAAAATAAAGACAATACATATCTAAATCATCCTTATCAATATAAACTCTATATATTGCGTTTATTGATATTCTTCCTGAATATTGTTTACAATCCATCATACTTTCTCCACATGATATATCTTCCTCGACTTCTCCATCCAATTTTTCACTATCAACAATTATCACAACTCTCTTTAGGTTCTTTCGCTCCTGTGATAATGCTATTTCTGCCGACTCTAATGCCAACCTTATTCCTTCTTCATACCAATAATCTTCATATTCCTCCCTCAAATAATCCTCTCCCCAGAAATATGTAGTTTCTGGCTGGCTGGCTGTCCATACTACATCTTTACTTCCGATGTAGCCGTCTTTTAGAATCTTCATAAATCGGTTATATGTCGTTCCATGAAATAACAGCATCACTTATCCCTCCTTTTAGATTCTATTTCTTCTTCCACCTTAACTTGATATCTATAATGATTGTATGCTTCCCTCCTGCTTTTTGCGAATAGTGATTTATTCCATATCTTTCGACCGTCCTTTTTGTATTCGTAATATCCCGCGACGTAATAATATACAGGTTTGGCTAATCCTAATCTTTTCTGATCTTCTATAAGAGTATGTCCATAAGGATAATCCCAATGAGACAATAGTCGGAGCAATTCCCACCGTCCCCAGGAAAACTCTTTTGACTTGAGCAGTTTTACTTCCTCATATTCCCCCCAATCTTCCATACTCATTTTCTCTCCCCCCTTTCCTCTTTACAATATCTACATCTTTCGTGTAGTATTATTTTAATTCCTTCCTTCTTATCGGAAGATAATGTATTTTTTAGAATTACTTCCCTTGATATGCAATTAGATTTAACTTTTGAATATAAACACCAATTTGGTGTTTTGTATTTATTAGGAATTCTCTTATTATATTTCACACATCTTAACTTCATTTTGCCTCCTCCTCTTTCACTCCTCTCTTATCCTCCCTCTTTTATCCATTATAATATGAGGTATTGATTTTTTGCGATGATAAAGATTGTAGTTTTTAATGCTATCGATAAGAATCTCCGCGTTTTCTTTTTGTCTATTTCTAAATCTTAACTCCCTTTCAACTTCCTTTATACATAAGGAGTTAGATGGGCAATTCAAACATTTTAATGTATCTTTATGTTTTCCGAAACATTCAGGCTTCATCTTAATTCCTCCCCCTCTATAGCATCTTTAAATATGTTTTTAGCCTCTCTTATGCTTTTAGTAAAACGAATTGAGTGAAATCTTCCTATTCTTTCGCCCCTTCTCTCTCTGTATCCTACTTCATAATTATATTTCGGGATTCTATATTTGTCGTTTTTTGTCCAAAAATATATATCCCTTCCTTTCGGATACTCATAATGATCTACTGATCTCGTTAATTCCCATATCACATCTGAAAAAACTTTTGATTTGATAACTTCATCCTCTATGATATTGTTCATTTTACCTTATCCTCCTTTTAGGACTCCTTATTTTTCTAGTTGATTTATCCATAACGTAATTATGCCTTCTTAAATAGGCTGTTCTCTTTTTTCCTCGAATCAATTTTAATCCCTTCTCCTTAAGGAATTTTTCAGATACAAATTGTATCCTCATAAGTTGATCATCTTTAAAGACTGCAACCTTTATAATACCTTTATGTCTTAGACCTTCCCAGAGGCTTATTACATCGATCATTTTAATCCACCTTAAAAGACATAACTTTTATATCTCCCTTCTCTAAGGCTTTTTGTAACCTTAGAGATATTGTTTGTCTCCTTCTCCTTCTTTCGGAGAACTTCCTCCCGCGCAATTGAAAGAATCCCAATTTAATTCTTTCAGCTTCTCCACTTTTTTGTGAAGGATAATTATCGTCGTTTAAATATTCTTCTTTTATTTGAGAAATTAAACTTTCATTTATTGATTGTTTAACTTCAATATCTTTTATATTGAATTTAGGGAGAAGATTTTTTCTGTTTTCCTCCCTGATCCACATTAAACACTTCAACTTGTTTTTACACTTATCACAAATAGGCGATAACCTCAAACTTCCTGTTGAAGTTTTTTGTATATGTTCACAGTTGAAGTTAAGACCTTCATAATCTATTGTTCTCATTTTTTAATCCTCCATAGATTTAACCTTATCTTCTCCTTTTTTTGTTAATCTCCAATGGATAATATGATATGGTCTAATTTCATCTATTGTATAAATCAGACCTTTTTTTTGTAAATTTAAAAGTGCTTTATGTTCTATACATACTTTGGGAACATCTATTCTTGATCCCTTCTCTTTAATTATTTCTAATAAAAAACGTTCTTCCATTGTCAATCTCATTATTTCCACCTACAATTAGAGTTTATCCTTTGATTAGTTAATATAAATGGACTTCTTCGATCATCGCTAAAGTCTTTAGCGATGTTTACCGTCGTGGCTTCTTCCTCTTTCATGTTCATCGAATACCCAAATGATCTAACTTTTATTTAAGCTTTAGCTTCCTTCTCAAAAATTCTATCTTTCGTGGAAATAAGCTATTTTATCAATCCTTTTACTGTCGAACAACTTTGAAGCTTTCATTTTTCGAGACTTCCTTTTAGATTTTTTTCATCGAATTTGGGAGGTAACACTTCTCCTTCACATTTTTGTAAATCTTTGTTTTTATGGACTCTTTCGATGAAAGATTTTAAATGAAGTTCTCTCAAAAATTTGATGAAGTTATCTTTATCGAAAGTTGAAGGGTTCTCAAGACTTCTCCAAATTTTCATCTTTTATTTTTTTCACCTTGAGTTATGTCTTATAATTTTTAAGGCTGTTGTGTGCTTATCTCTTTTTTGGGCTGAGAATTTGAGACATCGAGACATGAAAGTGAAAGTTTCGGAGGAATCTAAAGAATTATGATGATCAGTTATCACCAAACATCACCACCGACATCAGTTATCCTTTTATCTTTATCTTTCAATATGATCTTATTCAATACCTGAACTAACACATGAACCTTCAAATCTTTTAATTTCACCCCAAGCTAACCTGCCAAGTGTCATGTGAATCAAGTAATTATTATTGTATTACCACGAATTTCAATTGAATTCCACACTTTTTGTTCAGTTTTACCTTCAATTCCATCTTATTTCCTCAAAAATCATGGGAATTAAGTGTTATTTCAATCTAAAAGTGATCATTTGAACAGAATCGGGGGGATTTTTACTCTCATTTGAGGTTAAATCATCTATTATCAATAATAATTGAGGGATTATTCTGTTAGTTTCAAGTGAATCATAATTGATACTCTCAAAATTATCTAAAACTGTGGGAATCTTTACTTTAATATGGAATTCACAGTTCTACTGCGGAAAGCGTAAGTGTCTCCTATAGGTAAATCTACGAATTACTTATAGTTTCTACGAAATCTTTAGGTAAATTCATCCTTTACTTTCAGTTCAAGCATAAATGATACCTTCATTTCAAACTAAAATGGCAGGGATTTACCTTCACCTGAAGCATAATTTTCACCCAGGGCTGAAGTTTTCGTGGAGATTTACTCTAAGTTCTCATTTACAATAAGCTATTTTTAAGCCTAATTTCCAATTTAGACTAATTCTGGGCTATCTCTAAGTTTGGAGTTACTGTAAGTTCCTGTGGAATATTATGGTTCAGTTTAAAGTAAACGGCTCAGTTTCAGGTGAAAGTAACAAATTAAAAAATTTAGTTTTAGTTTAGAGTAAGGGATATTGGGAACTGTTACATATAGTAGAAACAGAATCATTTAATCTATTGTTATAAAAAATATCTTCCCAAACTTGTTTTATGTTACATATATTGGAGAGTGAATTAAATCGTCTATTATTATAAACTCCCGAAAAAATTTGGAAAAATTCCCGACGACTATTCAAAGAGTCTCCGCAAAAATGAAAATTTTGAGATTCAACAACGTACCTTCTCTCCTTCAAGTTCTTCTCTCCTCCTCATAGCTTTTTCATAATCTTCAGCAAATTTGTAAGCATATTCATTAGGAGTAAAGCTATGACCGAGGGGGTATTTGGTTATTACACCATCTATAAGCCTTATGGAATAATGATATCCATCACAAAATTGGCGCGAATGACCCTCCCCCAATCGCCAAAACAATTACCTTTGTATTCACAAAAAGGGCAAAGACCTCGACTTCCGTAAATTAAAAGATTTCCATTTTTCAATCTTATACTCAAGTAGTATCTCCTCCTTTAGAGTTAAATTTTCGTTTTCCACTTCGTTCTTCAAATTCTATAAGAACTGCTCTCTTCTCGCATTTCAATTATCTTACCTCCTCTCTCCTTCTATCAGAAGAGTGCGTCCAATATCTATATGAAGGCAACTATTTTATCGTTCTGCAAAATTATAGTTCCACTCTTTATATTCATTCTTTTTTCCTCTTTTTTCTATTATCTTCCACAAATTAGACAGTTCATTTTCTACTTCCTTCTAAAAGCGGAACCTCTTCCAAAAAACTACAATCTTCCATACTCGGACTTCCCCGTTCATCGATATTACAGTGATCTCCCCACCCAGAATCGCCCCCATCATAGAAGGGACATTCCCAACACCCCTCAATTATTTTACCTTCGAGGAATTTTGGTAAACTAACTCCTCTCTTCATTCATCTATCACCTTTAACTTGAACTCTATTACATCATTAACTGTGGGACGACCAAGTAAGGTATATTCTCTATTAGTAAGAAGGAGACTTTTTACTTGTGAAGTTTCTCCATATATGGACTGATGCTATTCTTAATTTAAGCGTTATTATTTCATTTCACCTCAGAATTCAAATTATTAAAATAACATTCTTTAAGAAGAACTATTTGATTTTCAATATCTTCAAAAATTTGTTGAATCTCCGAAATGGTTAGTTCAAATATCTCAAATCGAATATCTCCTTGATTGAAAGAAATATTAAAATGCTTCCCATCATCTGAGTCAACTTGAATCTCAATTCTTGAATTGCTCATGTTTGATTCACCGAATCGGGGTAAACTTTCTTAAGTAACGAGGAGAGAGATTTATCTTTAATGTGATATTCAGCAATAGCATTATGAAGCATCTGAAGTTCTTTATTATTCAAATATAAAGCGGTCAAATTGGCGAGGCGAGGATCGGTAATTACTATATTCCATCGATTTCCTCCAGCAACTCTAACCCCATTCTTGAACAATCTTTCTAAAGCGTCTGCCTCAGAACTACTTTCAGCACTTAATTGTATAAAAATATCATTCTCGTCAAAGCTCTCCATAATTTTGGCTCTCATTTTATATTTTCACTCATCCTATTATTCATCAACTTATTATAAAATCTCATATAAAAGGTTATCGGTTGGAGAGCGGGTCGAGTTGGGAATCGAACCCAAATCTTCAGTTCCACAAACTGATATGTTTGCCATTACACCACTCGCCCATCCAAGAAAATCACCACATGATATTTAAATGTATAGAAAAGGCAAAGTTCTATTTAAACACTTTACTAAAAGTATATTAAAAATAATTACTTAAAGAAGAAACGTTCTTTTTCGGAATTTTATAATTCCCACGAACCCTCCATCGCGCCATTTCACAATATTCGGGTTTTATATCAATAAGGATAAAACGACGATTCAGCCGTCGAGCAACCAAACCAACAGTTCCACTCCCGCCAAAGGGATCAAGAACAACTCCAGGAACCCACCCCGCGTCACAACTACAACCAGACCAACCAACGGTTTCATATTGAGTGTGAGTGACCTTCTCCACACTATACAGAGATGATCCTATTCTTTGATAAGAACTTATCTCGCCCTGCTCGATGTGCTGTTTTTGTTCGACTTCAACATCAGCCACCCTCTTTCCCCTCCTAACCGCTCTCAATAATTCACGATATTCCTTAGTTGGCTGTGTCATCCGTACCCGTGGAACGCCACACTTCGGACATATCCAACGCGGACAACCTGCCTTTATAATGGGAATAATAAGTTTTGGGGGGAAAGTGGCAAAATGCGCGCCAGAAAATGCTGTGGTGGGGATGGTCCAAACATCCCCAGGATTTTTTCCTTTTATATTTCCAGCTTCTCTCCTCTTCGTGATTCTGGAGATGTGTGGATTATTCACCTTATAAGGTGCTTTATTTCTCACACCAGTATTTGGACCATCTGCAAGCCTTTTTTCTTTATTGAATTGATACGAAACGTCCTTTCCACGAGACGCCCAAAGTTGTTTTCTATACTCCATCTGAAACGGATTTGTTTGATGGGGAACTCTGATCGCGTCTAAATCAAACCAATACCTTCTCTGTTTAGCGAAAAGAAATACGAACTCGTAAGCATTTGTCAGTCTATCTTTAACAGAACTGGGCATATGGTTAGGTTTTTCCCAGATTATAGAATTACGAAGTATCCAGCCGTCGTGTTGGAGAGCTATGGCAACTCGCCAGGGGATACCGAGAAGTTGTTTGGGTTGAAGCCAGTTAGATTTATATTTTTCTCTAAGTTCATTAATTTTAGACAATCCATATCGTTCTGCTGAAGACGTAAATTGTTCTGTTGAACCTTTAAAGGAAGAACCGCTCTTTGTGTAATAGGTATCTCCAAGGTTGAGCCAAAACGTCCCAGACGGCTTCAATACGCGTTTAACTTCGCGAAAAATCAGAACCAAGTGATTAACATACATCTCTGGATGTGGCTCCAATCCTAGCTGCCCGCGCCATGCCCCACATTTAGCACAGGTTTCTGCTAGCTGTTTGTGTTGTCCGTGTAATTCCCTTTTAATCGACGTTTGGGAGGTAGATAGCCCCTTTCTATTTACAGAAGATAGTCCTACGATGTGTTCAGCCCACTTATGTTCACAATCTGGATTACCTCCCCATATTCTATTTGTTTCCGTTCCATAATCGCGGAGTCCCCAATAAGGAGGAGATGTAACTACACAATCCACGCTATTCAGGGGGAACTTTTTCATTTCGGTAATACAGTCCCCGCAAATTATTTTATTAAATGGTAAATTCAATTCTTTCCCTCTCTCCACATTTTTTCAAATTCTTGAAACTTAAATTGAAGCCAAGCATTGAGATGCGATTTATTTCCAACTTCTTCACAAATCTGTATAGGTTTGCCCTCTTCTTTAAGGAACTTCCAGAACCTTTCCCACCACGTAGAACCGTGTCTCATTTTCAATTCTCTTCCAAACATTTTAGAATCTTGTAACCCAAAAATTCGATAACATTAACTGTTGTGGCGTTCCCAAGGTTAAGCGAGTTGATATTCAAGTTTTTCCTTGTCAAATCTCACAATCCCTTTTCTAATTAAAATGCCTATTATTTTATCTGCGCTTGAATGAATCAGACCGTGTTCTCTATGATTTCTACAAATTATAAGATTATCTTCATTAGAATTTTTCCTATCAAAGTCTATATGATGTATTGGTTCGCTTCTTCTTGGTGTTCTGCCCAATATTTTCTCTCCAACAAGAATGTGATCGTAAACATATCCAATTTTCATAGCTCTTGGGTGTTCTGGATTATATGTTGCAGGATAACCGTTTTTTATAATTTTTCCTCCCTTCCAAGAACCATGATTTTTTCCTACTGTCTTTCTACGAGGGATATTGTATTCTTGCATTCTGAGATGTATAACTCGTTTCGTTGTTCCTAGTTTTTTTGCAATATCCTCCATAGTTAGCCCTTCTGAATAAAGCATTTCTATTTGCTCCTTAGAGATAACTATTTTTCTTGGATTTACACCTGATTTAAAATTCTTTTTACTGTGACCCATAATCACCGCCGAGTGATAGCAATATTTGTTTTCCTAAAAATGTTATTACTGGAACACTAACTGCATTTCCGAGCATTTTATAGCGCTGTGTGTCCGAGATTTTGACAATTTCCCCGTTTTTATTAATTCCCCGCTCAGTCCAGCCATCGGGGAATCCTTGTAGTCGCTCGCACTCGACGGGGGTCAGTCTTCTTATTCTATTATTTTTCAGAAGAGATGGTATGTGACCCCCTCCCTTTGCGGTTCTTATTGTAGGAGAGTCTTTTCTAAAAATTCTAACGCCTTCTTTGAATCCTCCGTAAATATTGTGAAGTAGAACTCCTTGATCGCCAGCAGAATTTAACGCCCAAGATATCCCCTCTGATTGGATTGGCGTTCTAATATAGCCTTGTTTGTATCTTCCTGTCTGTGCTAACGTTACGCCTTCCGCGATCAGGTTCTCACTTCCGTCTTTATAATAACGACGACTAATTGCCCTTGCCACGATTCCAACACTTCCAGCACCATCAATCGTTGGGGAAACTTCGCTCTTCTTGAACCAGTTTCCCCGCCTGTTGGGATGGAGATGGGCAGTCTGAACCGTTATCAAGTTTTCCTCCCTTCCGCTTCCTCCGACTCTGAGACTTCTTGAAACGCTATCACGTTCATCCCGAAGCCGTGACCCTTCTCCTCGTGTCGCCTTTTGTGTTCCAGTAAAGTTTTCACCAATTTCGGTGATAGGAAATATCGGTCGGGAACCCCCTCCTCTAAGATGTCCGATAATGAACACCCTCTCCCTATTCTGGGGGACACCGAACCACTTAGAGTTGAGAACTTGCCACTCACATCGATAGCCGATACGCCCCAAGACTTCCAAGATAGTTCCGAAGGTCTGCCCCGCGTCGTGACTAAGGATGCCTCGTACATTCTCCAGGAGTAGAAGCGTGGGTCTTTTAGCCCTCGCAATGCGGGCGATCTCGTAGAAAAGCGTTCCACGAGTGTCCTCAAAGCCCTTCCTTTTCCCGGCAATCGAGAAAGCCTGGCAAGGGAAGCCAGCACAGAGAAGGTCGTGATCGGGGATGGTTTCGACTTCGACGAGTCTAACGTCGCCTGAATGATGAGTTTCCGCTCCGAATTGTTTGATATAGACTTGGTTGGCGTACTTGTTGTTGTCAATCGAATACACACATCTGAACCTTTCTGATGCTTTTTCAAGACCTAAACGAAACCCCCCAATACCTGAAAATAAATCAATGAATTTTATTTCTCCATTTTGGTCTAACATATTTCATACCGATCTCTTTCATTTATCTTCATACCCCTCATTTTCTCTCAACACCATAAGTATAAATATAGAAATGAGAATCTTTTGATGTCGATCTGAAATATTCTACGATTGTGCCAAAGAAATTTACCATCTTTTGCATCATATATGTCATCTCCCTTCTATTCGGCTCTGAGACGTGTTTTTTAAGAGTGCATACAAATTTATCTATGTCTTCTACGTCTCTATATATTACAATCATATAATCTTCATAAATTATTTCATCAACATTCATTAAAGCGCAGAAGGGACATTTTTCATCTCTATTTGAATCATATTTCCCATAGCGGAGCATTATGTTTCCTCCTTAACTTTTTTCCACAAGAAATACAATAAATTGAACCCATCTTTTCAGTAATATGTTTATATTTACAGTTGCAGTATCCATCATCATTTTCATTCCCCTCCAAATTCTTTTTCAATCTTGCCTCTCCCCTTATCTGTCAGAGAGAATACCCATTCGTCGTTAATAAAATTGGCGGTTAAATTGCCAGAAAATACGCCCTCAACTAGAGATATTCTCAAACTAAAATCGCCCAATAAATCCTGAGCTATAGTTACATCATTTTCTGTGAATGAAAGTTTCTTCTCATCTTTGGATATCAAAACCCCAACCATAAAATAATAAATTTTCTGCCATATATCGTCTTTATTATTCTTTTTACATTCATCTGAAATGAGTTCTACTAGAACTGCTATTAAACCGTACGGAAGTTGCTTGAGTTTATATGATAATTCTGTCATTTCATCAACGAATAACATTAAGTTCGGATTTTCTAAAGACATCTTATAATGACTTTCTTCCATCATTCAATTTTCCTCCGACCAAAACCAAAGCGATATTTTCCCTTCTCAAATTCCTCCCCCTTCAACTCTCTTCTAATTTCTAAACAGGAATAGGCATATTTACACATTCCACAGGAAGAATTTGTTGTATCAAGATTCCCCAAACAATTTATCAACTTGTAATATTTTTTTTCAAGTTCTTCCATAACCGACCCCAAAATATCTAACTCCTTTTTTGATCATCTCTTCTGGATTATAAATTCTCCTCCCATCCAATAAGTTTGCCTGTCGCATTAGAGCCTTAAATGTGATGGGGGGAATTTCTTTGTATTCATCCCAAGCCGTTGCTACAATAACATAATCGGAACCGAGAATGACATCTGTAGGATGTTTGGCATATTTTATTCTATCTGAAAATATTTTCTTCGCGTTTTTCATCGCTTTTGAATCGTGAACTATGACTTTAGCTCCAAAATTTAACAATTCTTCAATCATTTTTATAGCTGGTGACTCTCTTATATCATCCGTATTGGGCTTAAATGAAAGACCCAGAATTCCTATCTTCTTGTGTTTAATTTCAATCCCACAATCGCGCAAAATCAAATTTGTTGCCCACAGCGCTTGTGTTTCGTTAATGTATTGGATTGTCTTCAATAGCGATTTGTCATTTAAAATTTCCTTTCTACGTCCAAATTTTATCAATGCGTTTACATCTTTTGGAAAACAACTTCCCCCATATCCTATTCCTGCCCGCAAAAATCTATCCGAAATTCTGTGATCCATTCCAATGGCTTTCTCTATGATTTTAATATCTGCTCCAGCAACTTTTTCACAAATATTAGCAATTTCATTCATAAAACTAATTTTTGTAGCCAAGAAACTATTATTAACATATTTAATAAATTCAGCATTTACATAATTACAGACAAACATTTTATCTTTTGATATTTTCAACTTGTTAATATAAAAATTTAATAGAAAATCTCTCTCTCTCTGATACTCATAACCAATTACAACTTTGTCTGGATCTAGAGTGTCTTGTATTGCTCTTCCCTCCCTCAAGAATTCGGGATTGTAACAGAATCCAAAATCAACTCCGTGTTTTTTATTGGAACAACTTTCGATGATATCTATGACTTTTTGTGAAGTTGTTGGAATAACCGTTGATTTTAGAACTATCACTTTATAATTTTTAATATTTCTCAAACATTTACCTATAGTTCTACTAACATCAAAAACGTATTTTAAATTTATTGATTTGTCTGGAAGAGAGGGCGTTCCCACACAAATAAATACTATTTCTGATTGTTTCATCGCCTCCATTAAATCATCATCAAATACCCCAACCATTTTTCCGTCTTTCCGTTTTGAGTGAGCGTTCATTATGTTTTCCAACCTCTCTTCAAAAATATAAGGAATGCCATCATTAAATTTTTCTATCCTTTCCTCATCTATATCATATCCTCCAACTGATATTCCTCTTTCAGCAAAAGAGGTAGCTGTACACAAACCCACGTAGCCCAAGCCAAATATCAACACGTCCACGTCAAATCTCCTCGCTTATATTATAAAAATCCATTATAAAAACGTTTTCATTTTTCTTCTTCTCGCTTGAATGGGAAAACTTTATATTTTAGCTCGGACGGAACAAAATCATAGATTGGATGAGGCTTTTTCTTTTTATTTCTCTTAAATCTTTTTATTTCCATTTTGAATCATCCATTATTTGATTTAAAAAGTTGAGTCGAGTCATTCCCCGCGCCCTGAAAGTCAACGGTGGAATGACGATCTGGACTCTGATATATGATGTAAAACTTATTTAAAAATGTTTGTATTAACATTTAGTTTCCCCATTCTTTTGATTTCTCTCTCCAAATTCTTTTTTGTGAATCCCCTTTCGATTTTTCCAAGAAACTTGTTAGCCGAAAAAACCAATAAAGTCGGAGCAACTTTTAAATCATATTTTTTTAACATTTTTTTACTTAAACATTTTGAGTTTATCGAGTCTATTTTTATTTCATTATTAACACAATCAAGTAGCTTTTTGACGTGAGAGCATTTTGAGCATCCATCCATCCAAATAATTTTAATCTTAATATCGTTCATCTGATATTTCCCATTAAAATCTTAATTTAATTTTGGAATCCAAACTCCAGAAGCGTTCGGATATTTGTCAAAATATTCAATACTCTGTCCTCCTCTAATCACAGAAAGGCGATAAGAGCCTTTGAAAGCCGTTCTCTCTCCCCCTTCAGCTTTTGGCATAATAAATAAAATACCATAGAAATTATTAAACCTTCCGATTAGAAATTATAGTATTTCCTTTCCTTGATCTCTTTATATTTTCCGACGTTGGCTCTAGAAATGTCTCTATAATATCCCACAATTCTAGCAAAAATCGATGTTTCCCCTCCGCATTTTGAACATTTTGATATTTCCCCTCTTTCGTATTGTCCACATTTTTTACAAATAGAGAAGGAAGTTGCAAAATCATAATATGGAATTTTGGTATATTTTGCTATTCTCTCCGTCAACTTGATTAATCCTTCAGGACTAGGATGGCGTTCGCCCAAGTAAACTCTAAATGCAGTTCCTCCAGTAAAGAGTGGCAATAGATCCTCCTCTATATTAATTCTCTCAAAAAGATCAATAAATCTATTTGATGGAGTAAGCATCGTTGTATAATAAGGACCATCATTATCTCCCTGTGTAATAATGTCTTTATACATACTTCTATCCACAAAAGCAAGCCGCGTTGCCGACCCCTCGCCAGGAGTCATCTCAACATTCCATAGTTTGCCTGTCTCCATTTGCGCCCTTTTAGACCAATTTCTTATATACATCAGAACCTTTTTAACAAAGAGTTTTCCTTCCTCCTCCCAGATTGGATATCCCATAAAATTTAAAACCATTTCGTGTAGCCCAATAACTCCTATAGTTCTGAAGTATCTATTAAAATCTATATTGTAATTTTTCGTAACTGGCATATATCCCTCATCCAGCATCTCCTGACACCATACATTTTTTAATAGTAATGATTCTTTAGCCTTTTCTAGAAGATAATTTAGTCGCTCAAAGAAGTCCGCTTCATTTTTTGATAAATATCCCAATTTTGCCATATTCAAAGAAACTACTCCAATGCTTCCAGTTGAACCTTGAAATGCCCATCTTCCACCTGCTGGGGGGAGTTCGGTTAAATCTAATCGAAGGCGGCAGCACATAGCTCTCGTACTATTAGCAGATATACCGCTTCCATCGAAGTTCATAAAATAGTAAGATCCATATTTTTCCATCGTTTTCCCAATTTCATACCATAAATCCGTATCAAATTTTGTAGATTTAATTATATTAATTGTGGGAATTGGGAAGGCAAAAGGATTCTGCTTCCCGTCGCCTTCGAGGAGGATTTCATTAAAAGCTCTCAATATCATCAAACTTTCATCCTCGAAATCTTCATAAGTATTGTTTGTGTCAAACCAAGGTGAAAATTCTTTCAGGTTTTCGGGACATTTTGTATTCAACATGATGTTTGAAAACGGGGTCTCATAGCCCGATCTTGATGGATAGTTCATATCAAAAACAAATCTCTGTATGCTCTGTTTAACATCATCATAGGAAAGACCATCTTTTGCTATAAAGGGAGCTAGTAATGTATTAAAATCCCCCGCCGCCTGCGCGCCCGCCCATTCCTGCTGTTGAGTGCAAAGTCTGTTCACAAGTTGATTTAGAGCGGTATCTAAATGTTTGGCTGGCTTAGAAATTATCCTATCTGTGATAAGTCCTTTATCTAGAAGTTCCAAGAAGTCGATACCACAACAATATGGGATAATTCCATTTGAGAGATCATGGAGGTGAAAGTAGCCCTCATTATGTAATCTTTTTATTTCTTTGGGATATTTATTTAAAGTATATTTTTTAATTTCCTCTCCTGCTATAAATCCCTTCATCTGTGAATAAGATTTATTCTGATTGGCATTTTCTTTTATCAACCAATTCTTCTGCCCAAAATATGTGGGGATATATCCTTCATCGCCTATTTGTTCTGTCATAGATAACGCCCTTCTTAGGGGCGATATCATATTTAAACTTTTCTAATTAAAAAAATTAAGGGACGATGAACAAACTATTTTTACTTTAAATTGAAGAATTAATTTTTAATTTCCTTCCACAGTTTATCAACACTTCTGCCCTCTAAATCTACCAATAAAAATCCATCTACAACATCTGATATGACATGATGAATTTCGCCCCGTTTGATGTTATAAGATTTAACTATATCTTCTGGAATTGTGATACCTAACGAATCCCCCACTTGGAGAATTTTTCTTTTAAACATTACAGGCATTTCTCTCTCCTCATCTTCTCTATTATATTAAGATGAGACATTATTAAAACTTTCTATATTTCATATAAAATTATAATATAAATTATTAATTTGTAGAAGGATTTATTAATAAGCACAAGTAAATATAGTTGAAGAAATATGAAGTTGAGAAACTTCTTAAATAGAATCCGAAAGGATAACCTCATAAAGGATATTAAAAACTTAGAAGCTACTACTGGAACTATAACCACTCTAACTTCAACGACTGCTACGATCACGACTGGAACTATTACAACTGCCACTCTCACGACCGCTACAGTTGCTACGGGAACATTTACGGGCAATCTAAACATTCCAGTTACTAACAGTCCAGTTACGGCAACGGGCAGTTTCTATGTTTCTGGCGACGGAAGTTATATGTTTGTTCGGGTTGCTGGTGCGTGGAAGTCTGGTGCATTAGCTTAAGACCTATATCTGGGGCGATCTAAAATGGGTAGTTACACCTCTGTAAATCTAGTTCGTAGTGCGACGGGATTAAGTGTTGCAAACGCCCCAAGTTATACGGTCAATTTCGCCATTCAACGTGGCGAAGCGGCGATGAAGAAATACCTCGGAGTTACCCCCGCCTCAAATAACGTGACTGGAACAAATATGTGGTGTCGAGATGCGGCAACATCCTTCGCGGCTCACTATCTTTTTATGCGCCTCGCCAGTCAGAATGCCCCTGCCGTTCAATATGCTCGCGGAACAAGGACTGCGGGGGGAGGACAGGGAGGTTCTGCATTTCAAGGATATGGAATAATGGGCGAGAGCTGGTGGAACGATGGCATTAGAATCTGTGATATGCATGGCAGAGACATAATCATTCAAAGGGTAGAACCATAATTTCTATTTTTTGAGAAACTTTTAATAATCTGTTTAATAATATTAATTTATAATGAAAGAAAAATCAAAAGATTTCTTTTTTGAGACGTGGAATATTATTAAAAAATTCGACAAATACAAATCTCTATCTATAGATAAAAAATTAAAATTATTATCCATTACGAAATCTTTTTTATATCAATCTCCTTTAATGGATGACAAAACTCCAGAAGATTATTCAAAAATAATAATTTCTAGTAAGGCATCTTTTCTTTTTAAATCTATAGGGAGGCAAAAAAGAAAAAGAACGAACATCGAATTGAATAAAATTCGTAGAGACAGGCTTCAAAATCTTATTTATAATGTGATTCCTCATTATTCGTCTGGATACAATCATATAAATACAATTCGTGCCGATATAAGGGCATCAACGGGTTCTAATATGTTTAGTAGAAGAGAATGTTCTAGTGTAATAAGATGGATGCTTATTAATGATGATCGCGTTCTCTCCATAACATCACGCGCGGGACTTCCATTTAAATATGCTCGCAGTGGATGATAAGAAAGATTTATTAGTATCTAATCTAATATATTGAATGATAAGATTGACCAAGTGTAAAGCAATAAAGGCGGATGGAACTCCGTGTAAAGCTCAAGCTATGCATGACTCCGAATATTGCTTTTTCCACAGCCCAAAAGTTGGAAATAAACGTTCAACTCTTTCAATAGATTTGGGAAGGGCAGTAATAGCCCAAAAGAGCGGATATTCATATGAGAGACTTTTTGGCAAGGGCATTAGAGAGATGCCAAGAAAGGACAAATTGAGAGAATATGAGAAATTTTACGACGAAGGGGGGATAATAGCAAGAGCAATAGACTCTTATGTTCATGTGGCAATAGCGAATGGATATCAAATTATAGATACTGAAACGGGTGAGAGAGATACACCAAATACAAGAATAGTTAAAGAATTGGATGAACGTATCAACTTTCATGCTTGTTTTGAAAAAATGTTTCGTTCGACGCTTATTTATGGATTTGTATGGGGGGAGCAGGAAGTTGATGCCAATAAAATAAAGAGACTTATTTTCCTTCCCCCATATGAATTAGAAATAGATAGAGTCAAAACTGGGAAAAATGTAGGAATAATAAAATCATTAACACAAAAAAGGGGCAAGGATGTCGCTCAATGGAGAGGCAAAGAATTAAAAAACACGTTTTTCATACCAATTAATGTCAAACATTCAGAGCTGTTTGGAAGAGGTTTGATAGAGAGGATTTACACTCAAGCGGAGGAGAGAAAAACACAAGGAAAAAATCTCGACGCTGTAACGAAATTCATAGCTTATCCTTTTAGAGTTGTTAAAGTGGGAACCGACGAATTCCCCGCCAGCGAGGATTCTGTTACTAAAGTTGCTGATGCAGTTGAAAAATTAAATCCTGGAGACTGGTTTGCAACTAGACACAATATAACATTTGAATTCCACTCTCCTAGAACTCCGGAGGCGTTGACAGAAGTTTATAAGGAAAAAACTCGCCAACTTATTGTAGCTTTGGGGGTTCCAAGTTTATATACGGCGTTAGAAGATATAGATGCACAAACATTAAAGGAAATAAGAAGTATATTCAATTCTACAGTTAGAAGTCTTCAAACAACCGTCGGCACCGAATTTGAAAATCAAATAATAAAAAGACAATTTGAACTGTTGGGAAAACTTAAAAAAAGAACGGATAGATGCCCCGTCAAGGTGGTGTGGAATCCTCTGACAGTTTCAGTTCTTAGTATCCTAGAATTAACACAGTTAGTACAAGCCGGAGTAGTAGGAATTGGGGAGGCAAGGAGGATAATAGAATCTATGGGATATGGAATGTTGAAGGGGGAAGGCAAAGAGATACAAGCTCCTCCTATAAAGAAAAGAAGACCTAAAGAATCTCATCCATCCGAGGAGAAACCAGAAACCCCTCCTATAAAGCCTCCCGTTCAAGAGCCAGACGTACCTCCAACCAAAAAGCCATCAACACAACCGATTATCAAAAGAAGACAGCCCAACGAACCACAACTAAACTTTAAAGAGTGGCTTGAAGGAATTAAAGTTCTCAAAGAAATAGATAAACACAGGGCATGGATGATATTGTCTGATACATTAAAAGCGGGATTTAATCAAGATAAAAAGTCGAACGGAGATGATATAGATGCCGATACATAAAAGTTGGAGTAGTTTAATTAAAGGACTTAATAGCCAATATTGTGGAAAAAAAGCTGAAAATGATGTACCAGCGCCTTTTAAATGTAAAAAATCTAGGAGTATATTTTATGCAATAATGAGGAAAAATGGGTGGGATGAAACAAAACGTCGTCCCACATCATCGAAAAATGATGATGACAATTTAATTGTAAAATCAAAAGATTTATTAGACACAAAATATGATTTACAATATGATGATAGTAAAATGAGCGATGTGGACATGGGCAGATTAACCTATAAAGCCAGACAGAAACTTAAATCCTCTGAGTTCTGTGATCCAGAGAATAAAAGATATCCCGCACATGATGCGGCTCATGTAAGAAACGGTATCGCGAGAATCAGACAGCATCCGAATGATCCAAAATATAAGAGCATTCTCAAGTGTTTGATTAGAAGAGCTAAAAAGTTCGGTATCAAAGTTTCAGAAGATGTTAGAAAGAGCGCGCAATTTGAACCTTATCCCGATTCGGATTTCGTGCTAATAAGAGAGAACGGCGACAAATTCTTCCAGATAAGAAGAAACGGTTTGCTCGACCCTCAAATGCTCCTAGACTCCCTCAAAACCGTCGATTTCGTATGTGAATTGACAGACGATGAGTGGAAGGAAGCAAAAACAAAACTAATGGATACTGCTCGCCAATACATAGAAGTAATGTATGGGTGATTATTATGAATCTTGAACTGTATTCCTATGGAGCCACAATTGAACTCTCTCAAGAAGAGAAGGAGAAAAACGATCTTCCTCTAATGATTGGCGGAACGTCTGTAAAGGCTGGATATATTGCTTCTAAAAATTTTATAATTCCAGAAAATGAATTGGATAATATCGCAAAGACTTTAAAAGAGGGGATAGATGGTGATGGAGCATATCTTTTAATAGATCATGGATATCAAGGAGCGGGCTTCTTGACATTTAAAAGTGTAGAAAAACTTGTCGGGAAAATTACAGATGCCTTTAAAACCGATAATGAAGTAAAATACGTTGCGAGAGTGGAAGATGAAGATTTGGCAAAGAAGATAAGAAGGGGATTGATCTCCAGTTCCTCTGTAGGATTGAGAGTTTTAGATGCTTACTGTAGCATTTGCGGGAGAAAATATGGAGATCCAGAATGCTCACACATCTTGGGGAGAGAATATCCCGAAGAGAAATTAGACGAATCTGTATCACAATATCTTGATGATATGGGAGGAGTTCCCAAAGCCGCCCTCGTCGGTTCCAATATTTCTGGGATGGAACAGAGCATAGTATTATATCCCGCAATCAAGGGGGCAACAGCCAAGGCATTTGGTGCTGATTTTAGTGAGGAGACTAAAAAAATGATTGATGAAATTGAATCGAGGAAAAAAACAGATGAAAATACAGACACCAATCTCGATGCTACCGATTTAATTGAAAAAATAGAAGAAAGACTTCCCAACGATTTAGAATACAATTGTGATGAGGATATTGATGAAAAAGAGTTGGATTCAACGGAATTTATAGGAAAGTTATCCAAAATAATAGAAAGTTTTAATAAGGACTTATTATCCTCTTTAAATAGTGAACAACATATGGATGTGGATAATGATAAACTTGAAGAGATGACGGCATTAATGGAACAGTTAAAAACAGAAAACGAGAACATAAAAAATGAACTGGAAACGGCAAAACAGGTAATTGCAAAATACAAAGAGGAGGAGGAAAAGAGACATCAGAAGTGGAGAGAGAACACCGTTTCTGAACTCGCTTCTCTCAGAAAGGAGAAGGGGCTTCCAGAGAAAGATTATTCAAATCTTTCGGATGACGTTTTAACAAACGAACTCGAACTTCTGAGCAATTTGAGTATCAGTGGAACTCATGGAATGGTGGGCAAGGACGCAGATGAAATTGCCAAAGAGGAAAAAGAGAAGGAGAAGGAACTTTGGAGAGAGAGGATATTTGGGAGGAAAAGGTGATAAAGGATGACACAGATTGAATACGGAGAAGGTAGGGTCTGGAGCTTTGAAGCTTCCGTGAACACGACCAGCGGGGTTGTGGTTTACATCGACGGCGGAAAGATTCGACCAACTACAGCAGCTTCTCAGAACGTGGTGGGCGTTTCTCTCATTCCTGCAAGCGCTGGAAAGCAGTGTGCGGTAATCATGGAGGGGATTGTGAAGATTCCCACGACTGGTGTCGGAACCGTTACCGCCGGAGACCTCTTTGGTGGAGGCGCTGGCGGAAAGGCAGCAGAGAGAGCGTGGTCACAGGATAACGAGAGACGGTATGACTTGGGCTTTGCACTTGAATCGGTAGCACGGAACGCCAGTTGTAAGATTAAGCTAACTTTGTGAGGTGATATGAAATGACTTTAACAACGGCTGAACAAGCCTTGATTGATGAGGTCGTTTTCGACCAGATTGTAGAATTCATGGAAGACGTGGATGTTAGCAGGCGCGTTTTCCCTGTAGTTTACAAGAACGAGGGCGATAGCATCAAAATAGTAAAAGAGGGCAGATGGCCAAAGGCAGTAGAGATAGGACAGGGCGCGGAAGTTCCGATATTCCAACCCACATATAAACAGGTTAGTGAAATTTACAAAAAGATTGGTTACAGGGCGCAGATAACCCACGAAATGATAGAGGATTCAAGATGGGATTTGGTCGAGCGAGCGGCTCTAAACGCGGGTCAGCAACTCGGACTGAAGATGTCCATCGACGTTCTTCGAGAGGCGTGGGGAACTGCTGGTGTCCAGACATTTACTGTATCTGGTAGATGGGGCGGAGCGAATAGCGACATTATAGGCGATCTTTCAGAATGCATGGGCAAATTGAGAAGTAAAAACTACATTCCCGATCTACTCGTACTTCATCCAGCAGATTACGCACATCTTGCAACTTTGGACGAGTTCGTTGACAGAAGTAAGGCTCCAGAGGGCAAGGATCTCAGAAGTTATGAGGTGGGGAGAGTTATGGGCATGGATGTCATAACTACCGCTCAGATGTCTGAGAACAACTTCCTCATGCTGGATACTCGACGTGCTGGAAATCTCTATATCAGAGAAGACTTGAGACGGGCATCTTATACGGACGTTCCAAGAGATGTTGAGGGACAGGTGTTCTTCATTCGCTACAAGGAAGCTGTAGTTGCCCCCTCGGCAATAGTATTTGCAACGGGCTATTAGTCTCTTCTCTTTTTTTAAATCCTTTCTTTTTTATTTTTATATTATAATATCATACTTCTTGTAACATAGTAATATAAATAACTTCTTCATACAATTTCAAAGGATTTATTAGATAGAAGTTATTATTTTTAAATGAATCTATGTCATCAATTAATAGAGTCAGATTAGAAGTTAAAGTATCTACAAAGGATGTCTTATCCAGTCTTAATGATGTCGTTAAAGGCATAAAAAGCGCGGTAGAAGATGAGACTTTGAAGTGGCTTCAGGATTTGACTGTTTATGCCCTCAATATCAAACCTTGGAAGGATAGAACTGGTATGTTGAGGGCTGGACATAGAATCGAGCAAAGAGAGGGCGGATGGCAATTGGCGGTGAATCCAGAAAATGTTGGAGCATCATATAACTACGGTCCAATTCTTGAATTTGGATGGGGGAGTTTGTCAAGAGCTTTCCCTTGGATTGGTCCAGCATATGATGCGATGGAACCTCAATTGGATGGAAGGATAAGAAGTCGGATAAATGATGTCATTAGAGGTTCGGTTATAACGACAACTCATGTAATTAAAGGAAAAACAAGAACGGTTCGGAGATGGGGCGCTGGAACGGTAATAGGTGGAAAGAGAGTTGGCGGAAGATTTGCACCAAAAGTATAGATAAATTTATATACTTCGTTGAATAATAATGGATGGGAGATAAATGCCTACGACGACGAGCGCGATGAACGCTTTTATTAATGCTCTTCGAGTGAATTGTTCTGACTATAATCGAAAGGATATAGATAATAACTCCATCGGAGCGAGAGCTTCTAAATCTTATTGGATTGCTGAAGGTTGGATAAGCGATAGATGGGAGAGTTATGGACTCCCACAAATAGGGGTATTTTCTATTGGAGGAGGGGTAATTTCTGAGGGGGATTTGGGAGAGAGATACGAGCAGCAGAGAATTCTGGTCGATATTTTTACTTCTGGTATCAATCAGAGAAAAGATTTAACCGAACAAGTCAAAAACGCTCTCCTCCTCAAAGATCGGAGGAATAGTTTAAACGATTCTGGCGTTAAGATAGATCGCCTCCTCTCTGATATTGATATAGTCGCAGATGATATAATTCCTCAAGACGTTTATAGGAGACAACTGGTTTTTGGTATAATCTATAAGGCAAGTGGAACTTGAATGTCTTCTATTGATATTGGGATAGATACTAGAGAGCAACATTCAGGATTTTTTGTTGCCCAAATAATAGATGCTGGATACAGACCGAAAGTTGAAAAACTCCCCGCTGGAGATTTCATCATCTATGGAAGAGATGAGAACGATTCGACTCTAATAGAGCGGAAAGATGATAGCGATTTTCTAAGTTCGTTGGAGGGGAAAAAGAATTCAGATGGAACTTGGGAGAAAGGAAGGCTGTGGGATCAATTAAAGAGAATGAAGGAGACGGGAATTAAGGACAGATGGGTATTAATTGAGGGCAATCCCTTCAGTAAGAGATTGTCGGCGTATAGAAGAAAGGGATTCAATAAACACAGAATATGGGGCAGTTTTATCGGAATCTCCAAGTGGGGAACGAGTATAATCATTTTAAAAAATAAACAAGAAACTGTCGATTTCATCCTCTATTTGATTAAGAAAAAGAAGAATCCAAAAAAAGAGTTTACGCTTCGATCAAGTCCCCCGAATAGTATGACTCTGCGAGAGAAGAGATTGTATTTCCTTCAAGGTCTTCCCAAAATTGGAGCGAAGGCATCGAAGGAAATATTAAAGTATTATGGTTCAATTAGAAAATTTATAAATGGAATAGATGAACTCGACAAACTATCTGGAATTGGAGAAAAAACAAAGAGGGAAATCAAGAAAATAGTTGGATAATCATTTATTATTTTTTAAATATTCCTTAACTGCTGGTAGCAATAGGAGTGCGGCAACTCTCTCGCCACCATTAGATTTCTTATTTTCGGTTATTTTTTTCAAACATCCCCGCAACTCTTCTCCCTCTTTCGGAGTTAAAGTATTAATTCCTTTTAAAACTTTTTGAAGCAGATAATCCCTTCGTGGGGTTTCTGGGTGTATCAATATTTTTGGAAGTTCATTTATTATAACATTCCAGATGGGATCGAGGCGATCTTCCAATTTCTGCTCAATTGTAGAAAGTCTGCGTTCTATTTTTCTAGTATTCTTGGTTACATATATGTAGAAGGTTAATCCTAAACTAACCAAGCCGATTGCGGTTCCCACATCCATCGGAATCATAATCGCGCTCATATCTCCGCCACCTAAATTTTACTAGCACTAACTCCAAATAGGAAGCCTACAGAGGCGTACATCAATCCTTTTGCCATTTCATCATTTTTTGTATAAAAGGCAAATATCCAAGCGAGAAGATATCCCGCTCCAGCAATTACAATTTTTAACTTATTTTCGGTAAGCCATTCTTGAATTTTTATGAGAGACATTACTATCTAATATTGTATTGAATAAATACCTTATTAAGTTTTTCTATTAATTTATAATTAAATTATTTAAATTTTAATCAACTTCAGTAAAGGATGTGATGTGATATAAATCTGAAAAAGTAATTTTATGGTTGTTAAGAAGAGTTAATAATTTTTGTTTTTCTGCCTTAGTTAAGTTTGGTTCGACAATTAAAGTTATTCTATTCATAGATGAAATACCAATAGTTACTTTTTTTCCTAAAGATTTGAGATACCGTTTTATAATTTCTGTAAATGTTTTATTTTTAAATTCTATTATATTCATATGAATCACTTATACCCTAAATGTAATTCTGCAATTGTTGTTTTAGAAGCAAAAGGAGAATCTCTTGAGTCTTCTTTAGTACATACAATTTTAAGATGTTGTGCAATTATTGCTCCAACCGAGGGATAAATCCAAGAAGTCCACCACCACCAATTCCCTGTCGAAATATTAGTTTTCCAATCATTCCACTGATTTTTTTTGATATCCAACCACTGTATTTTCCATCGCCCATCTCCAATTGATCCAGTTCCTGAAACATATCTAAATCGATTCATTGCGTATGGTTTTTGTAGTTCTATATGGATGTATTCAGATGTGTCAAAAACGACATAAGATGTTATAAGATTATCATTAATATAAGTTGGATTTTGAGCATTTCCACTTGCTACTCCAGACTGAATAGTTGTGCTTTTAATAGTCGGAGCTAGTTGAGTGGGATTATATATATAAATGCCGTAATCTTCATAGCCTCTCATTTTATCAAAATAATTTTGTAATGTAGTTTCTTCTCTATCAATTTCTATTTCTGCTACAGTAGGCTTTTTTGTTATTTTTCTAATGGTATAACTTCCAGACATATTTAATTTTGGTTTATTTATTGTGATAGTATCTCCAGGAGAGAACGTATAAGCATTAATGATATTAGTTTTGAGTTTGACTCCTTGTGTATCCTTATTGAGGAGATTTTTATAATATGAGGCTATTCTATTGAGAGTTGGTTGATCCATCGCCTTTCTCTCAGTAAAAGTAATTATATTTGTTCCATTTCCAGCACTCCCATAGATTAAATTTCCCCCAGCATCAATTCCTCTTACTAGAACTTTATCCCTCCTCCTAAAAGGACTAATAGTTCGTCTTGATATTAATAAGTCTGATAGTCTCCCCTGATTTGATCCTCGAATACCAATATTAAAAGAAGATCCGCCAGTTGTCCAATAATCCGAATTTAAGGTTTTTGCTAGAAATTTGGCAGCTTCAAGACAGGAAGTGTGGTCGTAACTAACTGAAACTTTGCTTGTGGGACAAATTCCAGATCCCACTCCAGCAACTTCATCTACTATCTGATTTAAAACATAATTTCCGACGGCTCCAAAATAATCTCCTGTATGAACCTTTTTATCCATCTTATCATAAACTTTGTTATATACTATACAATCCAAATTTGCATCATCATATCCAACTTTGCCTAAAACTCCTTGGAAAAGAGTGCTACCGCCGAACTTTATTGTTATATTTAAATCGGATGTGGCAACTATGTCTCTAAATTGAGGCGTATTGGGCAGAATAAAATTGGCTTTTTCGTCTCCATTCAATTCTTCCTGTATGTATTTGAAAGTCGCAGGAACTCTTTCATCAGATGCTATTACTTCCCAAGACATTTTAAATCTCCCCGAACTGTGGACTCTTATTCATCAAAGTCAATCTGTATCTGAAACTCCTTATATTTCCATCCCCCTCTTCTACTTGAAAGTCCTGTATGGCATATATTCCATCGTATCTCGTTCCTGGAGCATTCAATTTCCATCCTTGCCCAGCGCCGAAAGCATCAAATCGGTATCCCTGTGATACTGGATTGAAATTTGATGGAGCAATTTCTATCGATCTGATTTTGTCCCACCCAGTTGGAGTACCCGTCGTATTTGTAATATAATCGCTGTAATCTGCCGAGGAAATGGAGACAAAAGTTTGATTCCAGCCAGCACTTGAACACTGTGCATAAAATCTATATCCATTTGCTTTACTGGCATTTACCTCATTATAGAATGATACTTTGAACTTTTCGCTTCCAGTTCCTTTGATCCACAAACTAATAAGATTTCTATCTGACAAATCTTTATTTTCCGAGAAATCTCTATATATCAATCCGTTTGCATTACTAAACTCGACATATAAACTGTCATTCAGTCTTACTACATCATCTCCAGTATTTTTACAAACCGCACCAACGCCAGCAAGTGTCCAATATGTGGCTGGGGCTTCATCCAAATACAATTCATCTACAACTTGTTTTTGTTCTGCATAATCTTCTATTGGTTTACAGTAAGATTTATAAATTGTTGAGAGAGAATCGTTCCCCTCAAAAAATTCCCCTTCCAGAGATAAAATCTTCGTATCAGTACCTAGAGACATTAGCATAGGTCCTTCAAAAAATTGAGGAACCTTCAAAATAGATGTATTCATTTTATATATGATTCTTCTAGGTGCCTTGGGCAGGGAAATTTTTCCGAATGTCCACCCACTAGCCATCTATCCCACCACCACCAATCCTTCTATTTTATCTGCCAACTTTCTACTTATTTCATCTATTGTCTCATCCAAGTCCATATTAGAGGCTAAATTCACTCCGCCCATATCAATTGTAATTGTGATGTTCTGTGATGGTCTTGGTCTTGCTCCACCAGTAGAAACATCAATTCCGGAGGAAAATTCCTTAGCGCTTTCAGTAGCAATTTTGTATCCTTCTGCGGCAGCGATCATATTTCTCTTAATGTCGTCTCCAATACTGCTTCCATATAGTATTTTTGTTATTCTATCAATCTCGTTTTGTATTCGTATCCAATCTTCCTGAATCTGCATTAAATCGTCAAAATTCCCTTGGCAGGTGTTCATTTCTTCGTCAAGCTTTTTTAATTCCTCTCGCAATCTTGCCAATTTTTTTTTCAATTCCTCTTTATATATTAAATCTGAAACATCTACAGTACCGCCAATTCCTGATTGCATCTCATCTAAAACATCTTCTAATTCGCTTGTTTCATCCACAATTTCATCCACTCCTGTATCTTCACCCCCTGTCCATTTCTTAATTTTATTCCATATACCTTTTACATAATCTTTCAATCCACTCCATACTTTGTCCCAATTTATATCACTAAGCCAATCCTTTAAGGGATTTTCTTTGTCTCCATAAGACCAAGCTATCATATTTGGGAAAAAATCGCTTGCCCAGTCTTGCATGGGAGCTTGTGTTTCCCCCCAATCTATATCATCCAATAAATCTTCCATCGGCGCATTATTTCCCTCTTTCGCCCACGTTACAATATTATCATAAATATTACTTGCCCATTCTTTGATAGCATCGCTCCAATCTTCTAAGAATCCCCCACTATATGCCAGAGGATGGAAAAATCTGTCCATGTTTGCCCAAGCTCTCGCTGTAACTTCTATATCATATTCGTCAAAAAGTTTCTGAATATCTTTTAATATTGCTTCTTGAGTCTTCAATAATGTTACTCGCTTAGTTTCAGGAATATTGCTCTTATTTAATTCTCTTGTAACATTTCTATATTGTTCTCTTAATTTCGCAAGTTTGTTTTCTATAATAGGAATATCCCATGCTGGTATCACTTTCCACATATCTTCAAATATTTTTTCAGTTAATTTGCCCCAATCGATTTCATCAATACCTTCTATCGCCCATTCAAATATTTTCCCACCTAAATTTACAGAATAAGATTCGAGAGAACTCCACACTTCATCCCAATCAATTAAATCAAGTTCTTTTTTCATTTCGTCGGCAAAGGATGCCATTTCTAAATCCAATCCCTCTAATCCTCTCAATTCGTCCCCCAAACCACTTCTTTTCAATATGGAACTCATTATAGCGAAACCTACTATTACCGTTGCAAGAAGGGCTAAAATGCCCAAGCCCCCGCTCAAGGTTCCCAATATACTTACTAATCCGCCTATCAATCCAATAACTGCCTGAATTGGAACGCTAATGAAATAGAAGCCAAATCCTACTGCTACGAGGAGGGGAGAAAGTGCCATCATTATTCCAGCAAACTTTGCCATCATCGGAAGGAACGGTCGCATAACTTTGAAAATTTTCAAGATCAGGGGAATGGCGAATTTGAACCCCTTGACGATACTAGTCATAATAAGGGGTCCCACCTCTTTGATTAAATCTATAAATTTGGGTAGAACACTATCAATCATATCCTTTAAAATTTTGACCACTCTTCCACTATTAACTTGCCAGACCTCATAAAGCGCCTTAATTAAATCGAGAAGTGCTTTCGTCATCATAGGCAGAATGTCCGCCCCAATATTTGCCGTTAATGCTGACAATTGAGCGAATACGCCCTGAACCATCATTCCAACTCGCGGAAGAGCAGACATGGCATTTATCATCATATTCTGCCCCTCGGCAGTTAGCATTCCCTGTGCTGCCAACATCCCCATGCCCGTTCCTATTTGTTTGATAGTTCTTTGCCAATTCTGAAATAAAGAAATGGCGTTTCTAAGAGGTTTTGTAAGATATCTGCTCATTATTCTTCCTATTATCACAAGCCTGAAGCCGAACCATGTAAGTTGTCTTCCAATACTGCTTATTCTCCTTAAGAAAGGAACGTCTCTAGTTCCTAAATGCTCTTTTTGCCAATCCCTAGCCTTCTTGGCAAACTCTGCCGTTTTCCTTGAAAAAAGAGCTAAACGTTTAAAACGACCCACTTCTCCTCTTAAAGTTACACCCGTAATTCGACCTTTTCCTTTGATTGGTATATATGTTTTACTTCTAAAGACTTTTTCTGTATCTGTTAAAAACGTTTTAATAAAATTGCCCGCCTCTTTAATACTTCCCTTTAATCCTTCAATATTTCCTTTAATATTTATTATTATATCTTTAACATTAGCACTCATCTTCTCATCCTCGCCTTCCTCTCAGCCCTTTTTGCCATTCTCTCCTCCTCCTTCGCCTTGATATTTCGAGCCAGTATGTAGGCATATATCTGTCTTCTCGTCATCTGGGAAATGGGTCTTCCATCTAAGGAATGCCCCTCCAACATCAAGATGGTATAGGGCATTCCCATATCACTGCGCAAGAAAGGATTCTGTCTCTTTCTCCACGTTTCTTCCGAAGCCACTGATTTCTAGTATTCTCATTCCAACTATGGGCGATTCTCCGATAGCAAAATTTGTCTTGATTGCTTTTTTGGGCAATCCACTAGATGCTTCAATCAAATTCCAGAAAAACTCAAAGTTTTCGATATTAATATCATCCTCACCCATTTTAGATAATCTGCCTATGCCAAATTTATTCATAATATCAAGAACTTCTCCTTCTCCTAATGCACTTATAGTGAGAACTCCATAGCTATCATCTTTTAACTTTACGACTACATCTTCTTTATATTCTATGCCCTTCAATAATTGCTGTGTTATCTTTGGTGCTTTCTTTTTGAATTCTTCTCTTTCTGCCATTATTTTCTTTCTAGCTTCCTCTACCCTAGAAGCCATTTCCTTCTGCTTGTCAGACATTTATATCACCTACTTTATTACTAGAGCGGGAATATCTATCGTATCGGTTGCCCATCCATCTGAATCGAAGTTCACGTCAAAGGTTCCAACTCTACAGCCACTGAAGACTACACCCTTATCCGATCCGCTAAATCCAAGAGCGAAAGCTGTTAGCGCGCCTGTCTTTGAAGATTCACCCAAGAAGAACGAATGTGCTCCAGAATCGATCCACAATCCCTCAAGATGAGTTGTGAGATCGTATCTTCCAGCCTTAATGCCCCATCCTTCTCTTTTTCCAGCACCGTAATAAACCTCAACATTATGTTCTGCCGTATATGTTAAGTTATTTACCAATCCAACTCTTATTCCGCTTGCAAATTGATGATTCACCAAAGAGGCTATATTAGTTCCTGTCTGAAAGTAAACAATCATGTCTTGCCCAACTTGAACACTTACCATTTCATATCACCTCTAATATGATTTGACAGTTTTTGCCCTCCAATTTACCGTCTCTCTGATCCATCCATCATCAGGAATCTCGAAGTCCCAAGTTTCTATTGAACACCCACTGAGAACTATTGCATTAGTTGCCATAGACGCTTGAATATCAAAGGTTGTAAGCTGTGTAGTTCCTAAAGCGGCGGTAGCAAATAAAGTAACATCTATGAAGCCTCTCTCTATTGTTCCAGTAATTTCCCTTCTTGCCTCCCTTCTCGCCGCCAGATCGTAATTTCCAAGCTCGAAGAAGGTTTGAAGACCTCTATCTATCGTTATGGTTCCATTCGCGAATCCCACTTCCGTTCCGCCTTTATAGATATGTCCTTCCCAATGTCTTTTTGCAACAGACATTTTCTATCGTTCTCTATTTTATCTTTACTCATTATTAAATGTTTCTCGTAAAGCATATTTATTCAATTAACCATACAAAAGATTTATATTGATCTTTGAGTGAAATATAATTGAAATCTGAATGAATGACGAAAGAGTGAAATCCCTCTTAAATTCTGGTATTAAATGTATTGGAGATATTGACAGATGTAATGATTGTGGTAGTAGAACTAATCTCTTATTTCATCATATATCTTATGACCCCGAAATTGTTCAGGTTCTCTGCGAAAGTTGTAATATCAAATTTCATAAAAAACACCCAGATATTAAAATTTCAAGCACATATAAAAGAAGAATAAAGGGGAAGCCAGCATACACCACAATCACGTTAAAAAAACAATTGAAGCGAGACATGGAAGATTTTTGTGATGAAATGCGCATTCCTAGACATTACAGTTGGGGGGATGTCATAGAAATGTTAATGAAAGAATACAGAAAATATCAAATGATTAAAAATAGATATAAATTAAGATAATTCTTTAATGAATTTTATATATTCTTTTTCATATCTCTCCCAAGGAAAAGCTTCTATCACTTTTCTTGCATTCGCTCCCATCCTCTTTGCTTGATTCCTATTATCATACAACCATTGAAGCTTTTCTGCTATTGCTATGTAATTTTTTGGTGGAACAATAAACCCGTTCATTCCATTATAGACGTGTTGATATGTCCCCATATTTTCAGATATTATCACGGGCAATCCGCAAGACATGGCTTCTAACGCCGCCAGAGGGTTGCCATCTTCAATAGCTGGAAGACAAAAAACGTCAGAATTTTGATAAGATTTAACCAAGTCAGGAACCCACCCCCATTTCACATTTTTAATATCTTCAAAATATTTAGCTACACTTTTATCTACTCCAGCAACTATTAGTTCTGCATTTTTAAAATCCAATTTTTTCCAAGTAGCAAGTAGATAAACCAATCCTTTTCTAATCCAATTGCTTCCAACATAAATCACTCTGAATTTATCATCTTCCACATCATCGCTTTTCGGTTTAAATTTATTCAAATCGACTCCAAATGGGATTATTTTTGCTTTATATTCCAATCCATATTTTTTTAAAGATTTATATATCCATTCTGAGGGTATTAAAATATGATCTGCTATTTCCATTTCTTTTATTATTTTTTTCTCCAACGTTGGGTTAATCATATTCGTTCCCATCTCTCCTTGGAGAAGCTCTTTTTGTAGAGAAATATGCGCACTGTAAAGATTGATTAATTTGATCGACTTGGGAAATTCTCTCATAGTAAAGAGTGAGTGAGAACACCACGATTGAAGAATTTCTGGCGGAGATTTCATATTTAATGCAACATATCCATCGAAAAATATATCCTGTTGTTCATAACTTCCTACCGACTGAGGGACTTTGTGAAATTTTTCTTTTGGAATCCCTATTAATTCCGTAGCATAAATTTTATCAATCAGTTTCTCATCATATAATGGTTTTACTTGGTGAAATGCCGTTCTTCCAATTCCTCCCGCTCCAATATCCATTTTTCCAGAATAAGTTACTTTCATTTAAATCATCCTTTTATGTAGAAAAATTCTATGAGCATAAGGCAGGATACAAGTATATTGTCTTATGATGGTTCCCTTCTGAGTTGAGTCCGGAAGAAAATCTACATCTGCTTGATAACATTCCATACAGAAACCATAGCAGGCATTTCTCCGCCCCGCTCTGGGATGTATTCTTTCCTTTATCCTCCCTCTTTTTTCCCTCATTTCAATAACTCCACAAGTTTATCTTTAAGGAGGTGGCGCTTATATACTTTTTGTTGTCCCGCTCTTGCAATTTCCTCCCTTTCCTCCTCATCCTCCAAATATTTCAATATCAATCTCTTTGCCTCTTTAATTGTGTCATAAGCAATATATTCCTTTCCTTTAACCAAACATTTTTCTAGCCCAGTTCCAGTATCAGATATTAAGGCAGTTCTACTTGCTGGGGCTTCTATAGAACGCATATTTGGAGTTTTTCCCCTTACATAATGAGCATTAAGAATTAATTTTGATGAAGAATATGCTTTATATAATTCATCCCAATAAATGGCATTTCCCGCCCAATTGGGAGTCTTTTTGCTCCAAGAATTTCCCCATATTTTTGAAGTCCAAGGCATATTTCGCATAATATTAATTATTCTTTTGCTCCTCTCTGGATGTGATGTGCCACAAAAAACCAAATCTGACTTATATTTTTCATCTGTAGTTTCTATTCTTCTATGAATATCCGAATCGATTCCAGTAGCCATCCAAGGATGACCCCATCCTTCTTCAACTACATAATATTTATCATATACATCAATATAATCATCAAAGTCTGAATATCTAAGAGGGGAATCAAACCACCACAAGACTTTTTTTGCTGGAATATCTTTAATAACATTAGGATATAATCCCCTTCCTTTGATAGATAGAATATAATCAAAATCTATTGCCTTGGTTATTTCTTCTAGATATTCATTTGTATATTTTGCTCCATAATTATATATTAAAGCTCTATGATCGAATCTATATATCATAAATCCCATTTTTTGGAGAACGTGATAAATAACATGAGAATATGCGCCCATTTGATAAGTAGAAATCAATAATATATTTTTCATTTTTGTTCTCTCCTTAAATTTTATACCTTTTTGGATAATTAAAATCTTTTATTATTTTTTCACATTTTTCTTCTATCATAAGGTCAAACCCTCTCACAGCTTAATCTCGATGTTGATTGATTAATGTTTCCTATTGGTGGAAATCTTTTTCTGTTAAATGATGTTCTTTTATATTTTCCTTCCATCCATAGCTCCAACAAGCTCCCTTCCAGCTTTCTGGATTTCTCAGAGATCGTGGCAGAATGTGATATAAACCATTCATAGCTTCATCCTCTTGATACTTGTCTCTTCCGGAATAACAATAAATTTTATCGTGTCGTCTCAACATATTACAGAAAAGCGTAAGTCCGCCGTGAGGATAGCCAATTATATATATAGGCTTGAAAGGTATAAAATCTGCTTTTAGACTTCTAATCTTATTGCTCCCTCCAAATGAAATCTTGATAAATTCCTCGTCCAGTTTTGATGACTTCTAATATTTCCTCAAAACTAACTGGATATCCTCGCCAGACATCAACACCTACATTAATTACAATTTTCGACCCCCTTCTTCGCACCTTCCATTTTTCGTGAATATGACCACAGAGATTGTATTTAAATCTAAAATCTGGCTCGTGACTTATATGCCAATCAATTCCTCCATAATTTATAGTTGCCGAATTGATGACTGCATATTTATTTAATCGATCATGACTGCCTTTAATAAAGATAATATAACCATTAAGCGAATCAATAAAGTGTTGAACGTTCTTAAATGCAAAATCACCAAGATGAATAACCAAGTCGTCTTTGGCGACTCTTTCGTTCCATCGTCGTATCAGTTCTTGATTCATATGTTCGACACTTTTAAACGGTCTTTTACAGTAGGTAATAATATTTTTATGTGAGAAATGATGATCTGATGTCACAAATTTCCTCATATTATCTCACAATTTCTTATAATTTTAATCGTCACTTCTTTCTCCAATTACCAATAGATTTCCAAACCAGTCCAAACCCATAGCCAAGCAAATTCTTTCCTGAAATTCATTAATTGATCTCATTTCGTCAGCTTTGTTGGGTTCTCTCCTCATTCTATCTTCTCTCAAAGCATGATAACCCTTCCCCCGCCATATCTGGACTTTTTCAAAGTCAAAATGTTTGCAAAGTCCATATAGAAATTCATAAGAGTAAAAGGTAGTATGTTGAGGATCAACAAACATATAATCAAAACACAAAGGATTTGGAGTCATTATTATGATTTTATTATCAATATAAGGATTTAAAGTTTTAATAGTGGTATATGCCTCCTCCAATTTCATATGTTCCATAATATTTAACATTATTAAAGCATCAAATTCTCTTATTCTCCTTCCTATGATAAATTCATCTACGTCTTTAAAGAGGGGGAAGTTAGTTACGAGCGATGGGTCATTATCTATCCCCACATACTCCCCCGAAAAATTATTGGGCAATAGTGCCTCATTATACAGGTTTCCTCTGCCACATCCAAAATCTACTATCTTCATTTTCGGAGCCAACTCAGACAAAATTAGAGGATATTCGTGTTTGAATGACGGATATGAATAAATAGGCTGTAACTTATTTCTATATTTCATTAGTTCCCCATATGGGACTTTAGTGATGTTCATATTATTTTACCTTTACAGAATTGTATTTTAAGTTGAAAAATGCTTTGAGGCGCTTAATTCCCTCTTCAACCAAAATTGTCGGCTCCCAATCAAAAGCCTCCCTTGCTTTTTGAATATTTGAAATATAAATCTTCTGATCTGCGAGTCTCCAATTATGATATTTTATATTCTTGAATTCTTTATTGAAAAGTTTAATGAGTTCCAATACGGATATAGTATTTTTAAATCCCCCGCCAATGTTGAAAACTCCTCGTTCCTCGCTTTCAATAGCTTTATCAAACAAATTGACTAAATCATCTATGTATAGAATGTCTCTTACCTGCTTACCGTCACCAAAAATTTTTACAGTTCCTCCGCCTATTATCAAATTTCCGAGATGATAAATCCATCCTTGATCTTCAGTTCCGCTCTGATCTGCTCCATATATACAGCTACATCTAAATACTTTATTATTTAAACCATATATTTTCTCATAATCTTGAACGTATAAATCGCCCACGAGTTTGCTAACTCCATAAGGACTATGAATGCAACGATCTATTGGAAAATCTTCTCCGATTGAAAACGTCTTATCAATAAATTCATATCTTGTTGATGTTTCTTCTATGGGAATCTTATTTACGTTATCTCCATAAACTTTATTTGTTGACATATAAATTATCCCCGAATCGTTCTCTCTCGCGTATTCACACAATTCAAAAGTCCCCCTCGCATTATTTATAAAATCATATCTTGGATTCTTTAGGGAACGAGTTACAGCAGTTTGAGCGGCACAATGCAAAATTGTATCTATATCTCTCCCCATCTCCTTCCCCATCAAACCATTTATCCATCCAATATATTCTTTATGAATACATCTAATTCCGTTCTCGGCTAGAATTGAAGTTCTGTGGTTTCCGACATCATCTCGTCTATTATCTATAACTGCGACTTCATAGCCCTCCCCTTTAAAATGTAAAGCCAAATTAGAGCCTATAAATCCAAGCCCTCCAGTTATGAATATCATCTAAATCTCCTCCAACAATCTGGAGAGAACATCCTTTCCTTTTTCATTCCTTCTTTCAGCCTCTTCTTGCATAAAAGAGAAGCATTTCATATTTAAGTCTTTTCTTTTAGTCTCAGATAGATTAACAATTTTCTTGATTTTTTCTGCCACTTCAAGAGGATTGTCCAAATTTTTGACTAAAAGATATTTCCACAACTTTTTATCTACCCATGATGTCATAACTGTAGATATTAAGCAAGGTCTTTCCATCGCAAAATGTTCTGCAACAACGTAATCAAAAGTTTCGGCATAGGTAACTTGAAGCCCTAATTTCATGGTTTGAATTGACTTGAAATAATTTTCTTGACTCATCCATCCCATATCAGTAAAACGCAACTTTATTAATTGTGCAAAAAATTTATATCTCGGCTGAAGACCACTAAAATGTAGATGAACATCTGCTTTTTGCGCCCCGTGAATTTGTACCAGAGGGTTTTTTCTTGTATCTAGAGGACAAAATATGTCCACCCAATCCTTCCCCATTTCTAATGTATTGTCTTTAAATTTTTGTATATTATTCCAATCAAAAGCATAAGGCAGATAAATCAGCTTCTCTTTTGGAATGAATTGTTTGAATAAATCAAAGTTTTGAGGAGTGCCTAAAACAACATAATCTAGCAATTTGCTCATAACTATGTCCTTAATTAGGTGAATATAAGAAATTTCCATTCCGTTATTGGAGAAATCCATCTGACCGACGCTCGAAGTCCAGAAAAGCGCTGTAGGAATATTATGAATATAAAGTCTTTGTAATGCCTCGTAATAGATTGGATGCCACCCTCCCAATATCACCAATTTTCTGCCATCTACAGTTTCTTTGGATATTTCATCCGTATGTTGTGTTAATCCAGTTACATCATAGTGTTTTAATACCGAAGTAACCCCAGGATAGCTTTTAGGACACACGGTTATTATCGGTTTGATTTCTCCCATCTATTTAGCCTCATAAACCAATATTTCTCTCAAGTGAGGGACTATGTAAACTCTATTTTTTAAATAGAAGATTGGATATGTAAAATTCTTTATTTTTCTTTTAATCATTTTTTGGGGAATTAAAATTACAAATGGTTCTGTTTTAGCTTCTCCCCTCGCCTTTGCTATTTCATATATTATTTTCTTTTTAACGCCTTTTGATAGAACAAAATAGTTAAATTTGACAGTATAAATTACGTTGTCCGTCTCTTTGCCCTCACAAGTGGATATTTTATCATAATAATAAATTTTACTATCCTCATATGCGTCGATATTTACAGCCAATTTATATTACCTCCTCAAAAGCTTCAATATATTTATCTCCAATTTTTTCTACTGAATAATTTTCAACAACCCATTCTCTTCCCTTCTTTGCCTCTTTATAAGAATCTTCATTTTTAAGGACAGAAACAATTGCATCAATATCGCCCTGCTGAACAAATGTAATGTCTGGACTTTGCCCCCACATTTCCATCAAAGATTTGCTCGTGCTTGCTAATACAGGTTTGTAACAAAGTAATGCTTCCCCAGCACAATATCCCATTTGTTCTTTCCACACGGGAGTGTCTAGACTGTGGAATATGAATATATCAGCCCAATTATATATTTTTGGGAGTCTTTCGTATTCAGTCCAAGATTCTAATAGTACCCTCTTGCCGTATTCGGGATGCTGCAAAATGATTTCATTCATATTCCCCCTGCCCCCAACAAACTTCAATATATAATTTTCACCCAATTTATCAAAGGCTCTTAAAATCACTTCTATTCCTTTTTCTTTTACAAGTCTTCCAACGTATAGTATTTTCTTCGGTTCCTTCCTCTCCTCAAAATGAATTTTAGGTTCTGGAACAAAAAGTTCTACATCCAAGCCTGTTTGTGGAAGTTGTATGACTCGTTTTGCTCCCTTTTCCAACAATATTCTTGATGCATCCTTATTGCCTCCAATTGCCAAATTTGCCTCTTTGATGACACAACTCTCCATCGTTCTCCAAGGCTGTGGATACGCCTTTCTGATATTTTCCCAAGTAAAAAAGGAGAAAGGTATATCAAAAAGTTTAGATACACCAAGTGCATTATATGCACAATAAGTAAATGGTTCTTGCATACAATAAATAATGTCTGGACTAAAATCTTTAATAATTTCGTGTAACTGAGGGAAATACCAAAAATTGGATATACTAGAGAAATAAGGGGGAAATAATTTTAATTCAAATCCGTTCCTTTTAATGGGATGATAGGTTTCCCCCGCATAATTTGGAATACATATAGAGAGAACTTTATGCCCGCGATTGGCTATATATTCCCACATTTTTCTTTGCCTATAATGCGCTCCAGAGTGGGAAATGAGAAGTATTCTCATATTACTGCGCCACCCACAGCCCCTCGCCGCGAGGTATTGAAGTTATTTCGTCCTTTTTTGCGCCCACAACATCTTCCAATTTAAACCATCCTTTTATATAAGTTTCCTCTCCTAGTGGCAATGCTTTAATATAAATTTTGTCGGGGTTAATCATTTTTCTTCTCCTTCTAGCCGCGTCTTGTAATATATTAATTATCTGAGACTTATATTTAATAACTATTGACTCCTTTGTTAAGTTGCTTGTTTCAACTTGAAAGCATACAGCAACTATTTCATCATCTGACTTTAGAAAGTCGGATAGTCTATTAAGACTGTATTCTATCAGGGGATATCTTGTCTTTAGAACCTCCCTCTCCTCCTTTTTATCTTTTATTTTCATCCCTCTTTTCTTCTTCTTTTTTCCTCTTGCCATTTTTGGGCATCCTCCACATTTATTTCAATTGTCTTGTTCCCACTATTTATTACCAAAATAATGCTTGGGTCGAAAACGTTTAAAAATATTTTTCTTTTCATATATCATTCCTCAAATCAAGTTCATAATACAATTTGGTAAAATCATCTCCCGCTCTTCTGGAATCAAAATTTCTTCTGACATAATCGTATCCTTCCTTTGCCATTTTATATCTTTTTTTGGGCAATAATAACATATCTACAATCTTCTCTGCAAGTTCTACGTGATTTCTTGGTTCAAACATTTCTCCACCATATTTTAAAAGTTCTGGAATTGAACCCGTTCTCGAACAAATTACAGGCGTTCCGCACGCTAAAGCTTCGAGCCATATGAGACCAACAGTTTCCTCCCATATCGAGGGAAAAACTACAATTGCAGATTCATTATAAGTTCCCCTGAGACTTTCTGGTGGCATACGTTCTACAAAGTGAACATTCATTAAATTTAAACTTTTCGCTAGATTAACTACCAAATCCAAACTTCTATAATCGCCCTGAGCCACTAGATGTGCCATAGGAAGTCTCTTATTAACCATCTTCCACGCTTTAAGCAAAACTTGAATGCCTTTGTGAGCAATATAATTTCCCGCAAAAAATACCTGCCAAGGATTTTTATTAACATTTTTCATTATATTAAAAAATTCCAAATCAATCCAAGGTTTAATAATTTTCCATTTCCCAACCAATAAATTGTTGTCCTCGAATATCTTGATGTGTCGTTCTGATGGGACGATTCCAGCATCACATTTGTTAATTATTTCTCTTTGTCTTCTCGTCATCTCATAATTATATCTTCCAACACATTTTATACACTTGTCAGCATTAATCTTATAGCACGCGTCATAATCCATTGCTTGCCATACTCTTATCATAAATCTTTGTGGGCAAAGTGTCCAAAAATCGTGAAAGACCCATACTGTAGGAATTCCCATTTTCTGGGCTTCCTCAATCCCCCTCGTTCCGATAAATTGGTTGTTATGGAGTTGGACAACATTTATATCAAAATCTTCTATTATCTTCCTCGTTAGAGGTTTTATTTTTCCCTTTTCTACCTGCCATAGATGTAATTTTCCATCTCCTCTCAATTCGTGTTTGGGGTGTCCAACAAACATAAAGTGAATGGAGTTTATATCATTTCTCTTAACTAATGCATCCAATAATCCTCTAATCCGATTTTCAGCGCCTCCCGCCGTCAAAAATGGGTTTTGAAGCAACACATTCAAGACTTATCGCCCCATTTGTTTTTCCTCACCAATAACATTTTCAAACAATTGGCTAAGTCTTCCATTGCAGGTCTTTGATATTCCGTCACCAATTCGTATTCCTCAAAATATTTTTTGAAGTCCTCGTCATTCACATCATCAGGAAAGAGATCAAGCAAAAACGTCAACGATAAAACGTCAACTTTTGATTGCATGAAGACCATCGTTATGTCAATCAAATCTGACATTTTCACACTTACTTCTCTACTCAATACGATCCCTCAAATATTCGTCAAATTGTTTAACAATAATGTTTATATCATATACTTCTCTCGCTCTTTTTACTCCTCTCTCGGACATTGCCTTCTTCTCGTCTGGATTTTCTATCAACCATTTCATTTGTTCATAAGCATGATCAACATCGGCTAATGCTCTATCAACTCCCGCGCTTCCAGTTTCAAACGTTTCAACCTTGACGGGGAGTCCACAAGTCCAATTCCCAAGTATTTCTTTCGAAGTTGTATATGTCGTTGCAACGTTAGCACAGCCACACGAGAGAGATTCGGTTAAAGTTAGCCCCCACCCCTCCCCGCCAGTTAAGTAACAAAATATATCTATACAGTTATAGACCTCCGCTAATGTTTCCTCAGAAACTCCATACATAAAATTTGCCATCATATCGGGCGAGGGGAATATAACATCTTTCCCTTCCTGCAAGCCAAATCTCTTGACTATAAAAGATAAATCCCATCCCTCCTTGTCAACTTTATCCATCCATAGAAGAAGAACAGTATTTGGATAATCTTTATGAAGTTTGACGAATGATTTGATAGTTCTGGGGATTTTCTTTCGAGTTTGGTTTCGATCCACCCGTCCAATTACAATTTTGGATGGGGGTATTCCAAGTTTCTGTCTCATTTCTCCAATAGTTTGCTCATCCAAAGGTTTAAAGATATTTGTCTTGACTCCATGAGGAATTTGATCGGTTTGTATTCCCTCCGCTTTAATCAAGTCCGCGCCGTATTTTGAAATACACACCTTATAATCCACTCTTTTCAATATCTCTTTTATTTGATCTGTTACTGGATATCCATCGATAGGAAACCAATACAACCAAGGGACGGGAATCTCTGTTTTATATAAATAAGAGATCATCCAGAAATCAGCAAGCGTTATCAGAACATCTGGATTTTCCTTTGGAAGCCAATATTTGATTGCTCTCTCCCCGAATCTGTCTCCATAAATATTTGGAAGAATCCTATAACCCAAGACATCCTTATGAAAGGAGGCAACCATTTCCTGACCAAAGGATTGCCATCCTATGTGAGCAACATCATGTCCAACTTTATGAAGATATGTATCCAAATTTCTTAATGCAGTTCCAAAGCCAGATATGGTGTGTGATGATTGGTGTCCAAGAAGGGGATTCCTTACTTAGATATCACCCATCGTTAATATCTTCATTTTTTCACCTTATCCCTCCTATATTGTCTTCTATTCCAATATCCCTTTTCTTTTAATTTCATATATTTTTTCCACTTCCTCTCTCCATATATTGTAGCATCATTATATATCCAATCTAGTAGTTTTCTTGCTTCTCTAGTTGCATATTTTATTTTATAAACACCTATTTGTTTGTGACACGTTTTCAATCTTAATCCCAACAATTTGTTTATCATCGCTGAAATCCACGTTAAAAATTCTTTAGTTCCTATAATTTCTACTATCGTCCTATTTTGAACGTCATAAACTCCACCATCCCCATCAAAAACTCCTCGAAAGAAGTGCTTAAACATATTATTTGGAACGTCAATAATTCCTTGAGTTGATGTTTTTCTCGGATGGACTCCTAGTTTTTCTAAGTCCTTATACATTTTAACGCTACCAATAGACAAGCGATAATAGAAATCTCCTAGTGTGTTTTTTGATTGTTTTGCATATTTTATCGGATGTTCTGAATCCATAGCCTTCCTTATTTTTTCTAAAATGTCTTTGTCAACAATATTTATTTGAATTTTTCGTCCCTCAACTAAACATCCATCTGCTACTATAAATCCCAAACAATAGTAAGTGGACTCGGAAGACTTTTTAAAGAAGTCTTCATTTATAGCATATTTTCTATTATGGTGTGTCATTAACATACTATTTGTTTTAGTCTTATATAAATGTTTCCTTATCCACGTTTCTTGTTGAGTCAAAACGTTTCGAGAAGAGTTATCTTGCGAACTATCACCAAGGGTTAAAATCTTCATGTATTTTCTTATAATTAAAAGGAGAACTTATATAAAAAGATATTGGTTTTTAATTATTTAATTTGATAATCTCTGCTCCATAATCTCTTTATTATGCCCTCCCTCAAACAAATATTTAAATGTTTTCTAACTGTTGATCTGTTTCTCCCGCTCTCCTCAACAACTCTATTAATATTGATTTTTCCGCTTGGATAACTATTTTTAAATGCTAATATTAAAATTCTTCTAGTTTCATCTTTTAGTTTCATTATTTTTTTTCGATTGCTCATCCAACTCTATTTTGCCTAAAAAATTAACAATGGGGATTCCTAAATAAAATTTTTCACCAACAAAATGAGGAGTAAAAATTGCCTCTTCTGGTTGTTTTAAATAAACAATCTCTCTATTTTGAGAGTTTCTAGCAGCTATAAAAGTATGTTGTCCCATTTTATGATGAATTACCCATATCCACAAATCGGAGCAGGCATCTATATCTCTCACAGAGGGAATGGTTCCATTTGGATGGCTATGAAATTTTCCTTGTTTATATAAACCAATACTGGAAGCATAAAGATTACACCAATATCCGCCCCAAGAATGTTCTCTATACGTTCTATATTTTTTATTTCCCTCTTCTACATTTGGAACAGGGAAAATGTCTCTAATAATTGTATCTTCAAGATATTTATATCCTAAAAGATATCCTCCCACCTCTTCTGGATGTTTCGCATCACACAAAGTTTCAAGTTTTAGTTTTGCCTTAGAATCTAGTAATATTTTTTCCATAAACATCATTTCTTCAAACCAGTATAAAAATCTTATGATATGTCTTCAATCGGAGTTTCAATATAAATTTTATAAAAGTTCTTGGGGGGAGCAAAATTGTGTTCTCTCGCCTCAGTTGCAATATGCCGAGCTATAGCGGGCATAGTTATCCTTTTATCGCTCCAATTTTCTATTCCTACTTGATCTAGAGCGTGTTGTAATGCTCGCATAATTCGTTCTTTGGGCATAGGAGGATATTGAGGTCTAACCTCCTTTCTAGGAAGTCTGGGAAGTTTTGGAAGATCGATCTTCTCTTTCGCAAATATCTGATGTTTATAATTTTTTAGAACTACTCCTTCCCTTCGATGGCGACGACACCAAGTTAACGATTTCTGAATTCGTTCATTTAATTCTTCTAATGATGCTGGTATAAATCTATCAATAACTCTGACTATAGGTATTTTAAATTGATATGCTCTTTGATATACATACTCGTATGGTAAAAATCTTTCAGCATTTACGTCATATATGTCGAAAATTATCCAATGAATATTTGAAATTGCTGATTCTATTCTAGTTGGCGATCCGCTTCTTTTTTTAATGTGATAACTTCCACATTTAGGACATTTTATTGTCATTTTTTCTTAATTCTCCATTTTCATATCTTTTTATCCATTGACAATTCATACATAATACTTGATATCCCTCTGGATAATTATTATCTTGTAACCAGCGATAAAAATGTCTTCCACCTTTTCTATTTTTTCCAAATAACTCTCTTCTATGATCTCCACCGCCTCCCTTGATATGATCTATTGAAAGAGTTCTTATATCGCTCATACCACATTGACGACAAACAGGTGTTGAGAGATGGGAATAATGAGATAAAACTTCATATTTTATTTTCTGACTCCATATCTTACTTCTTTCGTTGCTTGCCTTTATTAGTTTTATTCTGTTTTTCTCATAATACTCCTTTTGTTTTTGTCTTATTTTATCTTTATTCTCTTCTCTATATTTTTTATTATATATCCTCCTCCTCTCTCTGTTCTTGATATAATATTCATGTTTATATTTTTTTATACATTCTTTACACTCAGTTCGTCTATTCTTTTTTTCCCCTTTCTTTTCTTTCATAAAAATCTGAAACGGGTTTAATTTGATGACATATTCGACATTCGCGGAGTTCCATAATCATTATAGGTTCACTTCTAAAATATAAAGGTTTTGTTCAACTCACCATTTATATCTACAATCTTTACATATGAAACGACCTTTCTTAAGCAACTCGCCATATAAAATGAATTTATTATCATAATTTAATTCATTCTTTAATAATTCAATTGCTCTGGAATATTCTGGGGTTGATCTCAATCGAGCCCGAATGCTCTTATCAGCTTCTTTCATTCTCCTACTAGAGATTTGGGGGATTTCGTCCTCATCAAACCAAATTGATGTATTTTCTCCGTCGCGCTTAACAGTAAAAAGAACAACCTTTCCTAATAATTCTCTCCCCTCATTTCTCAATCTTTTAACTGGTTCTAAATCGGGATATTTTTTCCAAATAGACATTACATTTTCCACCAATCATTTGGAATATATATTTTAATTCCTCGCTTTTGCATAAATTCTAGTCGAATATAAAATGCCACATTTATCAAAGCAAGGTCTATTTCTTTAATCGCAAATCCTCTCCCTCTAATTTCAGAATTAAAAAATTTTATTAATTTTTCTGTGAGGAGGGCAACATTATCTTCTTTCATTTTTTTCACACACCTCATTCTGTTGCTTGAACTTCGCTCTCTGTTTGATTATTTCGGCAAAAAATGTGTTGATATAATCCATCGCCGTCTCAAGATAGTGGTTTGGAACTTCTAATGGTTCCTCCTCACGATAGAGTCCCATCTTTTTTCTCCTTTCTACGTCGGTTTTCAAGATTTTCAAATAACCTTCCCAGCTTTCCACTTTCTTTATAAGTTCTAGGAGCGCATCAAATTTAACAATCACACTCGAATTATCATAAGTTTGCAATCCATACTTATCTTCAAGTTCTTCAAACGTTCTTTCTTTTTTACGTATTCATCTCTCCTCCTCGACGACGCCCAAGACAGCATAAAGCTTCTCTTTCCATCTCAGTAATCGATCAAGTGATTTTCTCGTCAACCAAATCCAATCCATATTGAGAATCTCAACCAGTTCGGGCATGAGTTTCTTGATGGCTTCAAGACTGCGCTCAAGTTCAATTTTCTTCTTCATGGTCTTCTCAAGGAGAGGCGTGTCACTCCAATCTATACAATCCCAGTTTCGTGCTTTCTCCCATATCGGCTTAAGCTTCTCCCTTAACGCATCTATGTCGGCGCAAATTTCGCTTATTAGCTCATCAAAAGAATCATGGCTCTTCTGCTGACAGGGCTTTTCTGCATCTGGAACAACAATCTTAGGCTTTCCTTTCTTTACTTTCGTTACTTCAAGTTCCACGTTGTATCGCTTTGGATTCATCCTAACATACACATTCTTTTCGATCTCCTCCTCGGCGGCTCCCAATATTCTCTTTAATTCGTCTAGGTCTTTCCCAGAACAACATAGATATTTCATCCCTGCCGTTTCACAAATCTCTACCCTTTCTGAAAACCAAGTCTTGACGGCTTCGAGGCGACTTTTGGCATTATAGGCGTCTAAAACTTCTTTATCATCAGCTCTGAGCCATTTGTTGAACCCATCCCACATCTCTTCCTTTCCACGCGTCCTTTTGAAGCATTCCCCGCACATCGTCATCGATGTCTCTGGATCGATGAACCCACCACATATCGGGCATCGTATCCGCAGGTCGAGATCGTTTAAGGGGTTGTGGCTCTCCCGCTGCTTCGATAATAGATTGGGAGAATCTCTATCAGTGGCATGTTGGGTCGCGCGCGTTTCCGTCCTTACACTCGCGAGCTTTGACGACCCTATGCCTACAGCAGTTTCGGGTGCCGATATCCTCCCTTTCTTATTCTTTTCTTTCTCTTCCATTTATAAAATCCTCGTCTCTTATTTCGTTAATAACACTCCACCTAGTTTCGAGATATTCTTGTTTTAAAAATTCAGTTGGATTGATATTTAGCATACATTGTTGAACAAATGGACAGTAACCCTTCACACACATCCATCTAACAGACATATCTCTTGGAGGCAAAGTTCTTGTATTTAAGTAAAGAGACAATTTAGAAGATCGTTCCAGCATCTCCTCCTTAATGGCTTCTAATTCCCTAGCAAATAAATCTCCTATTCCAGCCATTATACTGGCATCATCCACATTAATATAGAGAATGCCTCCAACATCAACATTATAATTATTTTCCTCTAAAAGAACACGATAATATTCGAGTTGTCTCAAATGATGTTCTCTAATTTTTACAACATATGCCCCCCGTTTTCTGTCATAATATGTAGGTATGTTTCTGGTACTTTTTTTATCAAAAAACAATCCATTCTCATATTCATCTACGGTTCCATTTATTCCTCTCCAAGACAAAGATAGTTCGTGTTGTTTACACAGAGGCATTTTATGAAGTTCTATGCCAGTCCAAATTCTTATCGCGCCTTTAATATCTAAATTGAGGGGGGGCATTAAAGCATTATAATATCCCTTTCTCGCGCAAGGATAAATAATATCCGAAACGTGAACACCTTTAACTCTTCCTTCTCCAGATTCTTGAAGATATTGGAAGAGTCTTTCAAGAAATCTTTCTTCTATTTTAGTTTCCATTTTTTGTTCAAAAAGAGGGGAACTATCTTTATTCGCCCAGCTCAAATAACTCAACTCTCTTTATAAGAGATGTGCGTTGAATCTACTGTAACAAGTTGAAGTTCTACCATCCGCTTAGTGATTTTATCTGCATCTACGCCCCTCGTGTTACAATAATTTTTCCAAGTTGCCAAATCTACCTTTTTTATATTTTTCAACGAACCTGCCAACTGTAGCGCGATTCCATCCAAATCTTCTGCTTTATCAGGTTTGGGGGAGGGAGGAGTTACTGTTGTTTGGGAGGTTTCAATTGCTTTAGTTCCCGCCAAAAGTTCCGCATCATATATTCTATTTCCTCCCCTCCTCTCCTGGCTTCTCCATATCTTCCATTTACTTCCAGAAAGTAGCGGATCTGGTTGCCCCTCCTGCCAGTTCAATACTTCTAATATTTTTCCAGTAAGAGTTGTTGACATCCATAGAGTATATTCTTCTCCTGCTACTGCTGGATAACTGTCCTCGCTCCCCACTTTGGCTCTTGCCGTCCCCTCAAGGTATCTTACCTGAGCGAAGGTTCTAATATCATCTACCTCTTCGCCACGTCTAGTTTTTTTCTTTCCAAAACTTCTAGTTTTTGGTTCCGACAGAAACACGACGATTGCGTGATTATCGTCGGTAATTTTCAAGTTGGGCGGATAATCCCTTCTTGCTCCTTTCGTCCAAGACATAGTTTTATAGATTATTTGGTAATATTTAAGCATTTCGCTTATAAATATAGTATTAGTATATGCTTCAAATTAAAATTAAAGAAGATTATTTTTGATAGAACCATTTAAATTGAAGTTGGATTCTGGTAAAGGCAAAACGCCACCGTTAAGAAGCAGAAGAGCATCCTTATAAGAATGATAATTCCGCCCTCTACGATGAATTATACATGGAACAAAATAATCTTTCTCTCTAAAAACGATTCCCGCTTTCCCCGCTCTCGCGCCCATACAAAAAGCTATAATACAACATAATGGATATTTTTCAGATAAACCTCTTCTGAAATGATTTATCCACGCCATCATTTCAACATAATATGAGATTTCTCCAATATAAAAGTTTATATAGAGGGGAATTGCCCTCTTAATTGATGAAAATTTTCAAGATTAGACATTTATGCTCTAAACACGTCTGGAATCGTTCGAGAAGTATAATGGGGAGAGTAATAGATGTCAGAGTTGGACATTTTAGAATTTCAGGACTTGTGCTAAATTCCGACGGAACTTATTATTACAATCCCACGCTTGCTGCAGACGGAACTATGTTCTGTGATTGTCAAGGATTCAAGGAAAATCTGATATGTAGTCACGTTCTTGCACTTTTGCGCAAAGCCGAATTTGAAGGATTTAATATAGAAAAGTTTATAAACGGTCTGAGAGGTGAGTATATCGAGGACGAATACGTGAAAATATATGAAACTAGCTTGAAAGGTTATAACGATCTATTTGGAGGACTTCAAGGCGGGCGACACCCCAATATGCTCTTTTCTGAAGCAGAAATTGGCAAAAGTTATCTAAATGCTCAGTTTTGTGTAGATATGTTATTGAAATATAATCTTAATGCTTTAATCAACGATACCGAGGGAGGAGTTGCTCCAGAATGGTTCTACAATATTGCTAAACATAAAGGCAAGGAAATAGATGTTAAATTTATTGATTGGAGAGTTAGAGATAAAATTAAAAAATCGAAAGATACAGAAACTCATATGCCTGAATATGATTATTCAAAACTGAAAATAGAGAAGCCCGATAAACCAACAATATATATCTATGATGCTAGGCATATAGTTCAGGTTTTGCCATTTTTCGGAAGACCCATAAGTTTTAAAATTAAAGGAGGAGTTATGGAACCGATAGATGCTGGCGGAACGGTATCAATATGGGAAAGCCCCATTGGAACTATCGTAGAGAAATGCAATATTGGATATGTTGCTAATGACTCATTATCCGCTCCACTTGAAAAATTCTTTGTTGGGGGGCAAATAAATTACAGAACACGAACCAAAACAACGCAAGTATGGCTTGGGAGATCACAGGACTTGATCGACGAATATAAAATAGTTCTTATGAATATCGCCCATGCCACGATAAATCATTCAAATCCTTATGCCGTTCCCGTTCCCGTCGGTGGCAAAGCAGTTCTCCACAATAATAAATATATTGCCTTTATGGAAAAATACAAAAATAAGAAATTAAAAAATTGGAGAAACCTACGAAAGATGAGAATATTCAGACATATGACAAAACCATCTTGGTCTGAAGAATGTATATTTGAAATTTCAGAACATGGATTTGAGGATTTCTCGATGAATTAATTTTGCCAAGGCATATTCTTTCTCTTTTTATAATTACAGGAATTATCACAAAATCCCCATTTTATCAAAGTATCACAACTAATAGGTTTGAGATTTCTATCTTTTATGGAATTTCTAGAATAATTTATTTGATACTGTGTTTTGCTCTCATCATAATCTGAAAATTGACTCATAAACCAGTGTATCTTTTCATCTGTCATTTCTGAATAAATAGCATCCATCAAAAATGCCAGCCTAGCATTATGTGATGGATCTTTTTTTAGCGCCGAAATTATACATTTTCTTATCTCCCAATTGCCTATCTCCATTTTTTTGCTAGATCTTTTTATTTTTTTATTCATCATTATTTCCTGCAAAATCTTAGTGGTATATTTTATCGGAATTGGATTTTCTTTAAAGGAATTGATATCTGGAATGTATGGTTCTCTGTCAATAGTTAAAGGTATTACTTGATTGCCAGTTTTCTGATGATATGAGAATGGCAAGCGAGCTAGAGCGTTTATATGCGTGGGAAGTTTATCAAAGTTTGGGTAAAGGGAAAAATCTCCAAGGATGTCGAAGAGTATTTTCTTGTAAAATTCTCTCGCCCCTCTCTCCTTTTCGGCTGTAAATTCTAATTCTCCTATATACGCCCACACATGATAACCACGTTTTCCGCTATAAGTAATTATAGGTTCTGCATTCATATTTTTTATCTTTCCGGCTATAATTAGTGCTTGAAACCACACATCATCCAATTCTTTTGCATCATAAGAATACTTACTTAATTCTTTTTTGGTATCGAATTCATAAAACAATTTTTCAATACGCAAAACTGGTTGTACTGAATGGAATGCGGGCTTCCTATATAACCAACATTCCCTAATGAATTGTTTATATCCCTCTAATGAATTATAAAATTTGTTTCTAAATTGCCCAAATTGATGATTCCCATAAGCGAGCCACCTCTCAAGAAATGTCTCGACCTTCGAATCATCTAAGTCAAACATACGAGAGATTGAGTGAAGCTGTATATTTAAACTTTTTTATTTGTATAAGCGAAGTTTTACTGGAATTGGTTGCTGAAACAAACATTTGGAATTGATATTTTGTATCCTATCGCTCCATATACTGATCATCCAACATTCTCTCTGCCGACGCTCTGTATCTTCCAATTCTACCTTCCCCCTATTATAAACAAACAAATCGTTTATTCTTATGTTTGAAGCAACAGGTATTGTCCTTACGAATTTGCATATTGATGGTATAGATACTCCAGACCAGTTCAATAGATCATTTATTTCAATACGATCTAATTCCAATCTTGGTTCTCTGAGTGGCATATTACATTAGTAATGGTCTTTTCTTTTATTTAAACCTTACTCTTTTTATATATTATTTAGCTAATTTTAGTCTCTTGAAGTCGCCACAAAACCTTCGGTGGTGAAAAAAATTAAACTCCCTCTTTTTGATAAATCCCCTTATATATTTCCTTTGCCTCGTTAATAGGGATAAAAAGCATTTGTGCTATTTTTGCGTTAGAAGTTAGAACAAGTCCATACTCATTATGAACTACCAATAATGTCTTTCCCCGACCTTCATATCCCGCGTCCCAAACTCCAGTTTCAACGGTAATGCCACATCGTAACATTGAACTACGATGAATTGATAATGCACAAAGATTTTTTGGTAATTTGATTATTTCATTATATTCAACTTTATAACTGCCTTGTTTAAGATAATAAACTTCATTCACAGGATTTAATTTAATAGTTTCTGTTTCTGGTATTCTTCTGTCCAAATTGGAGAAATCTATTATTCCTCCCTCGCTAAATTTGAATATTTGACCTACTGTTAAATCGAAACCGTTTGGCTGTATTTGTTTGCTTAAATCTCTATAGTTCCGAATCAAATCTTTTTCTCTAATTAATTTTAGAATCTCTTTGTCATTTAAAAACATTATCGCCCTCCCCTCCTCGGTTTTAATTCTTGCTCTTTTTTCATTCTCTTTTTAATCATTTTATCTATATTGCCAAGAATTTTAGTCCAAAACATCCCAAAAAGGGCAAATCCAAGTAATGGCATATTCGCACCATATGGAGGTTCACCAAGTTGGAGACAGCCCCTCATTTGTCCGTTATCCCAATAAATATAGGAACCCTCTCTCCGCAGAATCATCGGCTTGATGACATCTGGAATTTCTCCGTCTCGAAGTTGAAAAAGATAATCAACAAAGCAAGATTTTAATGTGTTGCTCATATTCTCACCAATCATATCAATCTTGTTCAACATAATTATCAACTTTTATATCACTAAATTGAAAGTTTATTCCTCGACTCTTGAAATATTCATTACCCTCTTCGACCATTCTCTGTTTTAATTTGTTAAGTTCATCTTCATCTTTCAAAACAGAATATCCAGAAAGATCCGTTTCTATTTCCTCAACTGTCTTTTTTAATTCATATATTTTTGGTCTAAAATTCGTCTCCATTATATATCCTCTCCCCTCAAAATCCTTCAGCCATTTCAATACAGTTCCTCTACTTTTCTTTAATTGATCTGCTATTCTAATTTGCATGGAGGGGTTAATAGGCGTTCCAGCATCATCATTAGTAGGAGGTCTTAATTTTAACTCCCTAAAAACTTTAACGAGATCATAATCTCTCCCCTCAACGTCTTTTGCCATATAAATAAGACTTTCGCGAGCTATTTGTAAAATTTCTATTGCCTTTTCAGGTGTTAAAATATAAACAATTTTATTATTCAAATTTATTCTTGGAAGAGTTCTACAATTTAAAACTCCATACATCTGAAGTAATAATTTTATTTTGTCATAATCCCCTCTAATTCTCAGCTTGCTTTTATCCAAAATGGAGAAAACACTCTTATAAAATGAAATTAAAACGTCCACATCTTCTATATGATTAACCAAACAAGTCAATACCTCTTTTGAGTAATCATAATCTGTATATGCTTTAACTCCCAATAAAACGTCGTTTTCTTGATTGTTTCTCCAAACCTTGAATTTTTCTATTCTCCGTGTTTGTTCTACAGAGCCATCTGGAGAAAAAATCCAATATCGTCTGACAAATTGAGCGTCTATATCTCTTCTAGTCGTGCTTGTAAAAACCGTTATTGGATCTGTTTTTATTGTCTCTGTTGTATATCTTCCTGTATCTGGGTCTTTCACAGTATATGTAGTTACGAGTCCCTCATCCTCTACGGAGAGCATTTTAATGCTTGCATTTCCATAAGAATCATTCTCTTGGTCCAGTCTTCCCAATTCTTTGATAAACAATATTTCTTTTTCGTTTAGTTGTTGTCCCATATAATTTAATGCCCTTTTTGTCAAATGTGATACTGTATGGCTTTTATAAAAGGAAGCGATAGTTTTCAATATCCAAGTTTTTCCCGCCCCAGCTTCGTGTTTTGCACAAATTATCGTCTTCTTCTCTGGATTCTTACATTTACCGGTTATTGCCAAATTAAATATGAGCAATTTATTCGATCTTTCGCCCGCAATTAAATTATCCAAATGTTTCTCAATTAACACGATTGGAGACGGATGAGATAAGATTTTTTCTGCTTCGGTCTCTATTTCATCTTTAAATTGAAAATCTATTGCAGAAGTATCATCAATTTTTTCCTCTTCTGTCTTTCCAAATTTTCTAATATTCCAAACATTTATTGTTTTCGTTATTATCGCTCGGATTCGTTGAATGATTGGAAGTGGCAAAGGCTCTCCTTGAAAAATATCAATAAGAGCGGAATATATCAATCCTGCTGGTTTTGTTTTTGTTTCCTTCTTCATTATACTTTTCCATATATTTTCTATTTTTATATTTTCCTCTATGCCTAGAACTTCATCATTAAAAGCGTTAATAAGAAATATTCGGCATCTTTTATCGTTCATTCTCTCCAATTTTAATTGATATACTACGTTTTCAGCCGATCCTATAACCTTATTGGGGTCAATTTCGTTTAAATTCCCAGATACGACTTCCCCCTCAATTTTTATAAAATCGTTTTCAGTCATATTATCACCTTTAATGGAGAAGTTGTATTTTAACCTTTTCTTTTTCGTATCGTGAAAAAAGGAGTCAAGGAACCCGCCAATACTGACGACCAAGCATAAGCAAGTGCATCGACCATATGATCTCTTCCAACAGTAGAATCAAAAGTATAATAACCAGTTCCTCCCAATTTGCCAATATAGCCAGATAATTCAAATCTAAGTTCTTGAGCTTGAATATCATTTATATTTTTATTAATCCACAATTTTTCGCTCATAAATGCTTCGTCTAGCCCCATTCTTCCCCCACTGCCAACCATTAATTCGTTTTTTTGTTTGGATTTTACCCTCAATCCTCTTACTGGAAGGTTTTCCTCAATCATATGAGACATAAGTTCATCTCCATGCCCTCCTGTTGCATCTATAGTATATAATCTCACAGAATATCTCGGTTGGACGCTTGTCATAATATATTTAGCAATTGATCGCATCTGTTCTCTTTCCCAAGATTTAATATAAACCACTCTATAAGGGATTTCAACGTTCTTTGTTACATTATTTATTATGACATCCATGTTTCCCAAAAATTCTTCAATTATTATTAATACTGTTGGATCGTTTATTTTCCCAACATCAATTCCTGCATAACAGGGTCTTTTGCTTCTTGTTGGTAACTTTCTCAAATTAAACACGGGGATTTTAGTAAATACTTGATTTGCAGTTCCATACCACTGTGCAAGATATTCTCTGTTGAATCTAATTTCCCCAAGGCTTGCTTTCTCCTTTTCTAAATCTTTTTCGGTAAGAGCAGGGCATTCAGTAGATGGAATAGTATAAGATTTAATAGGTTGAATTTCCTCTGCGGGTATATCTATCTTAATTCCTTTTTTAACTTTATTTCTCAATTCTTCTGCTTTATTTCCTTCTATCCACTTTCTATAGAAAAAACTTCCTATAGATCCAGCAGTTGATAACCATACAGTTTTTCCACCCGTATGAATCGTGAGAGGAGTGATGGATGGAAACATTCTATCATATATCAAACAAGCCTCATCAACAAATAATAAATCAGCGTGATAGCCTCTTATATTATGAGCTTCTGGAACTGTGGTTCCATGTGCCTCCACAATACTGTTGTTATTCCATCGAATATTGGTTCCTCTCTCCCCATCAATAAATAAATCATACCAACCTTTACGTTTTAATCTTGAAACAAACGTTTTGGCGAAACTTAAAATTCTCTGTGCTTGATTCAAGTTGAATGAAATGATTCTAACTTTTGATCCTTCATGCATAGTAGCATACCAATCTGCAATTGAGCCACAAATCCAAGACGCTCCAATCTGTCTCCCCTTCAAAATAACAAGTTCTTTTAAATTTGGATTTGCCACGTCCCTTGCGATCATTTTTTGATAATCATAAGGCTCCTCCCCAGGTATCTTGAAAAATTTATTGTGAAAATATATTGGATCTGTTTGAAGTCTCTTATATTCTTCATATGCTTCTGGAGAGAGTTCATTCTCATCTATAAATGCCATCTCTACCACGTTTCTGGAGTTCTATAAATTAAATCCATACCAGAATTATCCATTTTGTTTACAATCATATATCCCACTTGAGATGTTATACCGCGAGAAATAAGTAGAGAATTCTCCCTTTGCATAGTTCCGCCCATAGCATAATATCTATGCCCTGCTTGGGGTATCATATATAATTGATGGAGATGTCCAGTAAGAAGAATATTCGGTCTTTCAATGAGATTTCTATCTATTTTTTGAAGCATATAAGTTAAGGAATAACTCATTCCCCCAGCACCGTGCATCATTAAAATGTTGTATTTCTGATTATCGATTCCAAGATTGGCTACGTGTCCATAATATCTAAAATTTAAATTTTTCTTTATTTTCGGCATTAACGCTTTATAACAATCAAGCCCCACAAGTATGTTGCCCTTTATTTTTTCTTCGTGATTGCCTATTACAGTATGTAAAACCGTTCCCTTCGGAAACATATTGAAGAGTCTTGCTACCTCCGCTATCTGATCTGAAATTGATAACAATTTAACATCTTGAAGTTCCATTCGATGAACTCCTCTCCCCTGAAATGTATCTCCAGGTATTAAGACATCCTTTATTGAATATTCTTCAACATCCGAGATCAAATTATCAAAAGCCATTCGAGAAAAGGTTCTTGAGCCAATATGATGATCGGAACTTATGATAAATGGAACTTCTATTTCACCTAATATTCTGTAATACTTTTCTTGAGAATCTACAGAATATCTTACCAAAACTATTTCATCGGCAATATCTTTAATATCATATCCATCTGATATTAAATCTTGTATATATCTATCTAATATTTTTCTTGAAATATTCCATCCACAATTTTCCTCCAGCTCGGATAAAAATAAATCCTTTAAAATTGGTAGTTTTTTTCCTCTCAATAATTTAAGAATATCTTCTTGAGGTGTTACTATATCCTCTTCCGTTTTTATTATTTTTAATGATTTCATATTTTTTCACCATCCGTTCTAATTAAATATATTATATTTTTATCTTGTATAACTTTTATCGGTTCGCCTTTAGATATCCACCCTCTTAAACGCCGAGCAGTATGTTTGGCACGAACTGGGAAAGTCAGTTCAATTTTTCCTTTTTTGATTTTTGAATTTAGGAAGTTTATTATAGTTTGTCGATAAATGCCTCTCGACGGGGGTTTTATATCAACAATCTCCTCAATTCTCAAATTCTCCTTCCCCACCATCTGCCCCACCAATATACTTCCCTCCTATTAAAATCTTTCTTATTTAAATTTCCATCTTTTAAAATTAATTTTAACAAAAAGACATCCTCCTCAAAGGAACTGATCCATTGATATTTTTCGTTCTTTTATTAATTTAATCTTATTAATCTCTTTATCATTTAGAACCAGTCTTAGAAATGGTTCAACGTTGTTCCATATTCTATTTTTCCAGTAAAAATCCAAAGCCCTTTTAGTCAATTTTGGGAGCTTTTTAACGGCTTCCTCTGGCGTTAAATTTTCATCAATCGGCTCTGCTATTTTTTTATTTTTATCAACATCAATAACTATATAAGCCATTTTCTCTCCGGGTCTAATTTTCCCTCCTCTAGCAACCAGCTTCTTTGCTGCTTGAATTACTGGCGTTTCTTTCTCGTATTCGTCCAGTCTCTTTTTAATTCCTATTTTGAGGATTAGCATATGATCATATTTATTATCATAATAATCTTTAATAATCTTCGACCACATCTCATCTAATTTTTCTGGAGAATCTAGAATCATATTCAAAGTTTTCATTTGAAATTTCCTCAAGAATTGTGTTCTATCTGAGCGCACGAGCGGGAGTCCTCGACTGTATGGATACCATGACAAATTACTATTTTCATCCCTTTGCCATCCATTATTGTCATCATAAATTACTCTCCAGAAATATTGTTTTTTAACCTTTCCAAAAACTCCTCTATCTATTATTTTTTCAAGTTTAATTTCAATTCCGCTTTCAAATTTGTCTTTATAAAACTCTTCCAATTTTTTACTATAATTATTTCCAAAATCGAGTAATTTTTTCATATCATCCCTTGTCAAGTTTTTATAAGTTTTATTAACATTTATCAAGTTTGGAGATTTAATTACTACACTATCAGAATCTCCATAGACAACTAAAACATTTTTCTCCCCCTCAAAAAAGGATTTTGTTTTTAATAATGCTGTCCTTGCTAAATATGTTACCATTCCAACAAATTTCTCTCTTGGTTGATCTGGAATTCTAAAATCGACTTCCTCCTCGTTGTCTTTTATATGAAGCATCATATTTTCTGGTATTTCTTTTTCCACCTTCCATCTGCTTGATGACATACCTAGCACCCCATAATGAGCCAAAAGAATTACTTTTACAGAATATTGCTTTCTATAATATTCTTCATATTCGGCGGAATTATGAGAATATTTTTTCATTTCTTCTTTTAATTCATTTCTTCTCCCCTCCAATTTGTGGAGAATAGATGGAAATAGAGGAAGACCTTCCTTTCCATAAAATTCTCCGAAAGCTCTAGCAAATTTCATATATTCTTCTATACCATTTTCAGTAAAAGTTCCATTCCATTTGTAATATGCTATTGGATCGAGAAGATAGGATTGAATAATTCTATTATAAAGACTTAAAAAGTCATAAACAAACATAAACGAGTGAATGCCTCTTTTCGGGGGGAAAACAATAGCACCTTTAAAAGATTTCTTCTTTTCTTCATATTTTCTAGTTGAGGGAACTACCCACTTCTTCCCTTCCTCAGTAAGAAGTCTTAAAGCAGAAGTATCTACAATGTGTGATGACCACACTGCAAAATCTATAAATATTCCAACTTCATCCGCTACTGAAGAATAAAGATTTATAATATCCATAGCCTTTTCCATTACATATAAAGCATAACTATGCGAAATATTAATATCTTTCATTTTTTGGGGGTTGTTTTTCCATGCTTTATAATAACTTGGCAGATGTCTTATTCTTCTATCTCTTATCTTTATGCCATTTTTTATTAATTTTGTTTCATATTTTTTAAGCATTTTTTCATACGCGGTTGTTAATTTATCATAATACGTTTTTTGATGAAAAATTCGATGAAACTCTGCAAGATCGACAAATCTCCATATTCTCCATTCAAGCCATAACCCTAACGCTTTACATCTCTTAGATAACTGTTTTTGTTCAAAATCTTTATTCCATACAACTATATAATCATAATCCATCAAGAAATCAAAGAGATTCTGTAACATTTTGCTTTCTGATGTCTTTCCATATTCCCAAGTAAAGTAGTGAATTTCTCCATCGTCTGTTGTAGCCGAGGCACATAAAATGGAATATTGACCAGCCTCCTCTGGAAATCCACGAGAATCATCCGTTTCTATATCTAGGAAAACAAGTTTGGGCGGAGGAAGTTTGCCATTATAAGCAGATATTTTATTATTTTTAAGAATTAGTCCTGCTTTAATCCCCCCATCAATTCTAATTCTTCTAATAAACGGTATATCTGCCTCCGAAAGTTCTACGCCCATTTGTTGAAAGTGTTTTCTTAATTGCCCGACTCTCCAAGGCTCCCATAAATCGCATCGCATCGGTTTTCCATCTTGAAGCGCAAACTCCAAATTTGTCGTGTGAAATTCATAATCCCTCCCCTCCACAAGATTCATCATTTCTAATTCTTGCTTAATCACTTCTCTATCTTTTTCATCGAAATAAAAATACGGTCTTATAGGGCTTCGTATCGGTTCGGGAAATATCTTTTTTCCATTATTTGTTCTAATAGCCATATAGATTAATGGAGGCTTGCCCTTTTCAGTTTTATAAAAAGCTGATACTAATCTGCCTTTAATTTCGCTCATCCAATCACCTAATATTTAGATAAGAGGCAGTATAAAAATATAACGTTTTGACTTTACTAGAAAGATTTAATTAAAAATTCCACTCTTTGTTGGCTTTGACGTAAGATTTCCAATTTCCAATGTCTAAGAAAGGCTCGGTATCGTGATAAGCTATAATATTATATTCGGCTCCTAGCATTTCTCTAAAAACGTTATTCACGACATCCTTCCCGACGGCGCAGAACAATTTGTAGAAGTCTTCGTTTGTAACATAAAATATGGGGAGAATGCCACCAGAATCTACCACTCTTTTAACGTTTAATTCGGACAGAGCTGGTTTTTCTTTAATTAATGTAACAAGTCCTGATAAATCCTCGACATATCCAACTGGTATTTTTATATTGTCATTAACTGTTATGGAAATATCTCCTTTTTGGAGGAAATGATTCATAGTCAAATCATATATATCTGTTGATGCCAATGTGTCCCCATAATAAATTAGAGATGGAAGTTTGATGAGTCCCTGTGACCATGCCATCTTCAATTCGCCAGCAGTACCCAAAGGATGATCCGATAATGAATATTTTATATCTACTCCAAATCTACTTCCATTTCCAAAATAGTTAATAACCTGCTTGCCCTTCCTCCGATTGAGACAGAAGACGAATTCTTCAATATCAAAATCGAGACAGTGATTAATTATGTGCTGACCTACAGGTTTTTGATCATCGCCTATTGGTAACATTATTTTTGGAATAACATCTGAAAAAGGATAAAGTCGCGAGCCGAGTCCAGCAGCAAGTATCACAGCCTGCATCTAACTTATTCCTCTTCTTTAGATTTCTTTTTGGCGACCTTTCTTTTTCTTTTTTCGAGAGTTGTAATTCTCTTCTCAAGTTCGGCAATTACAGCAATTTTTCTCTTCTGTTCGGAAAGAAGTTCAACAAGTTCGTTTATTCTCTCTGCTGATTCGTCCACTCTTTGAGATAGTTTTACCATTTCACTATGTAATGCGAAAGCCACTCTTGAAAATTCTTTTTTAGTTCCTCTTCTCACTTTGAATCGATTAGACATACTTTATAATTTATCTTAGGATATATTTAAACCTTCCGTTTTTTACAAAACAACAAGAAATAAAAGAACGAAAAGTTTAATAAATAGAAGCATTATTGAATAATATATGTCGAGAAATCCAAGGAAATATTTACCTGACGACAGATATTGTGAGTATGTCTATCCCCCAGATCATGTTAGAGCAGGAGAGCGATGTAGAGCAGTAAAAATGAGGGGGAGTAAATATTGTTATTATCATCAGCCAGATAAAGAAAAGGTATTAAAACAACTTGCCGAGGCGCGAGAGAATATTGGTAAAAGAAATGTGAAACACGGTATTTATTCAAAAACGGGTAGGAAATGTGATAATTGTAGTTTGGCAGACGTGTGTAAATATTATGAGAAGGGGAAAAATGTCTGTGATTTCGACCTGAATCCCAACGTAGATTTAGCCTCGTTAGAGAGTATTAGAAAATTTGTTGAAGAATTGGTGCAATCTGAGATGAAAAGATACAGGAAACTCGAACCCTATTTCATGGTCGATGGAGATATCAATATGGAACTACACGACCTCAGTTCGAGAGTAGCAAAAAGGCTTTCGGCAGTTCTAAAGGATTATTCAGCAATAATGGGCGAATACCAGAAAAGAAGAAAAATATCGGGATGGAAGGATGTCCTCCTATCTTAATATTCTTTTTTATATTCTTCCAAATAATATTTTTCATATTGCTCTTTGTGTTGCATTATCTCCGTTTTTATATCTTTTACAAAATTATTAATAATCTTATTTATAATTTTATTTATTGCTCTCTCTTCTTCACGGAAATCTCTAGAATCGTCGTTAAGAATCCGAGGGTTCTTTTGGGAGAATATTAAAAAATCTTCACCAAATTTTGCCTTTATAATTATATCCTCTAAATCTCTAAGTTCTTCATCACATAAAAAAGAAATTCTATAATCTCTCTTTAAATATTTTAAATATTTTAAAAAAATCATATCAAGACATTCAATAAAATAATTCAACATCTTCTTTATAAATTGTTCCTCTAATTTTGGTTGTAATCGCTCTTTCTCTCTCTTTAATTGCTCTCTCTCTCCCCTTAATTTTTCAATTTCTTCCCATAATTTGCTTCTCTTTTGATATAATACTTTGAGTTCGCCCTCAGCTAGTTGAAGTTTCTTCTCAAGACTTAATTCTCTCTTCTCAACAGATTTTAATCGTTTTAAAAGTTTTTTATCTTTTATAAGATTGTTCAATTCTTTCTTTATTTTTAAAATTTTTTGTTGATATATTCGATCTTTTTTTATTTTCTCCCACAAATCAATAATTTCATATTTATCAATTTTCCCACTAAATTTATTCATCACATTTTCAAAGGAAAGATTTTCTACGAAAATTGCTTTTTCAAGAGCCGCTAGTAAAATATCTTCTTGTATCATAATATTCTCTCCATTAATCGTTCTACAATTATTTGCTTTCGGTCGCTTCTAAATTTAACAATTACATTAGAAGGGAAATTTGATGTGTAAAGTTTCTTCTCAGAATAGGCTAACCAAGGAACGGTCGTCCCCGTTCTTATCCCCCATCTAAATTTTCTTATAGGATATTTGCCTCGTGAAACAGCTAGAATTGGAAAGTTTCTTTTATAAGCTAAATGAATATGTGCTAATGCCACAAAATCAAGATTCTCAAAAATCCCGAACGCTCTCTTAAGATAATAATCTGGAGTTGAAGAATTTCCCGTTCCATGTGCAACATATCCATTATAATAAATATCGCCCACCTTCAATTGAAGAATAAGCCCGCGCTCTGGTTCAGCTAGAATACATCTTGGACTTTCTTTAATTATTTTATCATCTACAATAGGAATACCTGAGAATCCATATTCTTCTAAATCCCTAGTTATTCTAAGTTCGTGATTTCCCACAACTCTTGCTATAAATTGATAAAAAATATTCTCCCAGAAATTACAATAAATTTCCGCCTCTTCCCGAATAAGCGTCTCTCGTGTAGAATGTCTTAAATGATTTTTTGGTCTTTTTGAAAGCATTTCCATATCATCCCCCATGCCAATAACTCTAATATAAGGATGTTTTTCAATATATTCTATTTGAGATTGTATAACTTTTTGGGGTATGATGGTTTGATTATAAACGGGATTTCCAATATGATTATCACCATTTAAAACGACCTCAGCAATTCCGTCTGTATTTAATGGAAGTTCAATTCTATGAACTTCAATTGCATCCTCTTTTAGATAATCTTTCCATGTTAATTTCATTAAGTTGACCCTCACTTTATAATTTGAGAATCTCCTATCATTCCTTCTCACTCTATCTGCCCAATTTGGGGCATTTTAACCAAGTTCTATGAGGCGGGGCGGCATATAAAGATTTTCCATTTAAAAAAATATAAAAGAAGATTATTTTACAAAAATTGAATGAAGAGGTCTACAAGCTTCCTCCCATGTTTTTAATGGAGGAAAAGTTGCAATTTTCACCTTCGTTGTTGGTAATCTTTTCTTAAACCAGAAGATTATTCTAACCTTTTCATAACTTGCTTTTTTCATGCTCTCAGTAGTATAATCCTCAAATATATCATCTGGAAGTTTAACAAACTTGCTTGCTAAATATTCCATTGATTTAAATAAAGCTCCCCATCTCAAGGAAATAAGCTCTCTTGGAGTAAAATAAACAAATTTTTTCCAATCATAAAATTTTTTATCCCAATATTTATATTCTTTAATTTCTTTTAATGAGAGCCAATATTGATCAAATATTTCTTCATCTTTTCCTAATATTTCATTTTTTACAGCTAAAGACACATCTTTTGGTATTTCTTTATATTTAGAGGAAGCTATTGGTACTATATGTGAAGTAGTTGTAGTATATTTAGAAGGTTTACTAATTAAATGGAAAAAATATCTATTTGATTCGTTAGGTATCCTACATATATCAATCCATTTCTTACCACGTTTTACTTCTAAAAACCCATCAATTACTATTTCTTTATGAGATACGTCCATTCAATTTCCTCCAAAAAGGGATTGCCTTGGAGACGCCCTTCTCCTCAGCCCGCGACTTTAAAGTTTTCACCCTCATTCTCCGCTTTTTATTTGAATATTTAAAAATTTTATTAACGCTGCTAATATTAAATCGTTTTTAAAAATATTGTATCTAATTTTAATGTTTTCAGAAATATCCGTGCCTCTCTCGACCTCTCCCTCGTCCATAAGTTTGCCATACTTTTTTAGTAAAGATTCGTGCAATTTCTTCCAATTGTCATAAATTTCCTGTGGTGACTTCTCCCAAGATTCCATCATATTATTCGTCCCGTCCTAAACTTATAAAAAGCAATCTTATATTTAAGGATTGTGGTTGAACCACAAATGTCGCGTGGGCGAACCAAGAGGGGGTATCAGGAGAATGCTCCTCTGGCGACAAACCCCTATCACGCAAGACGATAACCCCACACCGTCTCCGCTTGGCTATTGTCCCATTTCGCGTTTGTGGTTATCAATTCTAATTGAAGAAATTCTTATATAAAAACTTTTTCCTTTCAATTTTTTATGATACATAAACTATTTATCAAGAAGATAGGAGAAGTATTTTCTAAATCTTGGCGGGATGTCTGGAGCATCGTCAATAACCCATCCATAGCCTATCCAGTAGGGGGCAATCTGCAACCTTCCTATAATGATTATTTCCGAACTTCCATACATAATCATAATCAACAATCCAAGCCAAAGATGATGGGTGAAATCAAGTAAGCGTTTAATGAAATTTTTCTTCCACTCTTCGTTGAGATTATTAAACCACGATGAATTCTGTATATCTTGATCTAATTGCTTGCCAAAAGCGCGCGCGAAGAAGAATCCAATTAAAGCCCACACGATCTGAACAAATGTAGTTGGAGCAGGAATATTCATTCTAATCGTCCTTAAAATTATTTGCGATTTCTGCCTTTCCCTTTCGATTTGGTCTTGGAACATCCTCCGCGACCTTTATTTGCTCTGCGACCCTTCCCAGAACCGTCCCGTTTTGGACTGCCCTTTCGTGCTTTTTTCATATCTTATATATTTTATTTTCTTTCCTATTAAATGTTTTGTTATTCCCTCAAAGGCTTCATATCAAAATCGTTTGGAATTTTAATTCCCAAAACATCAAGAATTGTGGGAGCCATTTCTAAAGAATGTGCCGTTCTTTCTTCCGCCGATCTCGTATTAGTAGCATAGAATCCGTCTTTATGATTATGGTCGGCATAATTATCGTGCGTTCTCATCAATCCCCCCGTGACGCTTGTCCAATGAATTTCAAAACCGTCTGCTGGTATTGCAAGCATATCAGGCATCCATTTCAAATATTTCCCCTTCCACAATTTCTCTCTCCATTTAAAATCTTTAAAGACATGATTTTGAGATATTGGATCAACAAAGTTAATTAACTCATTAGATATTTTTTTAAGCAGTTCTCTTCTCTCCGAGGTTGATAACAATCCGTCAATTCTATCATCATTTGCTACTATGCCTCCAAGTCCTATCGTCCATAATTTTGTTTTACTAAAATTTATTTTAGGTAATATTACTCCCCCATCAATATATACATTAATAATTCTTCTAATAGAATTATTCAAGGATAATAATCCCCTCCTGTAAAAATAACTATTCATATAAAATCCAGAATTTGTCCTCCTCATACCGTGATCGCATACTACAAAAATTTTTACATCTTCTTTTATATTTTCTTGAACGCTCTTCCATATATTCATACAAGTTCTTCCTACAGAATCATATATTTGTTTTAAATATATTTTTCTTAATGGATCATCTGAATTGAGAAATCTATGTTGAATCCTATCTAACTCTAAGAAGCCTATAATTGCACAATCCCAATCGGACTGTAAAAGAAGATTCTGTGCTATTATTTCTTCGTTCATCAATCTCCGAATGAAGTAGGAAAAGAATTGTTCATCATTCTGTGAGAGAAATTCTTCAGGTCTCCAAAATTGAGAAATTTGAGATTTTATTTGTTCTGGATAACACCAATTCCCTCCTGTAGAATCAAAACTTGATATCATAACTCCATTTATAGGTTTGACGGGATAAGTTAGTGGAATGTTGAATATGACTGATTTCAATCCCTCTCTATCTAAAATATCCCACAAACAGTCCCCTTTAATTAGTCTCGAACCTGCCGAGAACGAATCTACCAGAGAATTTTTTTGATTAATCATGTAGTTACCCGTCTTTCCAGGATTCTTCCCCGTGAAAAATGCTGGCCATCCTATGCTCGTAGTTGCAGGAAGGGGAACTTCTAATTCTCCATATCTACATTCCTCAAATAATTTTGAAAAGAAAATATTATCTCTAGCAACCTCCTTAATTACTGAGAACGTAGCTCCATCCAATCCAAAAACTAGAACTTTAGTCATTATTTTTCCTCCACACGTCTCTTTTAGCATTTTTAGCTAGGAAAATCATAGCCCATAATTGTTTTGTATCTTTTTGAATAATCCCTTGAAGCAATACCTGTCCAGATATTTTAAATTCGTCACATATTAATTTTATTTCATTTAGGGCATCTTCTGGAGATTCGTAGTAATGTTCGTCCTCCTCCTTTGTTTTTATTGGAACTGTATATATCACAACACCATAAAATTTGGCTTTATCAATCATATTTTTAATTACCTTTCTTCGGACGTTCTCATCCAAAAAATGTTCGACCAAACCATCTGAAAAGATGATGGAGAATTTTTCATTCTCTATTTTTTCCAGAGTTCTAGCATCATCATTTATAAGGTTGAATTTGAATTGAGGGAAGTTATTGTGGACTTTTAACAGCATCTCTGGAAGAATATCAACGACTGTAACATTACAACCATAAAGTGCAAAACAAGCCGACCACTTCCCTCCGCCCGATCCCACCTCTAGAACATCATCATATTTTTCAAGCTCTATATAAGTTCTAATTGCTTCAAACCAAGGAGTCTGAATGAAGTTTATGAGACTTTCTGGAGTTTCCTCATAGGTGGCGGGATTCCATCTTTCTCTTATTTTTTCAAGATATTTTGAGGAATCTTCCATATTTTATAATAACGAAACCTTCATATATAAGGATTTTGATTTTTCCGCCTGACCCAAAAAATCTTATCCTTTCAATTAAAAAATAATATAATACCTCGAACTCTTTAGATTTAATTTTAATATTTAATTTTAATTGATCCGTAACATTTAAATATGCGAATTTTTATATATTATATAGTATATGCTCGCGCGTAGGTAGTTGAAACCATAATAATCCTTCTTACTATTATTCCTATAGGAATATTTTAAATGAAGTTTTTAAATCCTCCCTAATTTCTGCTCTTATAAAATTTTTTCACCACCGAAGGTTCTACGGCGACTTCAAGCATCTAATTTTATATCATAATTAGCTAAACTTAGCGTGGTGAAGTCGCCACAGAACCCTCGGTGGATAAAAATTTTTTATTTGACAGCCTTTTAATGAAATATTATAAAAAATTGGAGTATCATCAACTTCTTGAGGAATATTCGTTAAGGAATTTTATTGAGCAAGGAAACTTTTATTAACAAGATATTATGTAAAATATTATGAAAAGATATGAAGAGAACAAGAAAATATACGACGATATCTGTCGATAAAGAGATCAAGGTAATTCTTAATTCCGTCAAGAATAGCTTGGAACTGGAGAGAGAAGAATTCGTTGATATGAATGAGACGATTAAATACCTCCTTGAGCAGACAGGGTGGATCATCTAAGTATATATTTGCCAACGAATTCAATTTTTTGAAATTCTGTTCAATTTTTAATATATTAATTTTTAATATAATTATGTAATATTCTATAAAACAATAGAAGGTTTTATTAGATACTTCAATTATTAACTTTATTTGATACAATTGAAAGGATGTGATAAATAATGGGAAACATTCTTAGAAAACCTTACGCGAGGCAACTATCAAGATTCGTTCATAAGTTCTCTGGAAGTGGATGTCTTAATGCATCATCTACAGTAGATCAGGTGATTACTTATCCAAGAACGGGATATGACTATGCTTGGCTGAGAACTGATCTTTCATTCACGGCGACAGATTCAAGGCTTGTGGAGCTATACATCTCTGGTTCTCGGCAGAATAAGATTTATTCCAATACTGAATCTGGTAACGATCTCATATTGCTCGGAGGATGGGAATACACCATCAATAGATACGATCTTGTCAGACTCAAAGTTGGTGCAGCATCGGGATACGTTCATTATAAAATATTCACAGAGGAAATATAAACTTGGGTGAGGAAATGTGAAGATTTCACGAGTAATCAGGAATGGAAGATACTACCTCATCTTCGATGGCGGAATAGATGTAGGAACCATCTCAACGACGGGAAACGTTACCATCGGTGGAGATCTAACAGTTCAGGGCAATTTCATAGAACAATTAGATGAGTCTCTCCTTGGCGATCTCACTATGGGAACCGCCACACAGGCAGGCGGGGATATCACAGTTTATAAAGATGGCTCTGGAAACAAAGCCTTCTTCCTAGATGCCTCTACGGGTCAGCTTCAGCTTCCGACGACGGGTTCAGGCGGAGGACTCAAGATTGGAGATGTGGAAATATATGAGAGTACTTCTGGTGTTCTTGTTTTAGGCTCTGGCGATAGTTTCGGGGCGACGACATTCAGCGGCGATATCAACGTTGGTGCAAACGCCATTCTTGATCTCGACTATATAAAAGGTAAGGACGCGGGTTCATTTACGATACAGTCCGAATATACAACTGGTGGAGCTACGGGAACCGACATTAAACTTACTGTTCGTGACGTGGACGCCGCAAGCTGGGTCGATGTTATCACTATAAAGGGCGAGCCTACAGGAGCGGGGATTGATCCTTATGTGTTGCTAGGTGGAAATCTGGATATGTCTAATGCTTCCTACGACATTCTCATCCCAGATAATCAAGCAACGGCATTGGAAATAAAGGAAGGAACTAATGCTTACATAACTTTTAATAGCACCGATGGGAGCGAGCGGGTTACCATTAATAAGAACATGACCGCCGCATTAAACTTGACGGTTTCGAGTAGCTTTTACTTAGACGGACAAGCCTTATGGGGACTACAAGCCGATGGTAACAGCCTAACCATAAAAGGAAGAACGGCGTCGGCCGCACAGACAGACACCATAGTAATTCAAACAAGTAACGCATCTCACGGAGTGAACTTCTCCGACAGGATTCATATCGGTGGTGGAGCAGCAACTGTTGATATTGACATCTTAAATGCAAACCTCGACCTCGGCGGGAACCTGCTGAAGACGACAACTTACTATCTGAATGAAGTTGCTGGCGGCATCGGGGTACAGAAAATCTCTGATGATAGTTATGTTACACTCAAAGCTGGTGATTTAAACATTCAGAATGCTGAAAACGCCATAAAGCTCGAAGCTAATGCGGCGAAGATCAAGGCGACAAATACGGATGGCTATTACGCGACTATCTGGGCAAGAGATACAGGCGTCGGTCTTGTTGAGGTTGCAAGATTCGCGGGTGCGGCTGATCCATATTTCAGCATGGGCGGAAGTCAGGAGTTCAAGTTCACAAATGGCGGATTGATGGGTTTATTCGGCGCAACTCCTGTAGCACAGCAGGCACATATAGCTGACGCGGATGGAACTTTGGCAGACATCACGACGAAGTTTAATTCATTACTTGACAAATTAGAAGCATATGGATTGTTAGCAACTTCGTAGGTGATCTAATGCTCGTAAGACGAGAACCAGACTTGAAGGCAAATCCAAATGCACCATTTGAGATCCGACTCGATTCCAAGCCATTCCTTGAGTCCACTCTAAAAGGTCTGCCTAAGATCTCTGGTATTCTCAAGTACATCAAATACGCCTTTGTTGTCATAGACAGAAGAGAGAATAAAGTATTAGTGTGGAAATTCGGAAATAAAATAACTCAAGTCTCTAAGTATTTCGATATTGCCTGCAAGCGCAGACTTGGAATGACGGCAAAACAGATATACGAAAGGAATTGGAACCTTCGCAAGCGGGGCAAGAGAAATAGAAAATTCTTAAAGCGACGATTGGAGGCAATTTCCTTTTAATTTTTTATAGATATATTTAAATACTTGATTGAATATGAAATAGGTGAGAAATAAATGATAAAATGTAGATGTGGGAGCATCACTTTCAGACTTTATTATTACACTCCCACTTCCATAATGCTTGTCTGCTCTGAATGTGGAACACAATACAGACGAATTGGTGTTATTCCCTTTCCATTAGAAATTCAAGGTATATCAACTCCAAAAGTTACAAAAGAATTAAAATTTAATGAGTCGGACATAGCAATTACCATAGCTAAATTGGAGGACAAAATAGACAAAATTGCAGAGAAGGTAGAAATGGAGAAGTGATTTAATGAGCAAAAAGAAAACAAAAGAGAAAATAAAAGAGGAAGTTTCTGAGGTTGAGGAGGAGAAGGAGATAAAAGAAATTTCTCTCTCCAAAAAAGAAATAAAGAAGATTGAACTTTCAATTAAAAGCAGAGAAAGATATATGAAGGATTTGGGGCAGTTGTATATGTCCCGTCTAAGTCTAATACAGAATTTGAATTTGAGGGAGCAACAAGTTCTCTCTCAATTAAATAAGGCAAATGGAAAGTATGCTCTGTTAATTTCAAATTACAAATTCAAATACGGCTTGGATGATGATGAAAACTGGTTCTACAGAGACGGGAAGTTGGTTAAGGGAGAAGAGAGAGTTTTCTAATTTCGTCGATATGATTTCAAGAGATGATCAATCACCTCGCTTAAATCCACGAAGCGATTATATCTCATCTCCAAATCTTTTTTAATATCTCCAAGTTCCCTTCTCGACTTGAGACTGATTGCAATTGTAGTTTTCTTTTCTTTCAATTTTATCTTGTAATAAGAATCTCCCCTCTTTTATAAAAGTTTCCATTTGTGTTATTTTTCATTAAAATTTTGTGGTTATAACCAATAAACTTATTAACTCCTTTGCCCGTATTTTAGGAGTATGTCGTCGATGGATTTTATAAATTGTATGAAAAGCCTAATCAACATCCCCATTAAATTGCATTTTTGGCTTGGAGGAAGGGAGAATTCAATAGATGATGATCAAGTTTATGAATTCGTAGGAAAAATTAAAAGCATTGAGAGAGGAATAATAAAATTTGAACACATTTTTAAACATTCGAAGGATATGGGAATTATTGAAACATACTTGAATATGAATTTTATAGTGATATGGTCTATTGATTTATTATCAGAAAATTACGATTTGACGAAATTGATTGTGAAATGCCCCCACTGCAAGAAGCCTCTCCGAATTGATAGAGCTAGGGGATAGTTCTATATGAATAGATGTCGGCACGATACTGTTTATCAAATTCTTCGCGAACTTCTTTTAAGCGATGGAATTAAAAAACACGACATATTTACCAAACTTAAATTGAATTATCAGTGGGGGAACAAATTCCTCAGACTTCTATATGATAATGGATTGATAATATCGCTGGGAGAGTTTAATAAAAAACACACCAGATATGATATAACTCCAGAAGGGGCATTATGGTTAAATTTTTACACACAAATAGAGGAAATGATGTAATCTATTTTTGACTTGGTTATTTTGGTTATTTTATTCATCATAATTTTGAATTCTTGATTATTTTAATTGCCATAAATTAACTTAACTATCGTATCCTTTTCTACTGTTTCTGGAGACAAATCTATATCACATTCTTCCTTACTATCGACCATCTCTGCCCCCGCCAATTTTAGTATCTCATTAAGACTGATACTATCTACATAGAAATTAAAAAGATAATTTCTAGCATTTTCTGCAAAATTGTTTGCAGAGCTTGTTATTGAATTGCCTAAATAAGTTTCTGCAAAATAAAATCTGCACTCATCTGGATTTGTTACGACAAGCCCCAATATTTTTTGCCTATTATTCATCCTAGATTTGGCAATTGATATTACATTATTTGGATTGACCATATAATTTTTTACAAATCCATTCGCCTCATCCTGGGCGACAATTATCTTGAATGGAACTTCTATTTCTCTGTCATAATTGAAATAATTAACGAATAATACGTTTCTTCCGAATTTTTGATTTTTGATGTAGAACAGTTCCGATGCGCCCTTGCTTGCGTCCGTCATATCTCCAGAAAATAAAATATCTCTGTCTTCCGATCTGTAAAGTCCATCCCATCCAATCTTTCTATCATCGCCAATCAAAGATAGGTCGAGATCAATTCTAACTCCTCTGACATTATCCCAATAAATGCCAAATATCATATCTTTAGGAACAGAAATGTATGTCCCAGAAGGGAACTCCCCCGTAAATTGCTTCTCAGTAGTGGGGAGAGCATAATTTATATTCTGAGGAATGTAGATTTTCTTTCCCCTTACATTATTTCTTATATCATTTATTATTGAATCTTCTACAATGTGATAAATATCTTCTGCGACATTTTTAGGTTCAAAAGAGAATTTTGTAGCATAGCCCCTTCCGTTTCTCACCTTATAGAGAATAGAATTAACATCTTTCATTCTGTATTTTAAAGCGTAAGCCAGCCTAATTTTTCTAAAAATGTTGACTCTTGCCAATTCAAATTTTAATTTTCTCTCATCAATAGTTCCATCTTTAATTCTTGCAGTAACTTCGTTAAGATAATCCTCCCTCATTGGTTGGTGGTATTTTTTAGCCAATTTTCTTATTTTGTTGATATAGTTATTTATTTGACTGTTTGATTTAAGAGCCAAAAAGAGAGGTTTGAATCTATAGAAAATAGTTGCGAGATTCTCAAGTCCGTATTGATTTTTATATTGAGCAAATAGTCTCGTTACACTTAATTTATTTGCCTCTTTTATCTTGTTTATTGTAACCTTGTTTTTTATTAGAAGAGAACTATTTGTCATTTTGAATACAATATATCTCAAAAACTCTGTGGGACGCTCAGGGACTATTCCCAAATAATCATAAAATGTTATTTTTGTCTCTCGATTTTTAATTTTTTCAATATCCTTTTCAGTTACACCTATAAATATAGAAATATTAACTATATCCTTTATTGTTTTTTCCTCTAAGGCGATTCCCGTCTGGAGCAAATCAAAAATTTTCTTCCTCAATTCGTCTTTGGTGTATCCTCTGATGACCACAAAGTTGAATCCTTCAATAGCTTCTGGAATATTTAATTCCTCTCTTGGAATATATATGGAAGATTCATCATATATGCCTAAGCGTTCAAATCCATAAGTTGTAAAGTAATGAACTAATTGCTCCATAACCAACTGCTCAATATTTGCCTCCGCAACCTTCTTCCAAGATTTGTGAAAGGAGGCGTTCATCTGTTCTCCAGTTAGACCAATCTCTTCTTCGATGATCTCAATTAATTCATCATAATTTGAGTAATTAAAAACGACCTCTGGAGAGAGAATAAATCCTCTCTTTAATATTTTCTTCAGCAGTTCCTCGGTTGGTTTCCTATACTTCTTATACTTTATGGGAACTGCTTTAAACAATCTTACTGTCGATTTTATTGTTTCTTTCATTCGTCTCTCTCCAGAGGACGGGCGGGAGGTAATTATCGTAGCCGATTAAGCTTTAATAGGAACCTCCTTTGCCCAAGAATAGAAGAAGCCACCTAATATAAAAAGATTTCGGTTATTTGTTATTTGCCTGTTTTAGAAAAAAATGATAGATTATAGCTACCGAGAGCCGTAAGCGCGTATTTATTCCCCTCGCCATTATATTTTTTCTCTATCAATCCGAGTTCCTTCCCCTCCTTAATTCCCCTCGAAACGGTTTTCGTGGACATCCCTGTTTGGTTTGTTAGATCGGTAAAGGATAATGTTTGAGTTTTTAAGGCGTTTAGAGTATTAGAACCTCTCTTTGATGTAATGTAGTCGATAACAGGTTCTGACCATGAATATGTATATTGTAAAGGAACATATTTTGGCGGAGCAATAGGAATATATTGCCAATTTCTTTCTCGCTCTTCGTGTCTTTTATATTTATTTTTCTCTTTCTCAGTTCTAGTGACTAATATATGAATACATTCCTCGTCTAATGTAGTAAATTCCCCGACCATTTTCCCATCATCAAATATATATGTTTCAGTATTCTTTCCCTCAAACACCAAAGTTCCATTCATATTTGTCAATTTTCTTAGGAAGTCAAACACGCGTGCTTTTACTACATCCATTTTTATTTCATACATTTCTGGAAGTTCCTTTTTAAGAATATCAGAGTAGTTTTTTATTACTGTTTTTGAAAGAGCCATCCAAGATTCTGGACTATCAAACATCTCTAGCCCTACAACTCCGCCCAAATCGAGAATCACAAGCCCCACTTGCATTAAGTGATCTGCTGGAATATTCTTTAGATACTCCTCTATATCATCTTTAAATTTGTTTATCTCCTCCATCGTTCCCGCCAAATCGTCCCATCTTTGAATTGAAATATTATAATTGTTTTTCACAGTAGTTGAAAATGTGGATATGGAATTCCACACGTAACCTTGATCATAGTTTAAGGTAGATTCTATCTGTCGAGGAACATATCCAGTATGGGACAGAGCAACTCCACCAGTAATTCCCTTGGAAGCGAATATGCATCTAACTTCTGGTTGAGATACTGTATTTGGAGCTACCACGACACTCGCAGAAAATGCTCGACTCTGTGTTTTCCCCTTTAACATAGTTCCCCGTCGAAGGAAAACGTTTTTGTCAGATTTATTATCAACCTTAACTTTGGATATACTGCCACTATCCAAAATTCTTACCTGATCGGGAACCTCTTCGAGGAGGACGTAATCTCTCCCCTCTTTTATATGTTTTCGGAGAATTGGAACGGCAACCCCCATTGCCCTATTGTGCAATCTCCAAGGTTCGCCCAACTCTACTTCAAACAGTTCTGGTATTTTCATACTTTACCATCAAGTAAAGTCCTTTATAAATGTTTCTATTTATTTTAATCTATATGATTTTTTCGGCGCAAATCCAAATGTATTCGCGTTGCCCCTCAGTAGTATATTCTAATACTTTAAAATTTAAAACTTTGAACATTCCTAATATGATATTTGTCGGATAGAAACGAACCGCTCCCCTTACTAACTTTGTATTTTCCGTTGAAAGTAGAAATCTTCCCCCGTTCTTGAGATAATGCCACGCTCGATATATGAAATTCTCATCAAAAACGAGATGTTGTAAAATTTCCCCCGCAATAATAGCATCAAATTCCCCCACCCAGTTCCGCTTTAAATCGCTTGAGTCAATTCCGTCCAAATTCGCTCCAACATATTCGATCTTTGAATTTTTATTTTTTATTTTTTCGATTACGATGGGGAAATCTACTGCTGTACAATCATAACCAAAACTTGCAATCCAATTGATGGCTTCTCCAGAACTACATCCCATCTCCATAATCTTTGCTGGTGGCGGAGGGAGACGATCTTTGAACCACTTATATCTCTTAAATTTTGGCTTACCCTCTCTCCCAACCTTAAATGCCTCTTGCATTTTATTCCACCATTTTATGTTCATTTCTTCCCCACGTTCTCTCTCTTATGCATAACCTTTAAATATTATTCCGCCGTGATTTTTGTGTTTATTAATCCACTCTAGGAGAAGTGTTGCGTTTTTTGAATTCTCATCCCTTATTATATAAAGAGGAAATGTCGCATCAAGACACTCAGCAGCCTCTTCTTGTTTAAGTTCAAAAAGCAAATCTCTCATCTTAACACATTTGATACATTCAAGAACCCAACTAACCATCATATCACCTCCATTAATTCTCTCAGCCCCTCTTTTAAAGAAACAGTAGGACACCATCCAAGATATTTCTTGGCTTTTTTGATATTAGGCAATCTCCTCCTCGGGTCATTTGGAATAGCGGGGAGGGATCGAATGTTTGATTTACTATCGCTCATTTTAATCATCATTTGTGCCAATTCATATATCGAAATCTCGTCCGTACTTCCAATATTAAATGCTTCACCGCTTATATGATTTGCGCTCAATATTCTTATCAAAGCGTCTATTAAATCATCAATATAGAGGAACGATCTGGTCTGTTTCCCGTCTCCATAAATCATCAAATTCTGCTCCCATTTAATGGCATTTAAAAAGTTTGGGATCACCCTCCCATCATCATCTCTCATATATGATCCGTAAGTATTGTGAATTCGTGCTATTCTCACATCAACATTATATTTTCGATGGTAAATCATAGCTATAGTTTCAGCCACGCGCTTCCCTTCGGAATAGCAGGCTCTCAAACTTAGAGGGTTTACATTGCCATTATAATTCTCATTTACTGGAAAAACATCACCATCTGGATTGCCATATATCTCGCTACTGCTTCCGAGAAGATAAATCGCATTATTTCTCCTCGCCATTTCTAAGAGATTGAAACTTCCTAAAGTTAGAGATTTCACAATTTCAAGAGAATTCTTCTCAAAAAACTTCGGAGATGCCAGAGTTGCAAGATTGACTATCACATCTATTCCTAAAAGTGAGAAATCTTTGATTATTTCAGGATTGCATATATCATAATAGAAAGCACTAAAATTTGGATTAAATTTGAACTCTTCAATATTTTTCCAAGTTCCCGAAGAAAAATTGTCTATAACTACTACAGTAGCATTTCTTTCCAATAATGTTTTACATAAATGTCTCCCTATAAATCCTGCCCCGCCACACACAAATATGTTTTTGCCCTCAAAACTTGTCCCTTCAAAACTTGTCTGCCGATTCATTTTCAATCTATTTGTAATTGGAGAAGAAATATTTAAATCTATCTATCGTGCGTGTTTTTCGTTAATAGCGAAACTATTTAAAGTCGAGCGACCCATCATTTTTTACATATATTTTTAGTAAAGTACTATTTAAGTAGTTTACTTTTTCTATATGCTTTTTCTATATGCGAGAACGAGGAAGAAGTGGAAGTCCTCTCCAATCCATTTCGCTCATCTCCCAAAAGAATTACTCTTCTCTGGGATTTTATAATGGAATATTTTGGCAAAAATTATTGCTTTCTCTAGTACATCCAAAGCCTTCTCATCTCTCGCGTCCTCCATATGTGAATACAAATGATTTATTATTGGTTTACAATAATCCTCCAAAAGGCGAATAATATAAGAATCATATACAAGAGCTTCAAAATTTCTCTTTACAAATGTTTCAAAAGAACAACTAAATGGTGCGGTAGAAATATATATAGCGCGTCTTAAATGAGCTACATCCAACTCCCCATTTGGTAATAAGCCGAGTCTGATGGCAAATCAACCATTTTATACATCATTCCATTTCTTTTCCATCAAAGAAAACGTTTTGCAATTTCTCCACCATTGAACATCAACATCCCAATAATAAAGATCACCATTCCTCGTCTCAAAGAAAATTGGTGCTTGAGATGTTTTTGTCTCCCGTCTAAATAATTTTTTAAGAAAGCCGAACACCACGATCGCCGTATGTTACCCAACATTAAGGTCATATTTAAGGGTTGTGGTCCCGTTTGAACAGATTTGTTCCCACCAATCATAGGGTTTTTCTCCATACCACGATGCCTCAAATTCCCAACATTTATTTCTATTGCTAAAAAATTGCCAAAGTCCCCAGATGATAGAAGTCCATATAAGGAGGAAAATTAACATTTCATTTCATTTCATCATTTTGGGAGAGACAGGAAGCCCCAAGAATGTTTGGGGGGATTTCTTGGGATGGGGAGAATGATACTCCTATGGTGGGACTCAAGGTTGCCCCCTCACCCACACCCTTAACTTCCCTTTCGTAGTTCCCCAACTACAGCGTCTCTCCCGCTCCAGGAGCAGAAATGTTATAACAGAAGAGATATATAAATGTTGCTCTGCCTTATTTTTAAATGGGCAGGGGCAGAAAAAATCGATCTCTCTTCTTAATGAGAATTGAGCCATCTGGATGAATGATAAACCAAATGACCTCTTTCCCCTGCGCGTCCGCTTTCCAACCAGTCCAGCAGGCTCCAGATTTAATGTGAGATGTTGAATGACAATGATAACACTCTTTAAAACGCATCCCTTTATATTCTGGGGGATATTCCGATACAACTATGACATAAACAACATCAGCATCATTTGCAATTTTCAAATTTCTCTCTTTATATCCTCCGTTCCATCTACGAATTTTTGGATAATGAATAATTTTATTTTCTCCTATCTTATTTGCTATTTTATCTGCCCACTCTTCCGCCCAAATATCAACTCCTCCAAGATGGCATCCTCCAGACACTAAAACGTCTTTTTTAGTAAGTAATCTCTTAATAAGATTCTTTGTAGCCTCTCCAGTTATTGACGTGAATTTGTCTCTCGCGCTACCAATAATTGCTTTTTTCATTATTCTTCTCTTCCAAATTTCTTAAATGAGCGTTAAGCTCACATTCTACCTCTTTACCATAAGGGCATTTATGGCTCTTAATCACATCTGGATTGACACAAAAAATAATAATTTCCCTCCCCTCATAGTATTCTCCCTCCAAATATTTACATCTCATCCTTCCCTTCTCACCTCCTATTTTTCTTTCAAAAAACGTTTTTGTCTTCTCTATAAAGAGCATTACATTCACTACAAATATAGAATTTTGGATATTTTTTAAATTCAAGTGCAGTTAATAGGCGATAAAGCTTGCCTCCACATTTCCTACAACACATTTTCATATCTCTCTCTCGTTTTTCACATAGAAATTTCCACATTGCCCTGACAAAAAATGTTGGTGCGTAGAGCGACAGGGCATGAGTCTCGCCCTGAAGATTGCTTACCTCCCCCGCTCAGGGGAACGCCACGACGGGTAAGCCATGCCTCCGCGACCGAGGACACTACGCGCCAAATTATAGTTATATATGAGAACTATTTAAGTCTTTCGGCTTTCTCCGCGATCCAAGCGTTCCAATATTCCCGCCACTTATCACCGTATATACGTTGATAGTCATCTGGTGTGGGTTCTCGTCTCTCGACTTCACTCCATGATTTTTCATCAATATCCCAGAATCTACCAAATTCGATGGGGGGTTCATAACTCCTATTTCCGAGGAATAGATGATCGGACTCCATGATTAACTTATGCAGTTTCCTCTGACACTCTTCGCATGGCGTGAAGTGTTGTCCTAAGAAGCGAAGAAAAAACCGATACCTACCC